AGTAGATTCTCCTTAGATCTTGAGTTCTCGAATGAGTTTTACAACTTCATTTTTGAGATACTTCTGCACTTTGTTGTCTTCGCCCGCTTCCTTGGCTACCTCTAACAGTCTATGACCGTACTTCATGTTCATGAGACTTTCATATATTGCTTTAGGGTATGCATTGGGTGCGCTGGGTTGAGCAACCACATCTATAGTGACTATTTCGAAGTCACTTACATGTCCTGTTCTGTCGTCGACGTTGCCGCTGCCACGACTTGAAACTCCTAATTTCACACCAGATGTCAACAACGTCTTGATCAACTCGCCCATGGGGGTTGGTAAAATCTTTAGTTTGCCACATCCAGCATCGCCATCCATCCACATACCCTCAACGCTGTGACACACACGGTCTAGATTAATTTTCAAATCATCCGGGTGATCCACTTCACCTAACACTGAGTTACCGCTTTTGATTTGCTCATTAATTGTGTTAACTGCCTTGCTGATTTCGTGCATTGGATAAACGCGGTCATTTGCATTGCGCTTGTTGCCTTCAATACAAATACCTTTTAAATAGAGGTGCTTACCTTGGCCATCAGGTCCTGATTCTTCTAGAACCTGGATGTTGGCTTGATTAAAAGTAAGTTGTTCTCTTAGCGTTTTCATGTATTAACTGCGAGCAACTGGGCTCTTTGTGTTAACGCCTGTTGCTTGTGCCAAGTGTGGCTTGGTTGCTGGGCTTGGTTTTTGCGAACCTTGTGCTGGTGTATTACCAACTTTGCCAATCAACTCTTTAGTTTGGTTGCTGTAAGCGCCGGCTGCATCATGCTTGCCGCCACCTTCGCCACCAGCGTGTACTGGCTTGACTGTGTTACCAATTGGGCCTTTTGCGCCAGCATTAGCTGCCACAGTAGATTTCTTGTTAACTCCGCCTTCTTCAGATGTAACTGGCTTTGGAGCGGCTTTCAATGAAATTGCTTCCATCATTTCGCCTGTGTCATCCATTTCAATAGCGTCGCCACCTTCATCTGGACCAAATCCGTCGCCGTCACCCATGTCGTCACCGCCCATTAGGTCTTCAAATTCGGCCATTAACTGGTCCAATTTGTCTTCTAAATTAAGGATGTCGTCTTTAGATGCTGGCTCGCCACCACCTTCGTCATGCATGTCTTCAATGTCATGAGTAAGATCATCACCGGCTTCTTCAGCGCCGTCATCAAACTCTGCGTCTGATTCTTCGCCTTCCATGCTCATGTCTTGCTCTTCATCGGCTTCGATGTTGTCAATCAAGTTGTCACTAGCGTCACCGCCCATGGCGTCTTCATCAAGGTCTTCTTCTTCGGACTCGTCAAGTTCTTCCTCAGCAGACTCGTCAAGGTCTTCTTCGGCTTCTTCTTGCATCAAGTTCTCGTAAATCTCACGACTCTTGGCCACAACGATGTCATGGAAAAGTTCGCGAGCTTTTGCTTCTTCATCATTGATCACGTATTCGATCAATTGTTCAAATCTGTTCATAAGGAAACTCCTATAGGTTAAAGTGTAATGCTATTTACACACTAGGAGAAAAAGACGCGGTTTATGGGGTCAAAATGACGATAAATTACATCGCCGGTGCTTCTGGGGCAGGTGCATACTGTTGACGCACCAATTTGAGTTTTTCTTTGTATTCAACTGTGCGTACATCATTCATCTTGCGCAGTTTGTTCAACTGACGTAGAGTTAGATGCGTTTTACGCAGATCGCCCAGTTGTGTTTGGCTGTTGTCTTGTGCTAGATCCTGATAGGCTTCAGGATCTTTGTGCCAAAATTCATTTAATATCATATGAATATTTATGCTGGAGGGGCGCCTGCGCCACCTACGCCTCCGGGCACTACAGGACCACCAGGTGCTGATCCCACTTCAGGAGTACCCACGCCTGCTGGCTCCATTTGCCCGATTTCTTCGCCAGTCTCAATGTCCGTTTGCATAGCACCTGGACTAATGCCCACAGCACGTAGATCACTACCAGCAACCTTGAGTTCTGGATTGTCACGTTCTTCGCGCCACATGTCTTCGTTGTCTTTGATTTCACCTTCGGTCAAGCCCAAGAATCGTTCAAGCAAAAAGCGTTTTGACATATAAGGCAAGGGTTCCAACTGCATAAACGCTTGTATGCGTGTGTTATCCAGTTCACTTTGACGATAACTGGCAAAGTTTTGAGGCGCATTAAAGCCCAGACTAAACAGTCCCGAGTCTATGTTAAACCCACGCCACTTCAAGAACATCTTGAATTCGTCGTCAAGTTTTTGTGCAATCAAGGCCTGTAAACGTTCACAATACTGGTTGAATCTGTACTCTTGTATAAGGGCTGTGCCTACTTTTCCGTCGCTTAAAGCACGGTCTGAGTCGTCTGGACCAGTGGGCAAATAACTGCTAGGCACACGCAAACCACGTGCCATTTTGTTGTTAAAGTACTTTAAATCGTCAATTTCGCCTAGATTTGCGCCACCTTGGAGCACATCTACTGAACTGCCGCGACCGTCTTGTCCTTGGGGAAAGAAGTAATCTTCGTTGATGCTTAACGGATTATAACTTGAATCCATCATGTTTTGTCCGCCACCTGTCATGGTAGGGATTCTACGTTGATGCATTTCATTTTTAACACGTTCCACAAACTGCATGGCCAAGTGGCTAGGCATGTTGCCCACGTCAATTTTAAACACTCTGCGCTCAGGAGCACGACTCACACGATAGATAAGAATAGCATCTTCCAGCAGTTCTTTCTGTTTGTAAACTTTGTAAATTTGTTCTAGTATACTACGTCCAAAAGGCCAGAACACATCCAAGCCTTCGTTCAAACTGCAATGCACCACGTGCTTGGCATCTATTGTGGCTTCGTTCATGGCCTGCATAAAGCGACTGTTGCCCACGCCACCACCTGTGCCTCCGTTGGGCATGGTGTAGTTACTACTGCCTGATATGGTACCTGTTACAGGATTAGTCATGTAGTCTGTAGTGGTCTTGGCTGCCACAGTCATGTTTTGAAAGTTGGGGTTGATGTCACGAATCACATACTGCTCAGGACGTTTGCCTTCTGATTCGTTCACAATAATACGCATGATCTTGCTCATGTCAACCCAGTACATTTCAAATGTTTCTGGATCACGCACAAACACTTGATCGCCATACTTGATGGTGTTGCGAAACAGTTTAAAAATGCGTTGGTCTAGTTTGTTTAGTTTGACCCACTGTTGCATCTGCTTCTTGATAATCTCAATTTCGTGATCAGTAGGCTTGTCGTTGTATTTTACATCAAACGGTGTGCCGTTTGTTTCACTCAGTTGTGTGGAGAACTCAGCAATGATGTCTAGACAGGCATTGACTTCTGAGTCCATGTCCATGTTTTCGTACTGGTTGTAACGTTCCACACGATTTGGGTGTCCAGAGTAAACTTCTGGTAAGCGTGATGCATAGTTGCGAAACACAAAGTCTGCTTGTGTTGAACCGCCGTTGCCATCGTTCCGGGGGTAGTTTGGTAAACCAAATTGGTTTGATCCCGAAATAGGACTTTGTACTCCAGAGTTGTCTGCAACCTTGAAATACTTGCGCCAGGAACCTTGTTGTTTATCTGCCATAGTAGTTTATTTACCGTGTTTATGATTGCATACGCAACATCTTGCTGGAGATATCATTACCGTTCTTTTGTGCTCGAACCAATTCATCTAGTATGTCCACTTGTTTGCCCATCATTGATGCCATGTTTTCAAATAGTTTTACAAAATTTCCGCCACCGTTGTTTAAGGGAATCACTGCTTCTTCGCCGTGTAGTGTGGCTGGGTATCCACTGTTGGGCCCAACTGCTACTCCACCATCACTGAGTTTTATATCTCCGCCTTCATTGGCGGCCACACTAAAGTGCATGGCATCCTTGATCGATGCCCAGTTGCCGCCCCAGCCCAGACCCATTTGTCTTGCAATGGTAGAAATGTTTTCTGGCAGATCAGTAATGAGTTGTCCTCCCATGGGATTTGATCCTGGGTTGATATCAATTGCTCCGCCGTGTGCATGGACACTTTTTACTCCGGGTTTGCCTCGAACATCACGATCAACATAGCCACCGAGACTGTTGATTTCATAACCGATTGAATCAAGATAATCAATCAAGCCCTGGAATCGTGGTGCATATTCTGCATTGACTTCTGCCGATTTACCAGTTTTGCTACGCACAGTTGCCAGCTTAGGAGGACCTTTAAGTCCTTGCCCGCCACTGCCCACCGCCTCGTGCGGCTCAGGGCCCTTGAGTCCCAATCCTCCACCACCGCCAAATCCGCCGCCCATGGCTCCTCCACCACCGCCAAATCCGCCGCCCATGGATCTTGACGCTACTGCACTTTTACGGAAGGCTGCGGCTGCCTCAGCACCAACTGATTTTTCAATTATCTGTGCTGTTTCTTCCAGTGCTTTGTTTTGTTCTTCCAACAAGTCAACTTCTTGTTCCATCAAGTCTGTTTTTAACTTGATGTACTTTGCATTGAGGTTGTTGAAATCTCTAGTGCGCTTGACATCTACGTCTGTGAGTTTGGTCAGCGTTTCTGTGTCTTTCAACATCCGCTTGACATAGTTGCCCATGTCATCTTGATAGCCTTCAGTTTCTTTCACTGTGTTGAGCGAACTGCCTGTGCTGGCCGAGTTCAACAAATCTTCAATACCACTCATTTTGTTGGCGCCGCTCAATTTGTCCATGGGAATAATGGCTTCTGTACCGTGCATTAGCACAGGATATCCTGATGTTGGGCCTTTAAACACACCGCCATCTGCACCGCTCAACTGACCAAAGTCCATGCCTTGTTCCGTGGTCAATGGTTCATTGGTCATGATTTTTTCTGCGCCGGGGCCATGATCATGTGCTAAATTGTACAATGCTTCAGCAGCCGCCACACTGGCCCGAGCCACTTTCTCCATGGCTTTTTGTGCAGGAGTAATGCCTTCTGATATGAAGTTGGTCATGGCAATGTTGGCATTGATCTGAGTTTGAATTAATTTTGTTTGACCTTCTAACCATTCGTCTTCTGCTTTGCCGCCTTCGACACCTTGAGCCAATTGATCTTTATGGATCTTGTCCATTTGCTTTTCAAAGCCTTGCTCACCAGCAATTTGTAATTTCCTACTGGCGGCAAAATCCAACAAGAAACTGTTGGCTATATTCAACTTTCCATAGGCCACGCCCAAGGTATCATTGGTTCGGCCTATAGAATTGGCAAAACTCTGCATGCCTTGGATGGGGTTTTTGGTTCCTGCAATTACTTCCTGTATGTCGCGCAGGGCTTGTCCTTGAGTGCTTTGATACAGTTTTTGTGCATCTTCATTGACTAGATTTCCAGTGGCCAGGGCCTTGACACTCTTGCCCAGTTCAGGGGTCACTGCATTGGCCATGTCAAACAGGTCCATAAGACGTTTTGCCCCGTCCTTATCACCTTTCAATTGCAATTCTCTGACCGTGGCAGCAAACTGTTGATCCAGCAGGGCATCTTCACGTGCTTTTTCAGTTTCTTTGCGTGTTTGACCTGTGAGTTTTGTGAGTGCATCTTGTTCGACCAGGTAGGCTCTTGCACCCTGTGCCAATTGATCCACAGTCATCTTTTGTGCATTGCCCAATCGTGTCTGTGTTCTTAGATAACCGGCTGTGCCTTCTGCAATGTCTTTGGGCAACATTCCCATTGCCAGAAAACCTTTTTGTGCTGGCTTCATGGCCTCGTTGATGTCTTCAAACGCCTGACGTCCTTTGAACACTGACCCGCCCATGAGTGCAAGGTCTCGGCTATTTTCACTTACAATTTGTACATAGTCGTTGAGTTCGTCCATGGACAGACCCAATTTTTGTGCACCGTCCTTGAGTCCACGCATGCCATCACTGGCAGCGGCTCCTGATTTGGCCATGCCTTGAAATCCAGCATACAACTTGTCGGCCATCTCATTGGCGGCCTGGCCATACTTGATCAATGCACCTGTGGCCAAGGTAAGACCAGCAATCAGACCTTTGATCAGTATTCCACCTGGTATGAGCAAGGCCAGTGCAGTGCCCGCGGCTGTGGCCGCAGTGGTCAGTTCGTCTAAAGCACTGTTAAAGGCTGCGGCACCTTTTTTGCCGTCCAGCATGGCTTTGCCAGCTGCTATGCCTGCGGAAGCCAATGCCCCTACTGCATCTGCGCCTTTTTTGGTACCAGCAGTGAAGTTGTCAATACCATATTTGGACTTCATCTCTGCATCTTTTGTCTGTTCAGCAGTTTCACGAGTGACTTTTCCAAACAACGCAAGATCACGCTGTACTGCAGCCATTGCTTCAGTTAGTTGTCGCTGTGCGTCTGAGATATTTTCTTCTGCCATGATTTTTACCTATAAGTATAGGTATATTTATAGGTGAAATATGCCCCAAACTGCGAACCCGCTAAAACAATTTTTTAGACAACCGGCCATTTATTTGAGCCTGCCTTCAGGCGGCCAATACTGGGACACAAGGGTGCTACAGATACCACAAACAAAAGAAATACCAGTGTACCCAATGACTGCTATCGATGAAATAACCTATCGAACTCCAGATGCGTTGTTCAACGGACAGGCCGTGGTCAATGTGATCCAAAGTTGCATTCCTGCAATCAGAGATGCTTGGCAAGTTCCCGGAGTAGATTTAAATGCCATCTTGATTGGTATTAGAATTGCCAGTTACGGACACGAAATGGAAATGAGCAGTAAATGCCCTTCCTGTGAAGAAGTTAATGATTTTAGTTTAGATTTGCGTACTATATTAGACTCACTTGAGTGCCCAGACTATTCCAAGACCATGATCTATGGTGATCTTGAAATTACCTTGTGCCCTATTGCATACAAGCATCAAAATCAAACCAATATTGAACAATACAATCAGCAACGCAGTATTCAACAGATTCAAGCTAGTGAAACTTTGACTGATGAACAAAAAATTGAACGCTTGAATCAAGCATTGCAAACAATCACTCAACTCACAATTGAAACTCTCAAATATAGTATCGCCAGCATACGTACTCCTGATACTGTTGTGACCGAGTCAGATCATATTCAAGAGTTTCTTGTGAACTGTGATAGAAAATTATACCAAGACGTCAGAGATCATATCATAAGTTTGCGTGAGCAAAGCGATATCAAACCATTTGATACCACATGCCCCAGTTGTAACCACAAATGGAAGCAAACACTCACCCTGGATCAAGCCGCTTTTTTCGGGGTCGCCTCCTAACATTGCCCACTGAAGAAATCACGTCTATGGTGGACAGCATGGACAAGGAGGCAAATGACATACGTCAACAGAGTTTAAAAATGTCCTGGTTCATGAGAGGCGGTGCTTCGTATGACGATGTATTACAAATGAGCAATGTTGAAAGAAAAATGTTAAGTGAACTTATCAAAGAAAATCTTGAAACAACCAAAACATCTAAATTACCTTTCTTCTAATGGAAATACAACAAGTACAAGCAGATATAGAGTCATGGATTGAGAACTTTGTAGAAGTTCCACATCCTAGCCTAGGAGGATTTCCACCTTGTCCGTTTGCACGGGCCGCAAGACTCCGACGCACATATGGTGTGTTCTTGGGCACAGATCCACTTTATGATCTCAAAAATCGTGCAAGATATGGCATGGGTCAGTACGAAGTTGTTATCTATGCTTACGATCCTTTAGAGTGGTCACACGAACTGTTTGCCAACAGCATTGAACTTGCCAACAAGGAAACACTCATACCTAGAGACTTAATAGCCATGGAAGATCACCCTGCTGACCTAGAAATAGTAAACGGAGTGTGTATGAATCAAGGCACCTATGCACTTGCACTAATACAAGCACTTGGTGATCTCAACATCAAAGCAAAACAAATGGCCTCTCAAGGCTTTTATCACAATTGGCCTGAAGAATATTTACAAGGCTTGTTCAATCATAGACAGGATCCCAGATGACCTATCAATTTGCTAGAATCGACCTAAGCCAAACTGAATACGCAGAATCAGTCAAGTGGCAATATTTACGTGTACCAGATATAGCATTGTTAAACAACATCTATAGAGAGTATTGCGTACACAAACGTTTTGCAAGTGTAATGCCCATGTTTGATTCAAGATATCTTGATCCCGCAACTGATGTTCTTGGCTACTATGACGGTACTGATCTGGTGGCGTTTAGTTTGATTCGACGCTATGATCGAGAAAATGCCTTATGCGATCAATTTGCATGGAACTATCACAAGCCAGGACTACGCTTGGGAATTGAAACAATGAAAACAGAGTGTGCTATCTACAAGGCACGTGGCTTTAAGTACCTGTATCTTGAACAAGCACACCTGTACAAATCCGAAATACAAGGATTTGAATTACTAGGACCACTGGAGTAACTATGGATTTATACACAATTTGGGCGGACAAAGAAGGCGATATCTCAGACTTGGACTGGGTTAACGGAATGAAGAGTTTTTTTGATCACTTGATCACAGAAGGCAAAATGGAAAGTTACAGAATCACAAGATGCAAGATGGGATTCCGTAGCATTGCTGACATGCCAGAGTGGATGATTATTATGGAGTTCACAGGCATGGCTCAGATGGATTCAGCATTCAAACGAGTAGCACCGCTCGAAGGTGAACTCGAAGTCAAGCACAAAAGTTTCAATCAATTTGTTTCGGGCAACATACAACATGCACTTTTCCGCGACTGGCCAGATACTAATCTATGAGTTAGAAGACTTACTACGTAAGTCTGTTGTTTTCGCTATCGCTCAACAACTGATTGTTTTTTTTTTTAATTTGTTTGAATTAAGTATCATCCAGATTAATTGGTCATAATTCACCGTATGCACGGTGAACATGAGAGAGCATCATCCGAGTAGCACAGTCATCTAATAGTAATGAGATTGTAGTTTCCTACGCGGAGGCGGTTGACCGGTACCCCCTACTCAAGCTTCACATATCAACGGAACCCTAGTAACCCGATATTAGATCCAAGTCCTATAAGCATGGGGTGTATCTTCTTCACAGAGCCCAAACCATTTGTTGCCTTAAGTTAGCAATTGCCTTTGACGCCCAAGTCTAGACCGGGTATTTCACCGTTCTTCAATGGGGCTGAGCCAAAACACCCAGCACGTTGTCGTGATCGCTGCCTATTAAATAATTTTTAAGAGAAAATCTGCGTATAATTTATGCTGTAATGGACCTGGGTGATCTTCATCTGAACCCAGATCTTTGAACTGTCTAGCAAGAATATTTAAATCATGTATATAGTTATATTCATACAGATAATGATGGTATTCGGGAACGTTTGCAAGATATCTGATGACACTCTCACTGGTAAGCAACCCGATTATAACTAATCTTGCCTGGCATTTTTTACAAAAATTGATTGCTCTTTTGATAGAATATATATGATTATAAAACGTGTTTTCTAAAAGTAATGTTTTTTCTGGCACAATAGATTCCAAATTTTTTCCTTCATAACACATACTGGTTATGCCCTTTAACAATTTATTTTCGTGTACAAAAGTTAATCTTTCACCGGCGGTGAGTCCCCAAATCACAAGATCACCGGGACGTATGTCAGACCTTGTGATCTGATCAGATGCCCAATCTATAGCAGATCCATTGCGAGTTAAAAAGCTACATGGTAAATTTAATGCTTCTGCAACATGATACATGTAACGTTCATTTTCTTTGACACCCAATCCATGTGTAAAACTGCATCCAACACCCCACAGTTGTGGGTCATCAGTTTTACGAGTATCTACTAGTTCAATTGGATCTGGTACCAAATTGTCGCGATCAAAATTATAAATTTTCTTGTCTCTAGGTAAAAATAATAGTAAATTTTCTGTTAAGCCTTGAATACATGTCGTTGGAAAAATTACATCTATGTTTTTTTTATCAGACCAGACAACCGGAGGACAATAAAATATATTGTCAGCAAGTAATAATATTTTCAATAATACAGTAGAATCTTTTGGCAAATATCCCAGTGAAGTGTATATAGTTGTATCATTAAGTAAATCTTCCTGTAAAATTTTTTTATAGTTATTAGAATCTACTAGGAATGCCGTTGAATCATGTTGTTGGGCAGAAACAACCAGGCTGTTGTCTGTATCTCCAATAAACACAGTTAACACATAATTTGATTTTTTCATTCTTTTAAATTTTGTTTAGTATATGCGAACCATGCACCCGAACTTGTATGTGGCCGTTGTAATAATCTCTTGATTCTAAGACTCGTCTTGAAAATTGTTCTCTTGCCTCGATATATGAGCATTCTGATTTAGAGTTACAATAATAAAGTATTTCTCTGGTAAAGTTTTCGGTGCCTAGTTTGATTACGTCTGCGGTTAATTCTGGGCTTGACCCATAGTACTCTCTCCAATCACTGTCGATCTTGGAGCGTATCTTCTTGCGCTTCTTTGTGCCGTTTTTTTGTTTTACAGTCCGGTATGTTGTCTTGCTAAATTTTGCTAATTTTTTGCCTATGTACTTGCGTCCAGTGAGATTACATGTGATCAAGTAAACAAATCCAACACACTCTTCGGGCAATGTCTCAACTGGGGTGTCTTGATATAGCCATGTCATGTGTTGTATGCGATTTATCCTTGCGTTATAGTTATCTCCATTGCTGCCAATCTGTTAATTTTTCTATTAAAAAGTTTGCAAATGCATGATTACTGTCAGGACCTGGGTGTAAATTGTCATTGCCTTTGTCTAAATAAAAGTCTGTTTTAAATCCTTTATCCAAATTAAGCCAGTTATATGTTAACCCACCAGTATTTTTGTAATCTAAATGAATTTTGTCGTATAGTTGAAAATATTCTCTGTCATTTCTAGTTTTGGCATTTAGCGACTGCTGAGTAAGTGGTGTGGTATCACTAGGTAGCCTAGATGGAGATATTATATGTTCAAAGTAATTTTTATCAATACGTAAAATAGAATTAATAAAAAAAACTTTGATGTTAAATCGTGTCGCTGACTGTGCAATTAGTCTAGTGTAATGTAAAATTTTTAGTATATCATAATGGAAATGTGTTAAATCAAAGAATCTATCTCGAATATTTTCAACATAACTTCCTGGAACAGTAATATTAGGGTTTATTTTAATATCTTCGATCTTAGATCGTTCCAAATATATCTCTGTTTGGTAAAGTTCAACACTTGGATTTACACACATTCTTTTAGGATTAGTGAACGCAACAAAAAAATATTTACATGTTTGGTTGTTTATTATGTTATCCAACGCAGACAAAAATATATCTTCGTTGGTAGCCCCTCCTTTGCCTGCGTTGATCAATTTGGTTATTGACAATTGTGGAATTGATTGATGTAAAATATTAACCCAAAGATTTGGATCAGAATCTTCTAATTCAAGACCGATGCCTTTTGTATACGAACATCCGCAAAAAACTGTTGATTCACTCATGCTAATTCAACATCCGTGTTGTAACTGGTAAAGCCGTTCTCTTTGATTACTTTGAGAATGTTCTCCACACGTCCAGCCAGTTCATCTCTATGTGACACAAGCCAGATTGATTTGTGACGTTCACGACTCATCTTCTTCAGCAAAGCCAAGGCGTTCTCTACGCCTTGTGTGTCCAAGCCGTTGTCGATCAATTCGTCAATGAACAACAAATTAATAGGACTGTATAAACTTTCCCAAACATCGCGGAACGCCCAACTCATACTAAGGATCAGTCTGTTACGTTCGCCACGACTCAAGTTGTCAAAGTCCAATTCACGACCCAGTTCCTCAATACTCACAGTCAAATCATTTTGGAACTTCACAGTATGTGGCAATCCAATGCGATCTAAATAGTGTGTGAGTCTTGCATTTAGATAACTCAAATTCTGATCAATAATCTTCTTGCGCACAAATGAATCTTTTGATGTCAACAGTTTGAGCAAGAAGTCTTGATGATCTTGAACACGAGTAAGTTCGTTTAAGGCATCGTATGTTACAACTTGTAACGCCTGGCCTTGCATATCTGAGATTTGTTCTTCATAAGGATCCACATCTGCTTGTCTTGCAGTTAAATCTTTACGTAAAGTTTCAACAGTATTGCGATGATTCAGGGCTTGTTCTAACGAATCATAAAACACAGTGGGTGCTGTGCCTAATGTACCAATCTGGGCAATAGTATCCTCATGCCCTTGACGTTGTGTGTCATTGGCTAAAAGTTGTAGTGCTGTTTCTTGTACCAAGGCCTGTTTGGCCTGTTTTAATTCATCTTGTTTGTCATCGTGTAAGTCTTGCCCACATGAGTGACATCTATGAGCATCTAATGCCACAATCTCAGTTTTGAGTTTATCTAATAACTTGTTTAGTTTTGTATCGTCTGCGTCAATTTGACGAATGTAACGGGTGGCATCGTCTAAGGCTTTTTTCTTCGCATGAAATGCTTCTAGATCTCTATGTGCTTGTACTTCAGCATCAATGTCAATATGTTCAAGGTCTGCAATGGCTTGTTCTAGTTTGCCCACGTCTTCGTCACGTCGGGCAATCCAAAGACGTTGACGTTTACGCAGACTTTCAATCTGTTCTTCAATACGCTTGTTGGCTTCTTGAACAGCACGTATGCGAAATTCTTCTGCTTGTATAGCATCTTTGGTTTGACGATTGAGTTCTTTAATAGCATCGGCACGTTCACTCAGCAAGGTAATGCCCAACAACTGCTCAATAATTGTGCGTTGGTCATTGGCTTTCAAACTAAGGAACGGTTCTGTATATGTGTTCAGCGCCAGCACATGTCGGAACATATCGTGGCTCATATTCATCACACGTTCGACAGCATCTTGTGTTTCTCTTGAATCGCCTTGTGCTTCGTCTTCGGCAGCCCGGTGTTCGTTGTTGACATAAAATCGCAACACGTTGGGTTTACGTCCGCGCTCGATTCTGTATTCTTGCCCGTTGACTGAGAAGTCCAGACTAACCAACATGTTCTTGCCGTTGGTTTTGTTTACTAGATTGTCTTTGCGGATGTTGCTTAGTGCTTGTCCATACAGGGCATAACTTAACGCATTGATGATTGTGGTCTTGCCTGTGCCGTTGCGACTACCATCGCCACCTAGATCCAAGTTCTCGCCCAAGACTAAAGTGAGATCATTACGGTCAAAGTCAATGGCCTGCGTTGCCGCACCCACACTCATAAAGTTCTTAACAGTTAGATTTTTTATGCTTATCATAGTGTCTGGTAAATCTTCAACAGTAGTTTGTTGTCGTAAAATTCTGATTCAATGTTGGTAATTTGATCTGTAACAATTTGATCCACAGATTCAAATTTGACTTCGCCAGGAGCCATGTCTGTATCTACAGATGAATTCTTGTTGGGTATCAAGGCCATCTCTCGCAAGCCATAGTCCCGGATGTAAGTTTCTTTAATGAAGTTGGCCTCTTCATATGATATTTCGATGTCTAACTGCACACGCACATGCATGTCTTTTGCAAGCAAGGTGGGTGCGTTGTCAATGATACTGGCTAATCCTAGCACACGATATCTAGGTTGATCAGGCCAGGCATGATACACAGGAACCTGTCCCCACTCAATGACAGTTAGACCACGATCATCGTCGCCGGCATCTGCATAGTTGTGCGGAAAGCAATTGCCGATATAGGTAATGTTCTTTTTGGTCTGACGTTTGTGAAAGTGTCCAGTGAACACATGTTCAAAGTTGTTGAAGTCTTCTCTGCGTACTTCGCCATGATCCGGCATCTCTACCATGGCATTCATCAAGTAGCCGGGCAGTTCAAAATGACCAAACATGTACCGGCCTTTTAGTTTGGGAATACGCTTGTGGTCATCACCGCATAGCCAAGGTGCAATAACAACGTCACCATTGTCAAACCAATCATTGCAAATATGTACACGAGGGAGATGTTTTGCCCATTCAACACTTTGGATATCCCTCTTATCGCGATAATAAAGATCATGGTTGCCAGGAATAAAGTACACGCTGTCAAAGTTGTCATTCATGTGCTCCAAGGCCCGTAGGCTGTAGTTTAGGGTAACAATATTTAGGCTGGCACGGTTGTTGTGCCAATCGCCCAAGAACAAACAGGTTTCACAACCTTCTGCTTTTGCTTTTGCAGTTGCCCATTTTACAAAGTTCAAGCAGTCTTCGTTGTGTTGAACACTGTTACTTTTTAGGCCAAAGTGAATGTCTGTGAAGACCGCGGCTTTGCGAAATAGGTTAGTCATCCCGCTATTATACTACTCATCAAGACTACTTACGACCGGTCCGGACATGGCAGCCATGCTGTGTTTGCCCGAGTTCTGACGAGTCCATGAAGGATTGAGTCCGTTCATTTCCAAAATGTCATCACGTATGTTTTGATTTTTCTTTTCAATGTTTAGGATACGAGTGAAACTATTAGTGATAGCGGCAGTATAATACGCAAAAGGGTTCTGCGATTTTGATTCATCGAACTGGAGTCCGATTTGACTGAGTTGTAGCAGGGCTTGTCCCCGCATTTCTTCGTTGTATGTGTATCCACGCCAGTTACTCCTTGTTGCATATCTTTCGCACAGTTTCATAAACATCAAGGCCAGTTTCTTGGTCATGTCGCCGTGATCTTTGGAAAATTCCCCAGTGGCCAAATCGCCTTTCCAATGACTGCGTCCCACGATGAATGGTTTCTTTTCTTCATCAATACGATAGTGTTCAAACGGTGGGAAGTTCACACGCACATGATTCATGTCCAGTACAGGCACATCCACAATGTCCGCTAGTGGATCATCTTCGGTGGCATCATCCAAATCCAAAATTTCTTCTAACTTTCGTTTTTTGGCTTCGGCTTTGGTTATTTTTTTGGGTGCCCGGGGTATGTGATCCCAGCAGGTGATTCGGAACACAATGTCTGTGTTGGGTATCTTCTTAGGGTCTACAATAGTGCCTTCGCGCTTGAGTCGATCTGCTCGGTTACGTCTTGCTTCTGCTATAGTACGCTGATTGATCTTGTCTATTGACGGCAAAATAATATCAAATTGATGATCCATTGCTCGGTCTTGGTACCAGCAGTAGTTGTTTTTACTGAGGTGAATTTCTTTTAAGATGTCTCTGTTGTTGAGATAATTGACACGGGGTGCCGCTTTTGGTAGTAAAGTCATGTCGGACTAGGTCTCCTAATATGTACTTATTGTAGCACATTTACAACACTTGTCAACCTGTTTGTTAAAATACGCCGTTTTAGAAATGGGTAAATAAGTGATAGGAATAACAAAATGGCAGACCCAACAGGATCAGGCAGCAACGGCGGCACAACAACAGTGGTTTCAAACCCACCTAATCCCCCTACAACCAATACAGTACCCAACACAACAACCAATACAAAAACGGTTGAGTTCCAGTCATCAACACCACAATCGTCGACCAGTACTAGCCCTCCTATTGCTGTGTCTTATCCTGGCGGAACATACTTGTTCAATAGTCAGGCTGAACTTGATGCATACTCACAAAACCCCAATGACTACGCAAGTTCCTTTGTGGGCAGTGGTTATACTGTGACCAAGATAACACCATCTGTACAAAAACAAGAACCCACAGAGTCAGTATTCGATCCAGGAACCACATACAATGGTCCTGCCGCCCAAGAGTCTGTATTTGATCCAAGGCAAGATCCTACAGAAAACATTTTTAATCCCAATGCCGCACTGCCTAATCCAGCAGTCACAACAGCCGCACAACTTAACGATCCTTATGCAGGACTCTCCCCAACGCAATTACAAGACCTTGGTGGTGCAGACCCCACTGATCCTTACATTCGTGCAAGACTAGGCATACCACAACTGCCTGGATCCACACTCAATGTTACTAGTGGTTTTGGATTTGGTAATCTTACCACAAATTTTCCCAGCATTGATAATGCCTTGGGCACTATTAGAAGTTTGTTTAGTGGCACAATAGGTATCTTATTCAGTAACAATGTTGCAAGTACCACAGCTGCAACCACTGGATCGGGAACAGCCGCCTTGGTGGCACCCACTGGTCCCTCTACGGCCCTAACACCAGTTGATGCGACCACAACGGAAGGCTTCGGAGTACAAGCCACTGTAGACCCAACTACATTAGAGGGATTTGGAGTACAGGCCACAGTTGACCCAACCACCCTAGAAGGCTATGGAGTTCCGGCTCCTCTACAAACAAGAGGCATTAGGGTCAGTAGTACTACACTAGATGCAGATCAAGCAGACGCTTATTACAACGGTACAGGAACATTAACTGCTGACCAACGCCTAGCACAAGATCAACAGACAGCCGCCGATGCTGCCAAGTTGTATCCGGGATCAAACAACGAGGCTCTAAGACAAATTGATATTGGCGCTGGCCGTATTGCTGAAAACGAAGTTGGTATTGCTAATGCTGAACAAATTGTCGCTAGAAACAATGCTGAACTTGCTGATCCAAATATTAGCAATGCTAGACGAGCAGAGTTGCTGGCCAACAATGAAGCACAACAAGAATACATTCAAGTAGCCACAGAAAATATAGCAATACAAGAAAATGTAATTGAACAAAATGCCAACGTGTACGCGGCAGGTGGAGGCAACGAAGGTGCTGGACTAACAACAACACCGGTTGACCCAACCACCCTGGAAGGTTATGGAATTCAAGCCACGGTGGATCCAACCACATTAGAAGGCTTTGGAGTACAAGCACCGGTTGACCCAACTACTCTGGAAGGTTATGGAATTCAAGCCACGGTGGATCCAACCACATTAGAAGGCTTTGGAGTTCCGGGCCCAGACCCGGTTGATGCAAACAACAGTGGCGAAGGATTTGGTAATGTTTATCCAGATGGCTTTGGTGGATTTGTTAACGGCGATGGCCAACCTGTTGATGCCAACGGATCGCTAATACCAACCGGTAATAATATAACTGAATCAGCCGCACTAGTTGATCCAGGCACTGGAGGTGAGGGATTTACTCTAGGCACACCTGACGGCAACGGTGGTTTTATAGATGCGGCTGGGAACCCAGTTGACGCAAATGGTGTGCCTATAGCAGCTATACAGCCCACAACATACCCACCAGAAGATGTTGCAATTGATGGAATTGGTGTACAAGAAAACGGAGCAACAGCAACACCAGATCCCAACTTTGGATTTAATCCTGACCAAGAAGAGGCTGCCGCAGAATCTGCTACTAGAAACAGAGCCCAAAAACAAGCCACAGTTCAGGCACGTTACAAACAACCTGGCAACACTGACTGGCGAGTGAGATTGAGCCTATCACCTGGTGCGCAATATCTTTATAATGCTACTCCGGCTGGGGTATTAGCACCTCTCAAAGCCGAAGGCGGCACCGACGGAGTGATATTTCCATACACACCGAATATTACCACAACATATTCGGCTAATTACGAACAGTATGATCTAGTACATTCAAATTATCGTGGCATATTCTATAAAAATAGTAGAGTGGGTGATATTCAAATACGTGGAACATTTACGGCACAAAATACCACAGAAGCCAATTACTTGTTGGCTGTGATACATTTCTTTAGATCGGCTACCAAAATGTTTTACGGACAAGATGAGCAACGCGGAGCACCCCCTCCAATTTGTTTGTTAAACGGTTTTGGTGGGTACCAATTCTCAGACCATCCGGTGGTGATAAGTGCATTTAATTATACCTTGCCCAACGATGTGGACTACATAAGAACAACCAATCCCAACAATTTTGGTTTGAATCTAAACAATCGATACAATCCAGCAGGCGCCAGTTTGCCAGCAGGTGGATCACTAGCTGGGTTGAATAGATTGTTAAATGCCATACCCGGTGGATTAAACAAAGGTGCAATACCAACCACGCCATCTCCCAACACCGTATCTGGTAGTGTTACAAACAATACACCAGCCAGTTATGTGCCTACCAAAATAGAAATAGATGTAACATTGATACCTGTACAAACACGCAGCCAAGTCAGTCAACAATTCAGCCTCAAAGGCTTTGCTAATGGTGACCTGCTCAAAGGAGGATTCTGGTAATGGCCGATTACACATCAACAAGTCCGTATTTTGAAACTGGGTACAGTCAATTCTTTCTTGACACCATGGTCAATAGACCCATACCTAAAGAAACTGACGACTTGACCTTTACTATTAACACCACTTATCAATATCGTCCAGACCTGTTAGCATTTGATCTGTATCAAAATGCCGGCTTGTGGTGGGTGTTTTATCAACGCAACCCTAACACTCTCATAGCACCTCCTATGGATTTTAAAGTAGGAACTTTTATCTACTTGCCGAAAATAACAACGCTGAAATCAGCCCTGGGATTTTAATCTATGGCCACAGCCGTTGAACTTCAAGCAGAAATTCGTCGATTACAGGAAAGATATCGCATAGCTCAGAATGGCCTGGCTACCCTCAATAGAAATTTACAAAGTAATCAGGCCATACTAGCAAGATACACATCTGAAGTTTCTACCATCCCAGGACAAGTGGCAGCGTTGGAAGCACAAATAGATGCAATACAGCCGCCACCTGCTACTGCTAGTCAAGCCGCCAGCGACGATGGGCCTCGCGGTCCAAACAAATCTGCCGCCGCTCGAGTGTCCAATGGTCGCATAGTTGCGCCACCGGTTACTACCTCTCCTACCAACGCAGACATACCGCCAACGTCAGAAAACAGTGGGGACGCGGGACTTAACGGCGAAACACGTACTACAGAACAAACACAGGCCACAGATCAATATGCTCATGGTATCAATGTCAGAGCCGAAGATGGCACATTGTCTAATCTAAGAAAGAATCCTGAAACAGGAGAGTTATATGATCCAGGCGGCATGCCCGGTGGTGTTGATCTAACTACAGAACCTGGAACACCCACTAGAGATGATGCCAAAAACAACAGCACTACAACAGCACAAACCGAAGTAAATGGTGCCAATAATACCACGGTCAAGGTTGTGGCACGACCCAACATGCTAGATGAGTTTTACAGTTATACATATTCAGCCAGTGTGTATCTGTTGAATGAGTCGCAGTATCGCAAATTACTAAACAGCAAAAGCAAAAACATTGATGGATATCAATTATTGTTTCAAACAGCCGGTGGCCCACCCAATCGTGGCGGAGTACGTGCGCCTCCTACGACACCGGGTGTTAGTGATCAAGAAAGTGTGTTTGATCCCACAGGTGGCGTGAACACAGCAGGTACATCCAACTATCCCGATGGTCAGCGAAATCCTTTTTTTGCTAATGACTTTTACATTGATTCTATTACCATGGAAACTTTGCCACAAGGCAAAGGTGCCGGCGCCGCGCACGTTAACTCAGCATTAAAATTCACAGTGATTGAACCCAATGGTATCACGTTACTGGATAGATTGTATGACGCTGTGAAAAATATTGCACCTACAGATGCTAGTGGCAAAGTCAATTATGCCAGCGCAGACTACCTCATGGTCATTAGATTCTATGGTTATAATCAAGATGGTCAACTAGTATATCCTATTACTGGAAAACCTGATCCAGAAGGCACCAGTGATAGTGCGGCCGCAGTTGAAAAATTTATACCATTCCACATTAAAGAACTGCGCTGGGGTGTGGGTAGTAAATTGGTTTCTTATGAGTGGGATTGTGTGCCCACTGGCTACATTATTGGTGGGTATACCGGTCGTGGAACCATACCTTACGATATTCAATTGGTAGATTCTACTGTGGGCGGACTATTAGCCGGTGATGCCAAATATGCCACAGGCACAGCACCCAATACTAATCCTGGAGCATCTACTACGACCGGAAACAAAACAGATCAAAATCAAAGTTCAGCAGAAACTGCTCGACTTAGTAGACAAAATGCCACAACAGCACCACCTGCTGCCAGCGCGGCCCCTACCACAAAGAAAACAATTACTCAAGGACTTATGGGTGCTATGAATGATTTTCAAGCACAACTGGTCCGTGATGGCATCTATACCACCGCTGATCGTTATTCTATAGAATTTGTTGGCACCCCTGACATGCCTGCATCGGCAATCTCAGGAGCAAAACTTCAGTTGCCTGATGTCAAAAAAGACAAAAGCAAAACTGGTAGCGGCAAAAACGACCCCAAGGGAATAGATCCAAACAAACAGTCAGTTGACATGGTCAGTCGCAGTTTTAGTATTGTAGCCGGGCAACAACTATTACAAGCCATTGAATTAGTAATTCGCAACAGCAGTTATATTACAAGCCAAGCCTTGGTAGTTCTACAACCAGATGGCACATACAAGCCCAATCCCAACAGCAAAAACAAACCCATGAAGTGGTTTACTATTAGCATGGTGGCTAGTAAAATTGGGGACACGTTAGATCCTTTAAGAAATGACTATGCTTACGATATCAAATATGTAGTGGCACCATTTAGAGTGGAAAATTTTAACAGTAAATATTTTCCTATCAGCACCTTTCCGGGAGTACACAAAAGTTATCCCTACTGGTTTACCGGTCAAAACACCGCCGTATTAGACTATCAAGAAACATTCAATGCTCTATATGCATTGACTGTGAGCGGCAATGATCCTAAGAATCGATCAAATGCCCAACGTGAAGCATTCACAGCAAGTATGGCCGAAATTGTCAAGTTTCATTATGATCCACGCAGTGCAGAAAGTAGTCAACAGGCCGATGGCAAAAGCAACGAGATTGGTGCCAATGCCGCAGAAATTTTATACAGTGGCACAGATCTTAAAGAAGCCAAGGTAAAAATTATTGGCGATCCTTCGTGGATTATGCAAGGTAGTTTATTCAGGGATATCATGGGCAGTGTAATGACTGGTAAATCTTATACTTCAGGATTTTTACCTGATGGCAGTGTGAACTTTGATGCCAGTCAGGTGCTGTTTGAAATCAAATGGCAACGTCCCGAAGATTATGATCTAGCAACTGGCCTAGCCGATCCTTACAGCGTGACCCAGAAAAAATACAACAATCGTCTAGCATTACAAAGTCGTGTATACCTGTGCAAAAAAGTTGTGAGTGAATTTAGACAAGGCAAGTTTGAACAAACTCTAGAAGGTGCCATTTACTTGTTTCCCAAACCAGACAGAACAAATACTGCTAACCCAGCCGCAGTTGGCTCAGCCAAAGTCAATCAGTTTGGTGCGTTTGATTTTGGACGTGGAGACACTTGGGACAGCACACCGGTGCCCAATCAAAACAACGCTGAAACCGCTAGGCTGGCAAGACAAAACGCCATAGCAGGAACTACAGGTAGTGCAGGCCGCAAGGCCAACGAGGTCATTGCTGGTCGCACAGCATTTGCTGACAAAGCGGCAGCACTTGGTGCACAAGGCGCATATCAAGTGGCACAGTTTGGTAATACCGGCGGAGGCGCGGCATTTGGTAATCCATCAATCACTAGACAAGGTATCACAGCCGGTGCCCAACAAGTATTACCAGCTGGCAGTCCTGGGGCACCAACAGATGGCGCAGGCGGCACAATTGGCGTGGCCGAATCGGTTGGAAGTGGCCCACCAAAATTGTCATCTACGGGATTTGTAGACAGATTTTTGAATCGCCTGGCTGGCCAAAAAATTGCAGATGCCAATCCAAACAGCACTACTAATCCTGCAGTACAAAAGATTGTTAAGGATCAATAATGACAGAAAGTGTAGAACGCAGTAGAGGGCGCCCCAGTAATTATAAAATGGACCGCGGCGGCGTGCCCGCAGAATTTGGACCATTCTCTGGAGTAGTCATGAGCACTGTAGATCCTACACGTGCCGGTCGTCTGCGTGTGTATATTGAAGCATTTGTTGATGGCGGCGAAGCGGCCATGAATGATGAAACCAAATGGACCACAGTGAGTTATATGCCACCTTTCTATGGGTCTACTCCTTTGCAAGGCTCGGCCAACACTGGCAATAACGGCGCCTATCCGGGAAATCAAAACAGTTATGGTATGTGGTTTACACCTCCCGATGTTGGGGTTACTGTGATGTGCATATTTGTCAATGGCGACCGCTCACAAGGTTACTACATTGGTACTATCCCAGATCAAGGACTAGGCCGCATGGTTCCGGCCATTGGGTCAGTAGAGGTATCGCAAGCAGAAGTACAAAATCAAAATCAACAAACGTATTTTACAGATGCCACACGCTTGCCAGTTATAGAAATCAATACCAACAATACAGATCTTTTTAATAGCCCAAGATTTTTTGATGGTATAAAACCTGTACAAGGAGTTGTGGCTCAAGCATTACTTCAGCAAGGTCTTATTACAGACAATGAACGTGGCACAATCAACTCTAGCAGTCAACGAGAAAGTCCAAGCGCAGTATTTGGAATCAGCACACCTGGTATTCCCGTATACTCTGGTGGAATGAAACCCAATGACATCAGAACTAAATTAAATGCTGGCACGCTCAGTCCCGGCGATGCAAAAGTAATTGGACGAGTAGGCGGCCACAGTCTTGTGATGGATGATGGTGATCTTGAAGGCAACAATGCTTTGCTGAGATTGCGTACCAGCAAAGGTCATCAAATTACCATGAGTGATACTGGTAACTTTTTTTATATTATTCATGCCAATGGGCAAACATGGTTGGAGTTTGGGGTCGAAGGCACCGTGGATGTGTACGCCACAAATAGCGTGAATGTGCGAACCAAGGGTGATATTAATTTGCATGCCGATCGTGACATCAACATGTTTGCTGGACGTTATTTGAAAATGAAAAGCAAGGAAGACATGCAGTTGGAAACAGATACGTTTCTCAGCGTTCAAGCACAGGATGATATTACTTTGTACAGCAAAAGCACAATTGGTGTCAAGGCCGATGGCACACTTACACTAAACAGCGCATCAGGTTCGTGGGGTGCAGGATCTGCATTGGCATTGCAAGCAGGTGGTATTGATCTCAACGGCCCGGCCGCAGGCACAGTCGCTAACCCACAACCACTAACCACAACCTTGTTAGATGACACCAAATGGGATACCAGCAAAGGTTGGATAGTCGACCCCGAAGCACTCAAAAGCACAGTGAGTCGAGCACCCACGCACGAACCATATCCCTATCACAACAAAGGTGTGGATGTTGAAATTGCATTTGAAGAGGGAAAACCTTCACCACCACCGGGTGCAGTACCAGTTCCCGCCGGCATAGAAATACAGGCGAAATAACATGGCTGAATTTTCATTTACCAGCGCAGACGGCAAACCATTTGTGATCAAAGGACCAGAAGGGCTCTCACGAGAGCAAGCTGAAGCGATCTTTAAAAAACAAGATTCAACTGGTTCCTTAGTAGGATTCAAACCTGGCGACAGTCTCTCCGCCGCCTCACAAGCAGCCGATGGTCTTGCTGGCGCACAAGGCGCATTACAACAAGCACAAGGTAGCCTTGCAGGTGCACTTGGTAGTGTAGGAAGTGTTGCACCATTAGGGTCAATTAGTACTGCACTTGGTGCCGCTGGTGGTGCTGGTGGCGGATCGCTGGCCGCAACTGCCGCGGGACTAACAGCAGCCGTGGGTCCAGCAGTATCAGCCGCATCTGGCGCAATATCTTCAACTATTGCTGGTGCTGTAAATGCAGGCAAGGCCTTGGTCAATGCCGCGGTCATACAAGGAAGCACAGCAGTCTCTTCTATTCAAACCATAAACAAAACCATAACCGGTTTTCCTGTTACCAATCCCATCAATACCGCTGACTTTACAAAAGTTGCCAGCGGCATCACTGGTGCCGGCGCTGTGAGTGGCATTGGTCCCATGAGTATTCCAGAAGTAAATGGGGTGCTTGCGCAAGCAAAAAATTTAACAGGACAGGCATCCAGTGCTATTAGTAACACCAAGGGCCTTGGGTCATTTGGATTTGATCTAAAACAATTGGAAACAGCAGGTTTCGTCAAACCAGGTGTGGCAGCCTTGGCAGCACAAGGTGCAAGTTTATTTTCAAATGTGGTTAAAAGTCCTGCCGCCTGGACCGGCAAAGATGGAATCAAAAGTGCAACTGATCTATTGGGCAATCCTGGAAAACAGAGTTTGATACAACAGGACCTTATGACCAAAGGCATAGCAGGACTAGGTGCAGTTGGGGTGCCTGTGCAAAACTTATCAAGCCAGGGTATTGCTGGTATGGCGCTGAATGCCGCAAAAAGTCTGCCCAATGCTGAAGCATTTGCTAAAGGATTACCTATTCCTGGAGACGCTACAGGCGCAGTACAAGCGGGCTTTAATAGTGCTGTTCGTGATGGTGCATTTGCAGTAAACTTAGTCAACACCAAGATACCCACAGCATTCAAACAACAAGATATTCCTGTGCCCAAGATAGATACTGTAAATCGTGCCACACTGGATGCTGCCAGCACCAGAGTTGTTGGTGATCCAAAGATACCCGTACCTAGTTATTCGGCCAAGACCCCTTCGGGGTCTGCACAAGTTTACATTGACAAAGCCACAATTTTCTTCAACGACTACCTTAATCCTTCAGTTCAGCAATTGCAAGCATTGGATCCAAAATTTGCGTCTTTGGAGAACCAACAGACTATTACACAAGCACAGTACGACGCACTCAATAGTGAACGTGATGGTATACGCAACAACTACAACATCAATGGTCTTCCCAAAGCCAAAGAACTGGTTGATATCTACAATGACCTAGATGCTGAAGGGCAAAAAACAATCAAAGCATCTGAGTTTAGTATAAACATCCTTACTACAAAAATTCAAGCCGGAGCTGCTTTCTCAGCGTCACAGAAAGAAAGACTGTATGCATTGAGTCAGAAAATTGAAGGGCGCGGCGAGGGTGAATAAGCACCCATAAATACCATATGGCACAAACATTCATTGGATTCAACACACAAAATCAGTACAAAAAGTTCACGCTCACGGACTTTGCACTGATCAAGCGCGATCTCTTAAACGCATTTAACATACGTCAAGGCCAGTTACCTGGTCGCCCTGCGTATGGCACAGTGTTGTGGGACTTCTTGTTTGAGAATCAACTGGAAGAATTACAAACCGGCATAGTGACAGAAGTACAACGGGTGGCCGGCGGCGACCCACGTATCTACATCAGTAACACACAAGTGTTTCCTCAAGAGAACGGTATACTACTTGAAATTGAATTGCAAGTAATACCAAGTGATAATGCTCAACGATTAAGTATTTTCTTTGACTTACAGCAACGCTCAGCGAGTTATGTATAAACTAAGCCGTTTTTGAATCCCATAAATAAACAATAGAGGCTCAGTACAATGGCAAAAACAACTAGACAAACGGCGATATTTGGTGTAGAAGATTGGAAACAGATCTATCAAACCTATCGCGAAGCAGACTTTCAAAGTTATGACTTTGAAACTTTGCGCAAAAGTTTTGTTGATTATCTGCGTTTGTACTATCCAGAAACGTTCAATGATTATATTGAGTCGTCAGAATATATTGCTTTACTGGACGTTATTGCGTTCATGGGGCAAGCACTTGCATTCCGTACAGACTTAAACACCCGCGAAAACTACATGGACACCGCCGAACGTAGAGATTCGGTAGTACGTCTTGCCAACTTGGTCAGTTATACAGCCAAACGCAACATTGCCGCACAAGGCCTACTCAAAGTATTTTCAATCAATACCACAGAAAATGTTGTGGATTACCAAGGCGTAGATCTTTCCAATGTTACTATTAACTGGGCAGACCAGACCAATCCAGACTGGCAAGAACAATTTACTGCAATTATTAACGCCAGCCTGGTTGACACACAAAAAATTGGCCGCCCGGGTAATAAACAAACTATACTAGGTGTGGTCACCAGTGAATACGGCATTAATTTGGTGCCTGGATACTTACCAGTAGTTCCTTATACTGCCACCGTGGATGGTGTGAGCATGCCGTTTGAGGCCATGACATCCACGTCAGTTGGCAAAACTTACTTGTACGAACCTCCTCCACAATCCAATGTGCCATTCAATGTATTATTCCGCAACGATAGTCTAGGGTTTCAGTCAGCCAATACTGGCTACTTCTTTATGTTCAAACAAGGTGTATTGCAAAATCAAGATTTCAACTTAGCCGAGAAAGTTAGTAACCGCACAGTAAACATCAACATTGAAGGTGTTAACAATGAAGATCGTTGGTTATTCCAACTAGACAATGTTGGTAATATCAATCGCGAATGGACATATACAGAAAATATCTATGCAGCCGGTGCAGAACAAACAGCAACTGATCTACGACCTATCTATTCAGTTACCAGTAGAACCAATGACCAGATTACCATGGTTTTTGGTGATGGTGTATTCTCAGAAATCCCTGTTGGTATATTCCGTGCTTATGTTCGTGCAAGTAACGGATTGCAATACATTATCAATCCCGAGGAAATGCAGGCTGTAACTATTCCTATCAGTTATATTAGTCGCGCAGGCAATCTTGAAACACTAACATTTACTTGTGGCATCACACAACCAGTAAGCAACAGTCAGGCTCGTGAAACCATTGACGCTATCAAACAACGTGCTCCTGCACGTTATTACACACAAGATCGCATGGTCAATGGTGAAGATTATAATCTTTTCCCATATACTCAATACAACTCAATTGTCAAGAGCAAGGCATTGAATCGTGCCAGCATTGGTACAAGCCGTTATCTTGATCTAGTTGACAACACAGGCAAATATTCCAGCACAAATACATTTGGCAGTGACGGTGGTTTGTGGGAACAAAACATTCTTCCCACCATCTTGTTCTCGTGGGCCAATCGCAATGAGATTGCTGACTTTGTTGCCAATCAAGTGCAACCAGCAATTGCACAATCAACCATGCGACAGTTTTATTACGAAAACTTTCCTAGAGTAAGTGCAGATAACTTGCCCACATATGGTGCTACCACTTGGGTTCCTGATGCAAGTTGGAATCAAAGTACCACATTGGCCAATGAAACCACAGGATATTTTAAAAATGGTGTATATTCAATTGCCTGGCCCACAGGGTCTCCAATTCCGGTAGGTACCACTACAACCACAGCATTCAAATATGTGGCTGTGGGCAGCCTAATTAAATTTGTTCCTCCCACAGGACAATATTTTGACAAAAACAATAAATTACAAACAGGTGTGCCAACGTCAGCAGATCAGCGTTTGGAAATTTGGGCCAGCCCTATCAGTATTGAAGGATCGGGATACAACAACGGACTTGGTATTTTGCCTTCTGGTGCAGGCCCAGTGGCACTCAATAACTTTGTACCCACCGGTGCATTGGTTGACACAATCATTCCACTATTTGTTATTGACCTACCGGTGAGTGTGGAACAGAGCATAGCCGAACAAATTTTGTTAAATCGTAACTTTGGTTTAGGATATGACAATAACGGTGATATTACTGGTGCACCTTACTCGTGGTACCTAATCACCAGCACCAATCTAGCACAAGATAGTACCTGGAGTCAGCAGTATGCTGGTAACACATCAGGTGCCAACCTAGATGCATCTTGGTTGATACAGTTTGTTGTGCAAAATCAAAATTACACAACCACCTTCCGTGGCCTGGCGTATTATTTTGGATCAGTGCTACAAACACGTTTCTTTTACTATGACGGTGGACAAATTTATGACAGCCGCACAGGCACAGTGATCAAAGACTTTATCAATGTGCTGGCAGTGAATACTAGACCTGATTCTACAGATCATTTACCTGGCGATATTGTTATGACTATTACAGGACAACCTGTAGAGAGTGATGGATACGTTGACGACTTCCAGGTTTTGGTTGGTTATCGCGACAGCGATAATGATGGTGTACCAGATAACCCAGATTTCTTTAATGAAATCGTGGCACCCACAATCAACTCTACACAAAAATATGTTTACCTACAAAAAACAGTGGACTTTGATAATCTACAACGCTACCTGTTGGTTGAACCTGACGTGGTTGTAAGTGATTACGGCACCTATGATGAAATTGAATTGCAAAAAAGTGCATGGACACCTGGACAGGTATTCTATGCTTATGAACAAAGTGCATTTTATCAACTATCTGTAAGTGTTACTGGTGCAAGAACTTTGATTGATGTCACTAACGAATGGATTGCACGTACTGGACGACAGGCATTGTATTATCAATATCGTCACAATGCACCATTGACCACACGTATTGATCCAGGTACAACCAATATCATTGACTTGTATGTTGTGACTTTGAGTTACTATACCGCGTATCAAAATTGGATTCGTGACACTACAGGAACTGTACCTGAACCAGATGTTCCCACAATTGACGAATTATCAACCGAGTACCAAGGCTTGCAAAATTACAAAATGTTAAGTGACAATATTATTTTAAATTCAGTCATATTCAAACCTTTGTTTGGTGAAAAGGCCGCGCAAGAATTACGTGCTACAATCAAAGTAATTCGTGCGCAAGGATCTACAGCCAGCACAAGTGAAATCAAAAGCAGTGTGGTGTCCTCAATGAATACATATTTTTCAATTGACAAGTGGAATTTTGGTGATACATTTTACTTCTCAGAACTAGCGGCATACCTGCATAGAGAACTTGGCACTATTATTAGTTCAGTAGTGCTTGTACCACTTAACAGTCAAAAGTACTTTGGTGATTTGTATGAAATACGTTCAGCACCAAATGAAATATTTGTTAACGGTGCTACCATTAATAACATTGAAGTGATTGAAGCATTGACCAGTACCAACTTGCGTACCGCACCTGGCAGCGGAGTTATTTGATGGCCAACACACGTAGCGTAGACTTTCTTCCTGAGATTTTTCAGACCGATGCCAACAAGCAATTTTTGGCTGCCACCCTTGATCAACTGATTCAAGAGCCTAACTTTAGAAAAACACAAGGATTTATTGGTCGTACAGTAGGACCTGGCGTTAATCCTAACGACAAGTATGTGATTGAACCCACATCTACACGAGCAAATTATCAACTAGAACCGGGTGTGATCAGTTTGGTGCCAGACACAGACACTATTAAAAATGCCATCACCTATCCTGGCCTGAATGATGCTGTAGACCTCCAAGGTGGCGATGGCGGCCGACCTGATAGACTTTATTCAAGCGAATATTACACCTGGGATCCGTTTATTGACTTTGACACATTTATTAACTTTAGTCAGTACTACTGGGTACCTGGCGGCCCAGATGCAGTAGATGTGGCCTCTACCGGAATTGCCACAACTGATAATTTTATAGTCACAACAAACAATAACGCTTATAATTTTTCAGGCGTTAACGGTAGCGATCCAGTTATTGAATTAGTACGTGGCGGCAGTTATACTTTTCAAGTGACTGACGAATTTTGGATCCAGTCGGCTCCGGGCATTTCAGGACAGATACCAGCAACTCCAAACATCAGCAGTAGAGATGTTTACGGTGTGTCCAACAACGGCGAAACCTCTGGCACTGTAATATTCAATGCACCACTTAAAGATGCACAAAGTTTTTATTACAACTTAACCAGTATTGGTACCATCGATCTAGTGACTGAATTAGCATACGATGATATCAATGGTCAACCCTTGCTTGATTTTATTGTGGCAACTGGCGGCATTGATGGTACAACCAATTTAAACAATCGCACACTGGTTTTTATCGATAACCCTGATCTCACACAAAAATATCAAATTACCTACACCACGGTTGATGATGTAATTTATTTGCAAGTGTCATTGTTGGCCACTATCAATAGTTTAGAAAAGTGGATGACCAGTTATGGAACCGTTTACAGTAACACTCAATGGTACAAAGATCCAGCCGGAGTTATTCGCAGTATCCCGTTGCTGAGTGCAGTTCAAGATACATTATATTATCAATCAGGTACAAATTCTGAAATTTTTGGACGTATTCTTTTGGTCGAACCTGGCAACAGTAGTATACTTGATGTTGACACTATCATTGGCCGTGAAACATATACCAGTCCCAATGGGGTTACATTCACCAACGGACTCAAAGTGAGATTTACTGGTGATGTAATCCCTGCAAGATACAAATCAGGAACAAGCAGTTTTCAATGTACCGCTACAGAAGCAGGCACAAACTATATCACTTATTATGATGCTGTACAATTGTACGTGGGTCAAGCGGTTGTATTTTTAACACCAACCTTGGGTGGACTCGAAGCCGGCACAACCTATTACGTGAGATCAATTGCAGCCAATGGCATTAAGTTTACAGTGAGTACAGTCCCCAATGGAACCTCAGTAATATTACAAAACGGCACAGGTACAATGAATTCAATTGCAATCAGCAACCATGAATACTATGTGAGTGGTGTTGGCTCTGCCATTGAATTGTTGCCGGTTGAAGATTTTGTTATTCCAGAAACTTATGTAACTGATTACAATGATAGCACTATTGCTATAGAACCGACAGATTTAGATTACCTAACAATTAGTCGCGCCAGTAAAGATTTAAATGCTTGGACTAGAAGTAATCGTTGGTTTCATGTCAGTGTACTAAATGCCACCGCAGAATACAATAATACCAGCATAGTACTTGACAACAACTTCCGTGCCAAAAGACCAATTATACAATTCCGTCCAGGTACCCGTTTGTGGAACATGGGCACTCGAGGCAAAACACCCGTAGACATTATTGACTTCTCAGAAACTGACGCACTTTCAAATGTAGAAGGTTCTACTGGTTATACTACTGATGGGTATACCTTGGTCGAAGGATCACGAGTTATATTTGCCGCAGACATAGACTTGGATGTACGTGACAAAATTTATGTAGTAAGTTTTGCGACACCAGATACTGTACCAGACCCAGATCTAATCCCTCAGCCGATTATTGTATTAACTGAAGCCATAGATGGAGCAGTTCAATTAGATGAATGCACTGTTTGTGTTTACGGTAATACTTACGCCGGAAAAACATTTTGGTTTGATGGTACTGCTTGGATTGAAGCACAACAAAAAACTGCGGTACAACAAGCACCGTTATTCAATGTATATGATGTAGATGGTGTGAGTTTTGGCAACCGAGTCAAATATCAATCGAGTGATTTCACCGGATCAAAACTATTCAGTTATGCAGTGGGGGACACCACAATTCTTGACCCAGTGTTGCAATTCCCATTACAATATTTGAACATCAACAACGTTGGTGATATTGTTTTTGATAACAACTTATATGTTGACACCTTTACCTACACAATTGATAACGTTAGTACCGTTACTCCTATAAGTTCGGGAGCCGCCAGAGAGTATGCGACTCGCACTGAGTACAACAAACTAATTGGTTGGCAAACTGCTATAGTTGAACAGCAAATTTATCAACAATTTAAATTTACGTATACAACACAAACTCTTAAACTTGATATTGCGGTAACTCCACAAACATCAATTATGTTACCTGTGATAAAAATTTATGTCGGTAGTGTGTTTATTGAACCTAGTATGTATACCTATACTGTTGGTACAGACAGTACAATTATTGCATTGACTGATACTTATTTGCCCACAGACGTTATTGAGGTACTGGCACTAAGTGAGCAGACCAGTAACGTGGGATTTTATCAAGTGCCCAATAACTTGCAAAGTAATCCTCTTAATGCCAATAGTCCTGCATTTACATTAGGCACCATACGCACTCATTACGAAAGCATCTGTGAAAATTTATTAAGTTTAACTGGGCCAATCAACGGGGCAAACAACAGTAGAGACCTTGGAAATATTATTCCTTACGGTTTAGAAATTTTACAACAAAGCAGTCCGTTGACACTGGCTGGCTACTTCATGCGCAGTCCCAGTTATAATATATTTGCATCATTGCAATACAACAGTCGTGAATATATCAAATTCAAAGCACAGATGCTTGATGCGGTGCTTACTCAAAACAATATTGCATTCAAAACCACAGCCACTATCCTTGATCAGGCAATTGCAGATATTACTCTAGGAAAATTAGACACTCAGCCATTTTATTGGAGTGATATGATTCCACAGGGTATTACCTCTTATAGTAATACCTATACTGTGGGATTGACTACTACTAGTACATTTGATACTGTGCAAGTTTACAACTATACTTCGGCAAATTATCTTGGACTTTGTGTGTATCTAAACAATGTTATTTTAACTCGTGATCGAGATTATGTTGTGGCCACCAACGGACCTAGACTTACAATCGGTGTCGCACTTGCTGTTGGTGACACAGTTACTATTAATGAGTACAGTACCACCTATGGCAGTTTTGTGCCTAACACTCCAAGTAAAATGGGCTTGTATCCCAAGTGGGAACCCGAAATTACCACACTTGTAACCAGTAATGGTACAGGTGAATTTATTATTGGACATGACGGTAGTGAAACTCCGGTATTTGGAGACATACGAGATCAAGTGCTGTTGGAGTTTGAAACCAGAATCTACAGCAACATCAAACAAGATGGCAATCCAGTACCTCTCACAATTGAAAATGTATTACCTGGCCAGTTCCGTAGCACTGAATACAGTTTTGAAGAAATTAACAATATTTTTGGTACAGATTTATTGAGTTATTGCGGTTGGAACAAATTAGATTATAAATCTCAAACGTTCACCGCCACCAATGAATTCACATGGAACTACAGTAATACTACTAATAAACTCAATAATGAAAATTTACTAGGTGCCTGGCGTGGTATCTATCGCTATTTCTATGACACACAACAGCCTAGTTACACTCCCTGGGAAATGCTAGGATTAACCACAGAACCTGTCTGGTGGGAAAGTCGTTACGGCCCAGCACCATACACCGCAGACAACTTGGTTCTGTGGGATGATTTGGCTGCTGGTCTTGTGGCCGATCCTGCGGCACCATACTATAAACCTAAATATGCACGACCTGGTCTAACATCAGTTATTCCCACAGGAACTGAAGGCGAACTATTAAGTCCACAAGACAGTGTAGTAGGCGGTGTGCCGCTCAATCAAAATATTGTCTCCAGATATCAAAAAAGTTGGGCCATTGGCGATGGCGGCCCAGTTGAAGCATCTTGGTGGAATAGTTCTGGATACCCATTCTCAGTAATGCATGTGTTGGCTGTTACTCGTCCAGCAAAGTTCTTTTCTTTGTTTGCTGATAGAGATCTGTACAAGTTTGATACAGACTACAACCAATATTTGTACAATGGTCGCTATAGATTAGATGCCAATGGTATTGAAGTATACGGCAATGATGTCAGTAAAGCCAGCTACATCAACTGGATTGTGGACTACAATAGGCAGACTGGAATTAATTCAACAGATCTGTTGACCGCTGATCTCAAGGCCTTGGATGTTAGACTATGTTATCGAATGGCCAGTTATTCGGATAAACAGTATATAAAATTAATTACTGAAAAGTCTAGTCCTAATAGCACTAACACAACGTTAACGATTCCCGATGAAAGTTACAACATCTTGTTGTATAAAAACCAGCCGTTTGATCAAATCCGATACAGTAGTGTGGCAGTGCAAAAAGTTGACGGCGGCTACGCAGTATTTGGGTATGGAACAACACAATCTTATTTTGAAATACTACAAAGTCAATCTGTGGGCAAACTACAAGAATACAGTGCAGGTGGGATCACAGTACGTGTGCCAACTTTTTATTCCGACAATGTGACACAAGTTCCATACGGATTTGTTTTTGTGAACGAAACCGCAGTGAGCGATTTCTTGCTGAGTTATGGCAAACTATTAGAAAAGCAAGGATTGACATTTACTGATCGAGTGAATGGGTATACCCTAGATTGGTCAAGAATGGTTACTGAGTTTTTGTATTGGAGTCAGCAAGGCTGGAATACAAATGCCATTATCAACTTGAATCCCTTGGCTGGTGGCCTCACAGTTACCCGCCCTGGGGCAGTAGTTGATAGTATTGTAACTGAAACCAGTGAAAACTTATTACTGGATCAAAATTCAAATGAAATCCCCACACGCTCATTAAATGTTGTTCGATTAGGCAACACGTTCACCATACAACCTCTAACTACACAAAGTATAAGTTATATTAATTTGAGATTTACCAACTACGAACACATGATAGTGTTAGACAATCAAAGTGTGTTTGGAGATTTAATATACAACCCAGTAACAGGTGCAAGACAAAGTAGATTAAATCTAGTGGCCGTAACTACTAGTGACTGGAACGGAAGTGTAGATACTCCTGGTTTTATTTTAAATCAAGACAATGTGCAGGAGTGGACTGGCCTAAAGACTTACTCCAAAGGTGAAATTGTTAAGTACAAAAATGTATACTGGTCTGCATTGACCATTGTACAACCCAGCATCAAATTTGATTTTAATGTTTGGGCACAGAGTGATTACACTCAACTTGAATTAGGTTTACTACCAAACCTGGCCAATAAAGCTGACCAATTAGCCAACAGTTATAATATCAATGCCGCTAATATTGAAACTGATAATGATTTATTATCGTACGGCTTGATTGGTTTTAAACCTCGACAATATCTGGCCGCATTGAATCTTGATGATGTTAGCCAAGTCAATGTGTATCGTCAATTCCTAGGAACCAAAGGTACCATCTTGGCAGCCGAATTGTTCAAAGCCGCCAACCTAGGCAAAGAAGCTGCTGACTATACCATCTATGAAAACTGGGCAGTACAACGTGCAGTATACGGCGCCAATGCCAATCGCAGTTTCTTTGAATTGAGATTGAATCGTGCATTACTGGATAGTAATCCTAGTTTGGTACAGGTTGTCGTGCCACAACAATCAAGCGAAGCAGACCAAACTATTTTTCTAACAGATGTGTGGCGGTCAAGTTATAAACTTACCAGCACCGCGATTCTTCCTACCACAACTGAATTGCCCACTGACGTTGGGTTGCCTTCGGCAGGGTATGTAAGTCTCAATGATACCGACATCACAGTGTTTGATATCACAAACACAGCCAGTCTGGCAGCCAACATAGATTCAATTGAAGTAGGCACAAGTATCTGGGTGGCCAAGATCAACGATTATGACTGGGGAATTTATCGTGCTCAAGCAGTACCCGGACAGATACAACACGTTTGCGACAACTTGAATGGTACAAGCCGTGTGATTTTTAATGATCAGCACGGCTTAGCAGTTGGCGATAAACTGATTATCAAATTCTTTGACAGTGAAATCAATGGCGTGTACCAGGTACTCAGTGTACCGAGCCTTGATACTGTGAACATTGCATTTGCGTTTACTAGCAATCGTTCAGTGGCAAATGGAACAGGCATTGGCTTTACATTGCAAACCATGCGAGTTGCACAAGCCAGCGATGTTGATAACTTACCATATGCTTTGAATATTTTACCTGGTGCCAAAGTTTGGGTCGACGACAATGGCGAAGGTTTGTGGGAAGTACTGCAAAAGAACAACGTGTTCTCAAGTATTATTGCACTAAGTCCAGTATTACTTGACGCAAGTGAGCAGTATGGTGCTAGTGTAACACAAGCCAGAAACAAAATTGCCGCGCTGGTAGGTAGTCCACGCTATGGTTTTAATAGTGGTGTTGCCAAAGGTGCAGTGTATGTTTATGTAAAGAGTTATAGTGATCAATACACACCAGTGAGTCCTTTGGGCACCGGTGATGCAATTCTTACGCTAGATGTTGCGGGTGTACGTGGTTATGGTAATGCTGTGGACTTTGGTAATCAATCATGGGCAGTGGCCGGAGCCAGTGCCAGTTTAGGTCCAGGCAGTGAACCCGACAACGGCTATGCCTGTGTGATCTATCGTGATCCAGTGTTGGGCGTGCCTGGATCTATCCCATACGGCCAGTGGCAGTTGCTCACACAGCCTGGCACAACTACATCAACTACTCCGGGTGCTGGAGAATTTGGTTACAGTGTGGCCATGAGTCTAGACGAGCGTTGGATGTACATTGGAGCACCCGGTTTAAATAGTGTACATGCCTATGGTTATGTTGATTGGCAAGATCAATTTGTCAAAGTATTAGCTGATGGTACAACCAAATCTTTTGCAATCAACAACGCTATACAAATCAACAACAAATATCAACTCAAGGTTACATTGAACGGTCAGGTGCAAACAGTTGATGTTGATTATACAATTGACAACAATTTTAACCTAGTTACTTTAACTAATAACCCAGGGGTGGCTACAGCAGGAAGTTTTGTTTCAGGACAAACATACACTATTCTTAGCGTAGGAACCACTAACTTTGTTGCCATTGGTGCCAGTTCAAACACAGTGGGAGTTGAATTTATTGCTACCGGAGCAGGATCAGGAACTGGTACTGCATTAGCACCAACTCAAATTGAGTTTGCACGTTACAACAGTTTTCAAATTCCTTATACTGCAACCACTTACAATCTCGACGATGCCGTCAACGCCGACGGTCGCAGAGTTGGATTATTTACAGCCACAAATATATATTCGTTCAGCATCAAGGTCAATGAAGACTTGTTACGCCCTAATATTGACTATACATTTGCCGGTACAACCGTAACTTTTACTGGATCATACGTTGCGGCTGACATTATTGTGGTCAATGCTAAAGGATATTTTGAATATGTAGACACAATTGATTCCAGCATGGTCACAGGTGGACTAACTGCTGGAGACAGATTTGGACAAGCAGTTTCATGTACCACAGATGGCCGACAAGTTTTAATTGGCACACCATATAAATCCATAGTTAATGCTATCAGTAGCGCCAGTGCATCCGGAGTTGCGGTAGCAGGAACCGCATCATATTCTAATCTTTATCAATATAGTACCAGTGGATCTGGGTATGGTGCAATATTTAATGTAACACGTACCAATCAAACATATTCAATTAGTCTGATCGAAGGCGGTCAAGATTATAATATTAATGACACTATTACTATCTTAGGAACTCTATTAGGTGGTACTACTGGTAATAACTTAACAATTACTGTTGGTACTGTAAAAACTTTTACAGAAGCTGGGTCAGTGTATGTGTTTGATCGCAATGTACAAAAATTCATCTATGGTACAGATCCTTCCAGCGTGAGTTTTACAGTGCTAGGCGGAGCACCAACAGCACCAGTAAGCGTGATTGTTAACAATCAATTCTACATCAATCAAACCAACAGTGTGATCAATAACCCTGACTCATTCACTGTGAGCGGTGATGTGGTTACCATACTTGGCGACTTGCAAATTGGTGATGTGATTGAAATTGAAACAAATCAATTCCAGCAAGTACAAGAAGTTGATCAACACGTGATTGCAGAGTTTTCAAACTTTGGACAATCTGTAGATATCTGTGCCAACAATTGTAGTCTGTATGTGGGCGAACCACAGAGCAGTCAGCAAATATTCAAAGGCGGTGTGGTTGAACGTTTTGTAAACCAAAGTCGCATCTATGGCACAATCACTGCCACAGTGGCCAACCCTACACTCACTGCTGGTAACACAATCAGAATTAACAATATAGATGTTGAAGTCCCAGTTACATATGTAAATGCAGCCGGCCAGACTGTAGCCGGTAATAATGTTAATGGTCTAGCATGGGCAATCAATAACACAGTGCCAAACGTGTTGGCCACAGTCAGCACCACTGGATATCTCACAATCAGTGTCAAGAATTCTGCGGCAGCCGCACCGTTCAACAAGGTGCAAGTGGCGCCAGGCTCAGTGGGCACAACATTTGCTGATCTAGGATTTGAAACTTTTGCCTGGACACAAACAATTACCAGCCCATATCCTGTGCAGTATGCAGGGTTCGGTAGTGCTATCAGCATCAATGACTCAGCAGTGAACTTGGTGGTTGGTGCACCACAAGGTACAATTTATCTTGAAACTGTGTTTGATGATGGCACCACAATATTTGACGCTGGTAGCACAGTATTCTTCTCGGTAATTGTGCAAAGTGGAGCAATTTACACATTTGACTATTTGCCAAGCAACACACTGACCATAACCAACCCTGGTAAATTTGTGTTTGGACAGCAAGTCAACAACAGTCAAATTGGACCATATGATACATTTGGTGCCGCAGTAAACTATACTTCGGGTGTGTTGATGATCGGTGCTCCCAAGAACGATGTTGGCGATAGTGATGCAAATTTTGGAGCTGTGTTTGTGTTTGAAAATCCTTCAGACGCACCTGCCTGGTCCGTGGCACAAATACAACAACCCACAGTCGACATTCGATTGTTAAATAGTGTATTCTTGTATGATAGAATAACAAGTGCTCGAACCGAGTTTTTAGATTTTATTAACCCATTACAAGGTAAGATACTGGGTGCGGCACGTGCCAACATTGATTACATTGGCTCGATAGATCCTGCCGCATACAACACAGGACCAGTTAATATTCAAGGTACCACGTGGTTTGCAGATCACGTGGGAGAAATTTGGTGGGACATTAGCACAGTGAGATTTATTGACCCTAATCAAGATTCAATTGTGTACGCCAGCCGACGTTGGGCACAGATATTCCCAGGCAGCGAAATTGATGTATATCAGTGGATACAAAGCACAACACCCCCTGCATCGTATACTGGTGAAGGTATACCATTAAACTCTGCATCTTATACGGTTAACACAAATCTTTCACAAGATGGAACATTTGCTACCTATTATTATTTCTGGGTTCGTGGCATCACAGTGACAGCAACTCAATTGGGCAAAACGTTGCCAGCCATCACAGTTGCATCATATATTGCCGATGCCAAGGCTAGCGGCATAGCCTATCTAGCACCAATCAATGCCAGTACAATTGCATTATACAACAGTGCTGACTATATTTCTGCTAGTGATACTGTTATCAGTATTGAGTACGACCGCGAATACACCAACGATAATGTACACGTTGAATATGAGTTGATTCCACAAGATCGTGCTGATGGATTCTTGAGCGACGGTCTATACCGTAAGTTACAGGATAGTTTCTGCGGAGTAGATACATTTGGTAACAAAGTGCCAGACCCTAATCTTGGTCCTGCAGAACGTTATGGAGTACAATTCCGTCCACGCCAATCAATGTTTGTAGATCGTTTTGCGGCACTAAAAAATTATTTAAAACGTGCAAACGTTGTGTTGGCACAATATCCCATTAGCGAAAGCAGAAGTTTCAATTTGCTCAACAGCAGTGAGCCCATTCCGCCACAAACCGAAATTGTGAACAACGTCACTGTAACCAACTGGAATCTACAAGTGGCCAATTTGGAAGTACTAGGATTTCAAACACCATTCTGGTCTAATATCAGTGGATCAATACCTTTAGGTTACAAATATCTTGTGACCACTGACAGTAGTCAACGCGGCTTATGGACAATTTATACTGTTCAAGAAAGCGACACTCAAGCCAACACAAGAGTGCTAAAACTAACACGAGTACAAGGTTACAATACCCCCGATTATTGGAGTTATATCAATTGGTACCGCCCGGGATACAATTCTAGCACTAAAATCGTAGTCGAAGTGTCCACATACTCAGCATTGGCCACTCTTACTGTGCCAGTTGGTAGTAGCGTTAAAGTTACTGCTAATGCCCAAGGCAAATTTGAAATATATTTAAAAACTAACCTAGGTTGGGAACGGGTGGCACTGCAAGATGGTACCATTGAGTTTTCTGCAGAACTTTGGGATTATGCTGTGGGTCGCTTTGGATTTGATGTTGAAGTTTATGATGCACAATACTTTGATCAAGAACCAGTAACAGAAACCCGCAAAATCATCCAAGCCATCAATGAAGAATTGTTAATAGATGACCTAGCAATTCAACGCAACAAGGCCTTGGTGCTGATGTTTAACTTTGTGTTGAGCGAATTTTCTGCACCTGAATGGTTGGTCAAGACCAGTTTAATTGACGTGGATCACAACATCCGTCAATTGATTCCTTATCAAAATTACACAATCGACAATCAAGAGTTTGTTAGTGATTACATTCAAGAAGTCAAACCTTATCACGTGAGTATTCGAGAATTTAACTTAAAGTACACTGGATTTGATGAATTCTTTGGAGACTTGACCGACTTTGACGTACCTGCTTATTACAATACGTCTTTGGAAATACCTAAATTCACAAGTCCAATCTTGTTGCCATATGACCATGGCACTGCGTTTAATTCTGGAACCAATACGCAAAGTGATTTACCAGCAACTAGCCCTGTGTGGAGTACATGGCCATACAATCAATGGTACAGTAATTATTTGTTGGTGCTTGACAGTGTGGAAATTATTGACGGTGGATCAGCATATACTGAACCACCAGTGGTTATAATTACAGGTGATGCATTGATACCAGCAGAGGCCACTGCGGTAATCAGCAGTCTAGGCCGAGTAGTAGCCGTAAATGTTACCAGTTCAGGATCAGGATACAATCAAACTCCCACTATTACATTTGATGGTGGTAATGGTGTTGCGGCCCGTGCCTACGCTAGAATGACCAACAATCTTGTGCGCAGTTTCCGCACAGTAATCAAGTATGACCGTTTTCAATATTTTAGCGATGTGTTGACTTGGAGTCCAAATGGAGTTTACTACTCGGACATGCTGGTCCGTTATGATAATCGTGTGTGGATCGCTACTCCTGCTGACTCTTCAGGTGCACCAATTGTAGGGCCGACATTTAATCTTGAAGATTGGACTGTGGTACCAGCCAAGGATTTAACCGGCGTCAATCGTACCATGGGCTATTACGTTCCTGGAGTTAATCAACCTGGGCTTGAGTTACCATTGCTGATCGATGGCGTTGATTATCCAGGTGTACAGGTCTACGGTGATTACTTCCTGAGAAATCCACTATCCATAGATGCCAACTATTCTAGTGAATTTACAGATGTCACACTAGGTGATCTGCCCACTGATATCAATGTTGATGGCGGTGAATTTATCGGCTTGTACGAAGGTCATGCTCCAGAAGAATTAATCAACGGTGCAGAATTTGACACTCTTGACTTCCGTGTTTACACACGTCCGGGTGCAGATTGGAACAGAGATGGACATGGATTCCAATGGAGCAGTGCTCGTTATACATATGATCCTGTGATCGAAACAGCATACAGTTGGGCTGGAATAACAAACCATCCAGTACAAGTATTGGTTAGCAACATCACTACTGGCACTGACCTTGCACTTGATGTTGATTACACCGTTGACTGGGTTAATCAAACAGTTTCTTTGCTGACAGCAACATCAGGCAATCAATTCCAAATTAATGTGTTTGAACTAGGTGGCGGCAGTCAATTGTACCGTGCCAATTACATTGGCGGAGATATTGGTGAGACTGTGGTGGTTCCAGTTGGATCAACAGAAATTACCAGCATTGCTGTGTTTGTAAATGGCGCCAATGTTGATAGCGTGACCTGGACCCCATATGTCGACAGCGTCAATTGGAATATACTAGATACCTACAGCAAGTTAGATATTGTCAATAACGCAGGCAATTACTACAGAGCATTACAAGATGTACCAGTTGGCACAAGCATTGCCAACGTATTGTATTGGTTTGAATTTGTCCCAACTGCTGAAAGTTTGGTGGATTTTGGTACTGACTACGGTGCCACAGACGGCATTGCCATGGTAGTATTTGGAACAACCACCATAGACGCCGGTTATTTTGTAATTGGTAAATCATACACAATTACCACAGTTGGTACAACCAATTGGACTGCTATAGGTGCCGCATCTAATACACCGGGTGTTAGTTTTACAGCCACCGGAATTGGCTCGGGCACTGGTCAAGCAAGTACTGCTTACAGTTGGAGTACTCCGCAGGTGCAATATCAAGTGGCTGATAATAATCTTGTGACTAACAAGATTGTCTATTTGACCAATAGTGTTCAAGGCACCAATCCAGTCAACGCAGTAGTCACCCTTGATGGATTCAGATTACAACCTCCTGCGGGAATTGAATGGATTGGCGATGACTCCAGTGTAAGTTTTGGGCTACCACAACGCCTGGGAGCGACGTTCGTACAATCTTCAATCAATGCACCCACCGATATTAGTGTATGGATTGACAACATTCTGCAGATACAAAGTGTTGGCCCAGTTACAGGTAATTATAGCGTGACTGCGTGGACCGGTAGCAACACTCCGGGACGTCAAGTGGTGTTTACAACCCCACCACCAAGCGGCGCAAGAATTTTAATTACTGTAAGTACTTTGGCCGATTATGCAATCGTCGCCAACCAGTTACAAATCTCAGCGTCAATATCATTAGGACAAACAGTTGCAGTAACCACATGGAATGATACTGCACAGTTATGGCCGTTGACCTTGGTATTCAAAGGCCCAGTCATAGACAGCATAACAGTCTCAGAAGGCTACGACGAAACCAACTATAGTCCAGATACAATAAATAACGCTCCTGGGTCGTTTGACTATTCTGCAGGAAACACAATATACAAAAACAATTTCTATCTAGAAAGAAGTTTGAATAATGCCAGCAGACTTTGGGTAACACTGAATACAGGATCGGGTGGAAAAAGACTATTTGAAGGTATAGATTATACTGTGAGTGGTGATTACTTGATATTGGCCAGCGGCGTAATTGGTGTCAGCGATGTCTTGGTGGTTGAAGCATTTACCAATAGCATTGTGCCCGAAGCAATGGCCTTCCGCATATTCCAAGACATGCGTGGAGTACAGGCCACCTATAGAATTACAGAAGCCACAACCACAACACTGGCACAAGATTTATCAAGCACAGCCGACATTGCTTATGTTACCAATATACAAGCATTGAGCGAGCCGGATCTAGCAACCGGTATTTTTGGTGTAATCACAATCGATGGTGAACGTATCATGTATCGTGAACGCGATATTATATCTAGTAGCATTTTGGGACTCATGCGCGGCACAGCAGGTACAGGTGCCTCAGATCATACTACTGGCACCGATGTATATGACATGGGTCGCGGCAACTTATTGCCTGAACAGTTCCAGAACTACATTGTGAGCGACTCGACTCTTGGAGATGATAGCACAACGGTGTTCTACGCACCCAGTATCAACGTTGCTAATTTTGAAGATTCTGCAGTTGAAGTAAATGCAATTGAAGTTTACGTAGGCGGAATACGCCAATACGCTGAAAGTAATGACGGTTCAACACTGATTACAACGCCAAGCCAATACAGATGGAATTGCACCAATGGGGGCGGGGACAATACTCCACTTACAATTGAGTTTGTTGTAGACTACAACGTTTCCCCACCATTACTACCGCCAGCGTCAGGAGTAGAAGTTACAATCCTGGTGCGACAGGGAGTGACTTGGTATGCACCCGGAGACGGTACTGCAAGTGATGGAATCGCACTACAAGATACCGAAACGCAAGCCGCAAGGTTCTTGCGTGGGTCATAAACAAGGTAAATAAAAGACCATGTCAAATACACAGCAAAATTACACAGTTGAGCCCAAAAAAGAGCAAAAGCCCAGCAAACCCAACGAGACCGGCACCGTTAATGTGCAAGGGCATTTTAGAGTGTTTGATCCAAAAACACAAAAGACCTATGTGGAGGGACGAGCATGATAACCCCGGGACTGGCAAAAATTACTGGGCATGTCAAAATTCATGATCCCGCAAATGGCGAAATATTCTACAACGATCACAATGCTATTCATTACGAAAACATCAGTGTTGCAATGGCTCAAAGCCTAGCAGATCGTAACTTGGGTTACATTTATCAAATGGCATTTGGCAATGGCGGTAGTAGTGTAGACCCCACAGGCGTTATCACATATTTGCCCCCAAATACCACAGGACAAAGTGCATCACTTTATAATCAAACCTATCAAAAAGTAGTTGACGATAATTCAGCCGCTGATACAGATCCAGAAAATAACAAAATGACTGTGTTGCACACAGCAGGAAACACCTACACTGATATTTTGGTAACTTGTTTGTTAGACTACGGTGAGCCACCTCAACAGCAGGCATTTGATAACTCAACCAATTTTAACGGTGAGTTTGTGTTTGATGAACTGGGTCTTAAAACATGGAATGGCTCTGTTACTGACCTACGCTTGATTACTCACGTGATTTTTCACCCAGTTCAAAAGAGTTTGAATCGTCAAATTCAGATCGATTATACACTTCGCATACAGACTTTAAGCAACATAAATGCTGTATAAATATAAGAACAGAGAATAAACATGGCATATACAATTAATCTTACAGACGGCAATGTTTTCGCTACCATAACAGACGGCACCTACAATCAAAGCAGTAGCGTGACCTTGGTAGGTAAAAACTATGCTGGATACGGTGAATTTTTAGATGAAAACTTTATCCAAATGCTGGAGAATTTTTCAAATACCACAGCCCCGGTCGCTCCACTAACTGGCCAACTTTGGTGGGACAAGACCAATAGTTTACTCAAAGTTTACAACGGTACAACTTTTAAAACATTAAGTTTCTCAACAGCAAGTTCCTCGCAACCCACTTCGAACGTGGTTGGTGATTTGTGGTATGATACTACCAACCAGCAGGTCAAAGTGTGTACAGCAGGCGGGACGCCAGGTACTTTTATTGTAGTAGGCCCAGCCTACTCCAGCAGTCAAGGCACCACAGGTGCCATCCCCGAAACAATCTATGATACATCCGGGTTCCCTCACTATGTTACCACTCTTTATTCAAACAGCGTAAGAGTTGCTATTTTCAACAGTGATGTTGACTTTACTGCGGCTGCACCAGTTTCAACTCTATTCCCCACAGTTTACAAAGGTGTGACATTTAGTAATTCTACTGGTACCAACATGGCCGGTAATCTTGTGAGTTCTGCCAATTTGGTTGTGACCACAGGCGGCACAACCAGAGCCATTTTTACCACCACTGGCGCCAACATCAGTGGTTACGGTAACGTAACTGGCAATATCACTGGTGGCAATATTCTAACAGCCGGCGCGGTATCAGCCGCTGGTAACGTCACAGGTGCTAACTTTATTGGTAACGTGATTCCTCCAGCAGGCGGTGCAGTAAGCACAACTGGTAATATCACCGGTGGTAATATATTAACTGGCGGAATAATTTCAGCAACTGGTAACATAACTGGTAACTTTATCAACGGTAATGGTTACTTCTTGACCGGTATTATTACATCAGTTGCTAATATTAACAATGGCACAAGTAACGTAAACATTGCCGCAGCCAATGCCAACATAACTGCAAGTGTTAACGGCACACCAAACGTGGTAATAATTACTTCAACCGGTGCCAACGTTGCTGGATATGCCAATATTACTGGCAATGTCTCAGCCAACTATTATTATGGTAACGGTTCCACACTGAGTGGTATCAGTGCCGCAGCCAGCGCGGCGCAAATTGAAAGCGGAACATCAAACGTAAAATTTGCCAGTGCAGGTGGTAGTGCCACAGTCAACATCGGTGGCACCTCTAATGTGGTTGTGATTGATACTACCACAGTATATGCCAACGTGGCCAACGTACAAAGCATTGCCAAAGGTGGCACTAATGCTGTGGGCAATATTGGTAGCCCAACTGGTTATTTCAACAACATATATGCCGCTACTTACACAGGAACAACAGCCAACATAAGTGCCAACATCACGGGTGGTAACATTTTAACAGGTGGATTGATCTCAGCAACCGGTAACATCACAGGCGGTAACTTGACTGTGTCAACTGGAAACGTTGGTGCAGGTAACATCAACAACAACAACTCAAACGGAGTTGGCAACATTGGCTCAGCAAGCACCTATTTTAACAGATTATTTGCTACTGCTACCACAGCACTTTATGCTGACGTTGCAGAACGTTTTGCCGCAGATGAAGTGCTGGAAGCAGGTACTGTGGTTGAACTGGGCGGATCAGCAGAAATCACCCGATCCCTCACAGAATTAAGCGAAAATGTGTTTGGCGTGATAAGTACTAGAGCGGCATACTTGATGAATGGCGGCGCTGGCGAAAACGACACACATCCTCCAGTTGCAATGACCGGACGTGTCCCAGTCAAAGTAACAGGTGTAGTACACAAAGGCGACAGATTGGTTTCAGCAGGAGCAGGCATTGCCAGAGCGGCACAGCCCGGAGAAGCCACATCATTTAACGTGATTGGGCGAAGCCTGGTTGACAAACTGACCCCAGAATCAGGTACAATTGAAGCAATTGTGACCATCAAGAATTAATTAGGAAAAGAAAATGACATATTCAAGCGGCGGATTAATACAAGCAACAGACTACAATACGTTTACCACCACTGCAGGTGGATTGAACGATATCTGGGCCACAGGATCAGGCGACAAAGGTTGGGGCCAAACTGCTTTTACCGCAGCCAACACCGCTGATACCGTTACAGCCACACAATGGGCACAGTTGGTCAACAACTTGGCCACATCAGGCAGTCAAACCAATACCACACTCACATCAAGATCAGCACCCACAGCAGGTACCACAATTGGTATTTTGGCCAATGTGAGTGCCGACATTACTTCAGTAACTACCAACCGTAACAATGCCGCGGCAGTGGGCACAGAATACGGAACATTTACTGGCACCGTTTCTAAAACCACTGCCACCGGTGCAGGCACCACAGCATGGTCTTTTACTTGGATACAGACCCTTGCATTTCCCAGTGCCAACCAGGCACGTTATTTCTGGAATGCCGGTGGTCGTGTTAGACTGCAAATGAGTAAAACATCAACTGGCACTGACATTGACCCAGATTGGAATGCTTTTGTTGCCAAAGTTGGATCAATTTATATTACTGGAGCGGCGGCCAGCAAAACCATTGCCGGCACTGCTTACACAGGCACAACCAGAATTGGTGGCACAGGCGGTACACAAACTACCTTGGCCACAGCCACAGGATATTATGCGTTGACATCAACCCCAGTGACCATATTCCTGTTGGCCAATGACACTGCTCCGTACACTGGTGAAACAATTACAGTCACTGCGGCAGCGGGTAGTGCAACCGATTTGACACTTAATATCACCTGGAGTCAACCAGCAGTTTCGGGTGCAGGACAAACAAACAACATTTCAGGTGGCACTGCAACCACAAGCCCCTCAACCACAATTACAGGCACAGCACCTACAGTGTTGTGTACCTATATTCCACCATCGACAACATACTTGAGTAACACCTGGGGCACACCAACTATCGGCTCCACCGGTCCTTAAAATTACATTTGGGTATTCAAGAGGTAGACTTCTACCTCTTTTTCTTGTATAATCTATCTATGGAAACTGAAAAACTTGTGGCCCATGCACGGGCTCGATTCGATCATGCGGCCGCAAGGCGCACCCTAAAAGAAAAGTACGAAGCCCGAATGTTGTTTGCTCACGCAGACGGCATGTGGCGAGCTGGGCCAGAACTGCAATGTGTGTTGTTGGCCTGTGCTCAAGACACGGATGTTGTGTTGTTAGACCTGTACGAAACTCCTGTGCGAGTAAACGTGCCTGAACTGTTTGCAAAGTCGCATGAACGCTGGCAAGAACAAATGAATGCCTGGCGTGTGGAACACGAAAACCTCAACCGTAACCGATGACCACAGGCGCACTGATATTTGCTTTCAACAATGAATCAACCGACTACGTTGCTATGGCTGAGTGGAGTGCTAGAAACATTCGTAGGTGGCTCAACATTCCCACTGCCATCGTCACAGATGTTGATGCAAGAGATCCGCGACTTAGCGGATTCGATCAAGTTATTCCGGCAACGGCAAGTGCGGGAGGAACACGTTGGTTTGAGGATTATCAAGCGACTGTTACATGGCACAACGCAGGTAGAACTGATGCCTATACTCTTAGTCCATGGGATCAAACGCTAGTACTAGATGCTGACTACGTGGTAGCCAGTGATCAACTAAAGATCCTACTCGATAGCCGTCAAGAGTTTTTGGCACATGCTAGTGCGTATGACATTACTGGTACAAACAATTTTGCAGGACTCAACGACTACGGGGAATATCGGATGCCCATGTCCTGGGCCACTGTGATGATGTTTAGACGCAGTACCCATGCAGAACTCATTTTTCACTGTATGCAAATGATCAAGAATAACTGGCGACACTATAAAGATTTATATCAAATTGCCAGTTCAACCTATCGCAATGACCATGCACTGAGCATAGCATTAAATATTGTGAATGGACAAACATTACAGCACACGAGCATACCCTGGAGTCTGGCCAGCGTCACACCTGAACATGTACTAACTAGAACTGCCAAGGATTGCTACAGAATAGATTACGTGGACCAGGAAAAACGCCCACGTTGGACCATACTACGTAATCAAGACTTTCATGCCATGGGAAAACAGCACCTGGAGAAATTAATTGAAGCCCATTGAAGAACAAGGCTACTTGATAGTAGCAACCAATACGCAAAACACGGACTATGTGAATTGTAGTGAAACTCTAGCCAAAACCATCAAGTACTGGCATCCTGATGCACGGATATGCTTGCTGACCAACGAAACCCGTGAACCAGATCATTTGTTCGATCATGTGCGCGAGTTTCCGTTCCCGATTGATGTGGCCAATCCTTATGCCAACGACTGGCAGGTGTTCCATGCCACACCATTCCGTGAAACAATCAAACTAGAATCAGACATGCTGATCACCAGTCCCATTAATCACTGGTGGAACCTGTTGCGTCACCGTGATGTTGTGGTATCCACAGGCTGTAGAGACTGGAAAGATCAACGAGCCAGTGCCAGACATTACCGTCAGGTGTTTGATGCCAACAATTTGCCGGATGTGTACAATGCCATAACCTACTGGAGACTGAGTGCAACAGCACAAGAGTTCTTTGCTACTGTGCGCAACATATTTGAAAACTGGCCTCAATATCGTGCCATGTTAAAGTTTCCTGAAGATATGCCGTCAACAGATGTGGTATACGCTATTGCGGCCACCATTGTAGGCACAGAAACCTGTACCATGCCATTTGCCAGTTATCCCACAATTGTACACATGAAGCGACACATTATTGCCGCCAAGCGAGATCCTTGGGTAGATGAACTCATATGCGAATATCGAGACTATGAATTGCGAGTAAACACAGTGGTGCAACGTGGCGCATTTCATTACAATGTTAAGAATTGGCACCATGAACGCTGAAGAATTTTGGGCCATACTACATGCCATGCCCGAACCCCAACCTGTATCCTGGCGCCTGTACTACAATGCGGCAGGCGAACCAATAACCTACAGCATGGAACATTTGCCCGGTACATATATTGAGGTTGATGCTGAGACCTATGCACGATCGCCTATGAATGTTCGAATCAAAAATGGGCAATTGATTGAATTGAAATCTGCTGTGCGCAGACTTGTGCCCAGTGATTCAGGAACACCTTGTTATCCCAACAACGTGGCCATAGTAGTTGACAAGGCAGAACCACACCAACTCTGGAGTATGAAAACACATGAATCCTATTGACATAGCAGACCTAGACTGCATTTACCTATCGTATGATGAACCTGAAAAAGAACAATATTGGATACGCATTAAGAACATGGTGCCTTGGGCCCGTAGGGTCGATGGTGTGCTGGGAAGCGATGCGGCGCATAAAGCCGCGGCCCTGGCATCTGACACCGAAAGATTTATCCTTATTGATGGAGACAATATCCCCGACCCGGCGTTTTTTAATCAAACGCTTGATTTTCCTACACCTGAACATGAGCAGGCTGTGTTCCGATGGCGGGCTCGCAACCATGTAAACGGACTCATGTATGGCAACGGCGGACTCTCATCCTGGACTCGAGAGTACGTGTTAAACATGCGCACACACGAGAACACAGACGGGCGTGATGAAACTGTGGTGGAGTTTTGCTTTGATCCGCTATACTGGGCCATGCATGACTGTTACTCAACAACATATCCTAACCAATCACCATTTCATGCCTGGCGTGCCGGCTTTCGTGAAGGTGTCAAGATGTGTTTAAATCAAGGCACCAAACCCACCATACAAGACTTTAAACAACGTGTGCATCAACGCAACCTGGACAACTTGACCATATGGCACAATGTGGGTGCAGATGTTGAAAACGGCATGTGGTGCATTGCTGGTAGTCGCATGGGCACTTATATGACCATGCTCACAAATGTGGATCATGTGATGGTGCAGGACTTTGAAAAATTACATGAATTATGGGATACTGTAAAAGATTCAGACCCACGCTTGCTGGCCAATCGTGTGGCACAAGAACTAGGCACAACATTAGACTTGCCACTGGCCATGTTGGAAGCCGAACAAAGCCAATTCTTCAAACATCATTATCGATCAAACTTTGCCAACCGTGGTATCATGGTCAGAGAGATTGACATCATTAGACGGCAGGAGGGCTGGTAATGTTAACAGTATTTGAAAATGCAGTCACTAACAGTGAAATAGCACACCTGCAACAACAGTTTGCTGAGTTAAAGGCCCGAGTTGAATTTAATGACACATACCTCATAACCAATCCGGATGAAATACGTGAATTGTACCACTTGGAATCTGAATCATTAATACAACAAGAACGAGTTAGTATAAATGCATATCCTGTAGCAGAGTTGGTTAGGAGCATAGTCAATAGAATTTTGCCTGCACCTTTAAAAGACTCCATCTCTATTATGTTTTCAAGATCAGTCTACCCAGTTGGAATACACACTGACACTGATGAAAGAGATCATCAAGGGCACACTATCATGATACCACTAACATCAGATGATCGCATTAAGACCTTGGTCTGGCAAGAAACTGCAATAGCGCAAAAGGGACTGAATGAGATATTTCATCGTTTTCAAACCGATATCAAAAGTTTCACACCACAGCCTCGGATTTCTAATAAACTCAATTTGAGAAATTGTTGGATGGGTCGACCTTCTATTGTAGATTTTTTACAACTAGACGGTGTAGCAGAATGGCGTACAGGCTCCATATTTAAATTTGAACGTCAACAGTTGCATGCCAGTAACAACTACAGAGAATTTGTTGACTTTAAAGACTATGTTTTAATACACAACGACGAATGACAAAAATATACGTTGACGGGTGTAGTTATGTTTATGGCCAAGGCCTTGATCGAAGCAGTTCTTTAGGTGCATTGTTGGGCGCCACTACTGATAATTCACGCCCGGCCAAGAGCAATATTGCAATATCCGAAGATCTATATCATGCTGTAAAACTGGATTACGATTGGTATATTGTGGGTTATACATTTTCTAATAGATACAGTTTTTCGCTTGACCGCAAGCCAATTGACATATACTCAAGCAACGATGAATATGTATTGGAGTTTGAACAAGATGAAATACAACTAAAGCAATTGCACCGATTATACTATTACTTTTCTGATGTCAGCAAGTTAGATCAGCGCAGTGATTACCTGGTGGATTCCTCTATTGCATTACTAGAACAGCAAAATAAAAAATTTGTAATGTTCAGTTGGGAACCGCGCACAATCATAAACTCAGAAAAAATATTTTACCCTAGGCAATTGATATCTAACGACTATTGCCAATCTCAAACAAACCGTCATTTGACTGAATCGGGCATGCAACTTTTGGCAAACATTATCCGGGAAAAAATGTGAAAAGTGTGTTCATGACGTCAGCAGAACAAATGCAGGCAAACCTAGGACCTGCATTGTGTTTAGCCAAGTGGAAGCAGGTCTCTTTACACTTGCCCACAGGACTCAACAACTCATGTTATCACCCACCGTTGCATGCCATTGACCCTGTGGAAATACAGTTTGATCCAGGGGCACTACACAATACCTCACACAAAAAAGCACAGCGTCAGATGATGCTGAGTGGTGAACGACCTGCAGAATGTTCCTATTGTTGGAATATGGAAGACCAAGGCAAACTCAGCGATAGACACTATCGTTCAGGTGAGCCCTGGGCTGCTGTGGATTTTGAACAAATTAAGAATTCAACCGGAGAAGAAAGTGATGTCATACCTAGTTATGTTGAGGTTAATTTTAACAATGCTTGTAACCTCAAGTGCAGTTATTGTAGTCCCCAGTTTAGTTCTAGCTGGGCAGACGAAGTACATCGTGATGGGGCTTATCCTACTGCCACACCACATAATGCTCCTGAACACTTTACAGGGGCTAGACGTGTTATTCCCGCTAGGGAACATAATCCCTATGTTGAAGCATTTTGGCAGTGGTGGCCGCGTTTATACCCTACCCTAGAACACTTTAGAATGACCGGTGGCGAGCCACTAATGGATCGGAATACTTACCGAGTATTTGATCATGTGATCAACCACCCATCAAAAAAACTACACTTGAACGTGACATCAAACTTTAGTGTAGAAGATGTGTTGTTCAACAAATACATGACTGCTGTGAAAACCATTTGCGACGGACGTATAGAACACTTTATGCAGTATGTGAGCCTGGATGGCTGGGGCACTCAAGCAGAGTACATGCGATACGGCATGACGTTTGATCTAGTGTGGTCAAGAGTAGATCAATACCTAACACAAGTTCCTAGTTATAACAGTCTCACGTTTATTATAACCATGAACAATCTCGGTGTGAGCAGTCTGCAACAACTGCTAGAGGGCATACTAGAACTACGCCGCAAACATTCAACAACCTATCAGCGTGTGTGGTTTGATACACCTGTGCTAAGACAACCTTCTTGGCAAAGCCTACAAATACTACCCGAATCTTATGCTCAACGACTAGAAACTATCCGAGACTGGATGAGTCAAAATTTAACCACCCAAGCAGATCCTTACAACGGATTCAAGGACTACGAAGTGTCACGCCTGGATAGAGACATTGCCTGGATGCGTAGTGCGCAGTCACAAGACCATGCCCCGGCCCGTGCAGACTTTTATAGATTTTTTGCAGAACACGATCGCAGGCGCGGCACAGACTTTTTAAAGACCTTTCCAGAAATGCGGTCCTGGTGGGCCGAATGTGAGTACCACGCCAGGTCATGACGTTGTACGTGGATCATTACTGTGAAATTGCTGATATGTTGGCACATTGGACCACGGAACAATTCTATGGTTTTGAAAAATTAGATATTGTACCCGGTGCAACCTATGTTGTGGGTCGGGTACAACTCAAAAATAATGCAGAACAAATCCGCCGCATAGTAACTGATCGCACAGCCAGAGTTGTTTTTAGCAACCCTGCAGAAGGATCTGAAACATTTGTACAGCACTTGAGACTATATGGTGTAGAAGATCTGGTTTTAAATGGATTACTGCCTGTTGTTGTAGGAGGCCCAGTACCTGATGCGTATCCACACATGTTGTACGAACACTTTTTAACACAACCATTTAGATATGAAGAAAACTGTATGGCCGCAGATCGTGTGCAAGAAATATTTGATAAAAAATCCAAACCCTACCGATTCTTTTTCTTAAATGGACGGTCAAGACCGCATCGCAGAGCACTCATAAATGAATTTGAACAGCGTGGGTTATTGGCACAAGCACTATGGACAAACCTAGACGCACACGCAGGGCCTGTTCATTTGTTGCCACCCGAATACGAAGTAGAGCAATTTCAACCGCACATGACAACCACGGAGCAGGGCTTTGTCAAAAATCAACTGTTCAACAACTTGTGGGGAGAAATATACATTCGATCTGAACCCTACATTGACACTTACTTTAGTGTGGTAACAGAAACAGTATTTGACTACCCGCACAGTTTTAGAACAGAAAAGATAGCCAAACCGCTCACACAAGGACATCCTTGGATATGTGTGGCCAACGCAGGTTTTTATAGAGACATGCGCAATTTAGGGTTCCAAACCTTTTCACATGTGATAGATGAATCATTTGATTCAATTGATAATGGGTCTGATCGAATTGCTCGCATCGCTGCCGTAGTGGATGACCTTTGTCACCAAGATATGTTACAATTACTAGCGGAGTGTGAAAGTGTTTGTAAATACAATCAGCAACACCTGCGCACTGTGAGTCACAAATGGCAACAGGAGTTGCCTGCCCGCTTTCTTGACTTCTTAACAAAGTACCCATGAATGATCTAGAATTTAAAAACACAGTATTAGATAAATTATCTGCAAGTTTTTGTGCGGCCAAATGGTACAATGCCACCATTTGGTTAGGTTCCGGCATGACCACTAGTTGTCACCATCCTCCGGCCCATTTAGTGGACCGTGATCAAGTCCAGGCCAACCCCGGGCTGTTGCACAACACTGATCAAAAGAAAGAGGATCGCCGCAAAATGCTTGCAGGAGAACGTCCCCCTGGTTGTGAATACTGCTGGAAGATTGAAGACATGGGCAAGGATGCTATTTCAGACCGTGTGTACAAAAGCAAGATATATCCTATAGAGGCATTACATGAAGCATTTAATACTGCACCCGATCACAACGTCAATCTCCGTACCTTGGAAATTGCATTTGACCGTACTTGTCAATTTGCTTGCTCTTACTGCAACCCTGCTTTTAGCACAACTTGGGTTAATGATATTCGACGCAACGGACCCTATCACAGTCTTGTTAGTGACGGGCGCAATCACTTTACCCACACCCATGATAGTGCTCAGTTGTTTAAGGTGTCAGAATCTAATCCCTACATTGATGCATTTTTTGCATGGTGGGAGAGTGATCTACATCATACCCTCCAGGAACTTAGAATTACTGGAGGAGAGCCCCTCATGTCCGCCCATACCTGGCGCCTTATTGATTGGTTTAAAACAAATCAGGGCAAAAGTCACACACGCTTGGCTATCAACAGTAACCTGGGAACCGACATTGACATTGACCGACTGCTTGCCAGCACAGCCGGAATGGCAATCGACTTGTACACATCAAATGAGTCAATATCAACTCAGGCAGAATATATACGTGACGGACTTGTATGGGACGACTGGGCCAACAACGTAGAGCGTTTGCTGGACTCGGGGCAGTTCCGTGGTATACACGTTATGGCAACCATTAACGCACTATGTCTAAGCACACTGGATCAACTGCTGGAATGCATAATGAATTGGAAACTGGAATACGGACGTGATGCCATATCATTTACATTAAATATCCTACGCTTCCCTAGTTTTCAATCACCGCTGGTGTTGCCCGAACACACACGCACAGTGTACAAGCAACGCCTGGCTACATGGCTAGAGCATTGGGTGGATAGTGACGTCATTCATGAGCATGAAGTAAATCACACCCAGCGCCTAATAGACTATTTAGATGTAGTCAAGACCCCGCACTCGGAATCATTCGACCGGCCACGATTATTGAATGATTTTCGACAGTTTTACACACAATATGATCAACGTCGTGGCAAAGACTTTGGTGCCGCATTTCCCGAACTAAAGGAATGGTATGACTCAATACCGGTATAATTCAACAGACCTGGTACGGCCAACTGAACTCACCGAACGTGAGCGTTTCCTACTAGAGGACTCTAAAACCTTCTGTATCTATCCCTGGATCCATTTACACGCATATCCCACAGGTGAAGCCTATCCCTGCTGTCATGCTGAAATGAAACCGGGCGTGGTGGGCAACTGTAGAACCAACACACTGGCAGAAATATGGACCGGCGAGCCCATGCAGAAACTACGTGCAGATATGTTGAGTGAAACCCCGCATGCGGCCTGCACACGCTGTTATGAGCAAGAAGAATCAGGGTTCTTTTCAGGACGCAAGAGTGCCAACAAACATCACGGACATCATGTGAAGAAACTGGATACCAATCCATTTGAAATGACCTACTGGGATATTCGTTTCAGTAACCTATGCAACCTAAAGTGTAGATCATGTGGACATATCTTCAGTAGTCAATGGTATCAGGACCAAGCACGACTGGCCGGACCTGAATGGAAAGAGCAGAACACAGTTCTTAACTATGCGGGACGCACCGAAACAGACATGTGGACACAACTAGAGCCCCACTTAGACTACGTGGAACAAATCTACTTTGCCGGTGGCGAACCCCTGTTGATGGAAGAACACTACCGCATCTTGGAAGAACTTGTGCGACGTGGCCGTTTTGACGTTAGATTAATATACAACACCAACTTCACGCACACAGACTTAAAAGGGCGTTCAGTATTTGAATACTGGCGACAGTTTGATAGTGTGGCAGTGGGTGCCAGTCTAGACGGCATGGGCCACGCCGGGGAATACATACGCAAAGGCACCCGGTGGTACGATGTTGTGCAGAACCGTCATAGAATGATTGCCACGTGCCCCAACGTAGACTTTTATATCTCACCCACACTCAGCATAATGAATGCCTGGCACCTGCCGGACTTTCACCGAGAATGGGTTGCAGCCGGCCTAATTCGCGCACAGGATTTGAATGTAAATATTCTTCAAGACCCCGCATACTATAGAATAGACATTGCCACCGCCGAATACAAACAAAGACTAGAAGAGAAATACCGCAAACATTTGAGTTGGATGAGCGATCGAGATCCACTACAACGTGCTACACAGGGATTCGAATCGGCCATTACCTTTATGAACTCAACAGACAACACACACTTGATAGATACATTCTGGCGCAAAACACATGAATTGGATTCGATCAGAAATGAATCTTGGCAACACGCTGTGCCAGAATTGGCAGCATTGAAATGACAGCCCGAGCCATAGGTTGTAGCCATACTGCAGGCGTGGGCATTGATCCCGTACACTGTTATGTAAATGTATTGAGCCGCAGACTTGGTCGACCCGTCATGAATCACGGTCAACCTGGTGGCAATGCAACACACATACAATCGACCCTGGTGCAGGTATTAAAACCCACTCGCCGCCCAGATTTTGTCATTGCACAATGGCCCAATCCTTTTAGACGCACAACTTGGTACAACAACACAGCACAGAATGAAAATATACAACATGACAGTGCGGTGTTTAAACAGTTGTTGCTTGCCGGTGAAAAGAATTTTTATCAACCCTGGATTGACACCATTATTGTGTGCAATTTGCTTTGTAAAACAGCCGCGGTTCCCATGGTGAACATAATGATCGAAGACATACCAATGGAATACCATCGCATGCTGACTGCTGAACAAATTGTGTTACATGTGGATAAAAAAACACCCGATGAAACATGGTTAATGGATTCAGCAGCCAGCGATAACTCTCATCATTCTGCACGTTGCCATGCTCAATGGGCGCAAAGATTACATGGAATATTAAATGAACTTACCACATGACAAATTCTGCGTGTTGCCCTGGGTCAGCCTAGAAGCCTCCCCAATAGGCTCTGTGCGTCCTTGTTGCCTGGCCGACGATGAAATCGTGGACAACGCAGGCCGCAAGTTTGAATTAAGCACCGCCCGCTTTGCAGACATACAAAACAGTGATCACATGCGCAGTTTGCGCCAACAATTTCTTGACGGTGAGCAACCACAGACCTGCCGCAAGTGCTGGAGTGAAGAACGTGCTGGTCGTACCAGCAAACGAATGCACACCTTGGATAGATTAAAGCACATGGGCATTGGGTCAGAATTCACAGCAGACGCCAAGCCCCTGATGTTCCTGGACCTTAAACTGGGTAACATTTGCAATCTTAAATGCCGCATATGCGGATCCTGGAGTTCTAGCCAATTTGCCGCAGAAGAAATTGCACAACTGCCCCCAGAAGAAAAGAAAAAGTCACACGCTTATACTATGCTACGGGCTGGTGCTTGGCCGCAGGAAAATCCTCAATTCTGGGATCAAATTGATACTGTATTAAATGACATACGCTATATAGAATTCACCGGCGGTGAGCCATTCATGATTGACGAACACTTTGAAATGTTGCAAGGCATTGTGGATCGTGGCATTGCTAGGCAGGTTGAAATACACTACAATACAAATGGCACACAGTATCCCGAGCTGGCTGCAGAAATATGGCGTCATTTCAAGACAGTAGAAATAGCATTCAGTATAGATGATGTAGGTGAACGTTTTGAATATCAACGTAGCAATGCCGAATGGGCACTGGTGTGTAAGAACCTGGATCGTTTTCGCGATTTAAAAGAGATCTACCCCTGTATTGAACTACAGGTATGCACTACTGTGAATGTGTTTAATGTGCGTTACCTGGGCGAAGTTGCGGCCTGGCTGGAACACAATCGCGAATCATTCAACTTTGTATACTGGAACATGATGCATGATGCCTGGTATTTCTCTATCTCTTGCTTGCCCGACACTGCCAAGCAGGCAATTTCAGAATATCTGGATTCAGTAAAGACCATTTATCGTGAAGACTTTGATCGCATACGAGACTTCATGATGGGCGGTGCATCAACAGACGGCTTTATCACAAGAATGAAAATTGCTGACCTGGACCGTAAAAGAAATCAAGATCTACGTGTGATAGCACCAGAGTTTGCACAATTAATTGATTATGTCAAAACCTAAACTGTTGATTGCTGACTCGGGCTTGGGAGAACCCTGGCTCATGCCCATGTTTGATCAGTGGTTTGATTGTGAAAACTACCGCTCAGATCGTGTGTACAATCCCAACATCTTGGTGGTGGTGGACAACCGTTACGATGGACTAGATCTTTACAATCAAATACAAGCACACGGTCATCGCATAGTACTTCCTTATCTAATAGACAGCAATGTAAACAATCCCAGTAAAATCATCAACAATGAACTGGTGCTACATGCGCCTGATTGGGTATGGATTCAGGAAAGCCTGCATTGGCGCTATCTCAATTATCATCAGCCAAGAGCGCCCGCAACACCCTCACGATTCTTTTTGCTATTGATGAATATCGTTCGCGCACACCGTGATCAACTCAAAAAGTGTGTGGCACCATATCTGGACCAGAGTTTGCACAGTTATGTAGAGCGTGGTGTTTTTCTTGACGGGGATGAATTTGTTGTCGGACGACTCAATGCAGGCACCGCAAATGATCGATTTTACTGTGCTGAATGGTACGCTCAAACCTGCTTTAGCCTAGTGGCGGAAACCAAAGTACAGCATGAACTATTCATAAGTGAAAAGATTTTCAAACCCTTGGCATACAATCATGCCATGATAGTGCTGGGAACACCTGGCACCCTGCAGTACATTCGTAATCTAGGATTTGAAACATTTGCACACTGTATAGATGAATCATATGATCAGGTGCTGGACTATTCCGCTAGGTTGCAAAAAATTCTGGACCTACTGGCAGATCTCTATAGAGAATTCTCAACAACAGGACAGGTATTCCAAGACACCAAAACTCAGGCCATACTTGCGCACAATCACGCAAGATTTTTTGATCAAGCCGAGATTTGCACTCGATTTCAAACACAAATAGCCAATCCCATTATGGAGTTCTTGGAATCATGAAACTGTTGTATATTTGTGGGGATAGTTTTGGTGTGCCGGACCCTGCTTATGGGCTGTGTTGGGTAGATTACCTAGCGCAACTGATACCCACACATCATGTGATCAATTTGAGCCGTGTGTGTGCCAGCAATTTATTGATAAGTCAGCAGGTAGATCAAGCCATTGCTCATGCAGATCAGATCATTGTACTATGCACAGCCAGTACCAGAAGTCAAACACGACTGAATGGACAAGTTGTCCCCTACAGCATACACAGTCTTGACGCAACCACACCATTTAGTGCTGATCAATTAAGCATATTGCAGAGTCACACACGTGAGTTTTTTGATTTAGACTTGTGCATTTATGAAAACAAGTGTATAATAGAAAGTATGTTACAACGACTAACGGATAGCAATCAACCATTTTTGTGGGATCAGGGCGGATTTGAACATGCTCATTATGGTGGCACACGCAAATACTTTTCAAAATGGTCGTGGTGTCGTAGCAGTAGAAACTTGTGGGACTACACAACCACAAGACAACACAGACCCTATTATCACATAACAGACGATGGGGTGCATCGTGAAGTGGCCCAATACTATGCAGGATGGATCCATGCACAAACCTGACACCATGTGTCTAGCACCCTGGGTGCATACCTATCTATCACCGCAGACCGAGCGCAGAATGTGCTGTGCGTCGCGAGAACCTGCGCAGAACTTTGAGCAGTATATAGATACTGCCGCAGGCACAGGTCGATATATACCCGTGACTCTTGAGATGCATTGGAACAGCGATCACATGCGATCAGTACGGCGCAGAATGATGGCCGGAGAAACACTACCAGAATGCGAGGTTTGCAATGACCGGTTACTCAATGTCGCCGTATACCGAGATTATTTTGGGCACCTGTTCCAAGGAAGACTTGAAGAAATATGGAATACCACTGACCCAGATGGATCGACTCGTATGCGCCCTGTTTCATGGGATTATAGGTTCAGCAACCTGTGTAATTTCAAATGTAGAACCTGTGGCGACATGCTATCCAGTTCATGGGAGAGTGAACAGAAACAGAACAACATGGTTGACTGGACAAATCCTAAAAACAATTGGATGCGAAACGATATACGTGCCGAAATCTCACACTTTCAGGATAGTCAAATTGAAACCGAATTCAGTGCGGCTGTTGAGCAACATCGAGTAGAAGAAATCTATTGGGTAGGGGGAGAACCGCTGATGTACGAACAGCATTGGAGGTATATGAAAAGAATTATAGAACTAGGAGATGGGGAGAAACTATATGCAAGATACAATACTAATCTTAGTCGCGTGGATTATCGTGGTTGTAATTTATACAGCGATATTCTTTCGTTTGTTCGCGACTGGCAAATCTGCGCCAGCCTTGACGGAACCGGCACCACAGGTGAGTACATACGAACAGGCCTGGACTATAGTGCTTTTTTAAGCAACTTTCGTCAAGGATTAGAGATAGCAACTAACCCCAGACAAATGCGCCTGGACTTTACACTCACACTGCCGGGCATGATGGAAGTGGATGCAATGAACGCTTTAGCAAGAGAACTGGGTGTGGAGATGCTGGCCAAGGTCATATTCAGTTTCTCGCCTGATATCATATTGAGCCCATTGGCACTACCTAGAGAGTTATTGGATCCATGGGTTGACGAGTTAGCAGGCCGCTCCGCAGGCGCCATGCGTGATGTACTGCTACAATTAAAGACCCGTCCATGCTTTGAAGAACAATGGCCGGATCAATATCAAGAAGGGCTCTCTAAAGGCAAAGCCCGTGTGTTACAACTAGAACAAATAAGAACACAATCAGTGACAATGACAGATATCCTGGGCTCGCGTCCAGAAGTATTAGAATGGTGGATGAAAATTGCTTGATTCAATTGAAATAGACTTGCGCGGCGCAAATGATATATTGACTGTGTATATAGACGTTGCGGACAACAGCCTCAGCCGTAAATGGCTCTCAGCATTAAATGATATCTTAAAAACCAAATTACATTTGGAAAAGAACTACTGCTGGCTAGGCTGGCCTGAAAGTACTAGAACCGCTGAATATTTGTGCATACAAATCAACAGAAGCATACAGGCCATTAACGCCAGCAATCTAGATTATTGTATACAAGATTTCTTTAGCCCCAGCACAGTGATTCAAACAGATCTAGATATCAATCACGATCGAATGAATCAACTGCACAAGTATTTTGAAGACCTGCAGGGCACAGCAGGCGCCATGAGCACATATTATGATTCAGCAGATGATCACACACGCTGGCACATACGGCAATTAAACTTGTTGTGTCACGAACTAGAGAGTCTTGTGCTGAGTATGCGCAAGGCGGTACAGGCCCCTGAATGGCGCAGACCCAGTCAACTCATGTGTTGGTTAAATGCACCACGCTACGAATTAGCACCCGAAGACCAGGAGTTATTTGGTATACAAGCAATCAATAGAAAACTGGGTGGTGTATATGTGGGCGTAAATAAAGCAGTGGGCAAGCATCACTGGGAGGTGTTTCAAGATGAAGGTAGGGATTCAAGAATTTCCGAATTGGTTACAACTGGGCTTCGGACACAGACTCAAGCGGCTGGTGATTTTGATATTGAATGGGCCCGTGATCCCAGCGAATACCAATGGCAAATTAAAAAACTGGCAGAATTTCGACTGTGGCTTGAACGGAATGGATTCAACCCTGATGACCCCGGTCTCACAATCGGTCACCCTCAAGTCGGGCAAGTTGATCTTGAAAGGTCGTTTGGTACACAAAACTACCAAGTAATCTGGTCGCAACTAGCCAGTTATTTAGACGTTGTTACTGTGCGTACCAGTGCCGCCCAGGCCACTTATGACTACCATTGGAGCGACACAGACTACCAACTGCAACAAATACAGGCATTAAATGCAAGACATAACAGTTAATGATTATTTAACATGGGAATATTCCACAGATCCTGACATACAATATCTCAATTGTCCGGCACCCACATCCATGCACAATCACATACCCGAATGGTTCAAAAATCAAAAGGCCCGCAAACAAGAAATCAACATAGCCGATCAACAAACTATTAGAAACTGCCTGGGGTTCCGCGGACTTGCTACCCTGGGTTATACTATTCCTTTACCAGAAGAACTCACAGGCCATGACACATATTTCAGCCGAGGTCGACTGCACCCTGAAATGCTATATGGAACCCAATGGGCCAATCAAGGCTCAGAACCCTGGACCACAGATGACACCAGTCTGTATGAATACCGTATTAGACTACTGTATTGGCCTTGGCGAGCACGAATGTCCCCAGGCTGGCGCTTGTTGATCTTGCCTTATCTATTAGATTGGTCAAATGATTGGAATGAATTTGCCGGCATAGTAGAACCCAATTATGAAGTTAACTTTGGTAATAGTATAGGTGTTGGATTAAAATGGACTCAACCCATTGATCATAATTACAACTACTACAACCTAGAAACAGTGATGGCATACAAACGATCAGTCACTGTGACAAAGGGCACTGTGACTTTCTGTGCAGTTCCTTTGTATGACCCTGAACTAGCCGAGAAACAACTATGAACTGGATTAAACGAATTTGGAATCGAATTGCATTGGAAATACGCTATCGTAAAAAATTACGAGAGTTGCGCAAACGAGATCCATTTATCTACAAATGATATATTGTATAGGTGATAGTTTTACATATGGACATGGTCTTGAAGATCCAGATAAAACCGCTTGGCCTATTGTATTAGGGACATTATTAAATCGTCCTGTTACTAATCTTGGAAAATCCGGGTCTGGTAATACTCGAATTGTTAAACGTACAATAGATGTAGTGTTTCGCGACGATACGGAATTAGTGATACTGGCCTGGGTTGGCCCACATAGAATAGAATTTTTTGATAAAACACCTTACGACATCTGGCCCGGACAAACTTTTAGAAAAACTCCTAATGAAATAGCAAAAGCACTTACAATAACACAAAATAATCAATTTGATTTATGGTTGTGTAGAAAGTGGTTGAGAGATATTATCTTAACACAAAATTTATTAAAAAATCAAAACAAAAAATATCTAATGGCCAGAGCTTGGGGTGCGTGGGAACCATTGGCAGGTACTGAAGATCTATGGAACAAAATTGATTGGAACTATTTTGTAGGACACCCAACTACTACTAGAAATACAGACTATGAAACGTTTGGCTATTGGTATACAGATATACCATTGGTACTTAACCATCCATCAGAATTGGGTCATCAAAGAATAGCAGAAAAATTTTATGAATATATTAGGAATTTCGGCTGGATTTCATGATGCGGCAGCCACAGTGATCTCACCTGACGGGGAGATATTGTTTGCTGGCCATTCAGAACGGTACTCAAAAAAGAAGAATGACGAAAACTTCTGTACACCATTGATTAGAGAATTAGAAAACTACAACCCAATTGACACAGTGGCATATTATGAACGCCCGATAATGAAACAGTTACGTCAATGGTACAGCGGTCAAGGGATTGAGTGGAACCGACTCAGTGTGAAGAAAAACATACACGATCAAATAGGTCATGCTAATTGGCAGGATCTTAAACACTACAAAAATTATAACCATCATTTATCGCATGCGGCAGGGGGCTTTCAAACGTCGCCATTTGACCGTGCCACAGTAGTGGTAATAGATGCAATAGGTGAATGGGACACCGTATCAATTTGGGGTGCAGAATATGATTCAAAAGGACGGGCCCGGTACAAGAGATTGTGGAGACAGATTTATCCACATTCGATTGGCCTGTTCTATAGTTCTGTTACCCAGCGTATTGGACTACACCCACTAGACGAAGAATACATCACAATGGGCATGGCAGCCTGGGGTCGTAACACCTGGTATCATGACATGCGTGAGCATGTGATTGCCAATGAGCGCGACCTTGAACTACGTCATAACTTCCACACAGGCATGAGTGCGGACTTCCTGGTAGGCGCCAGCAATGAAAACATTGCGGCTGCCGGGCAACTGGTGGCAGAGGATCTTATTCGTCAAGTGATGATTCGTGCTAGAAACACAGGATTTAGCACAAATCTGGTATATATGGGTGGGGTTGCACTGAATTGCACAGCCAACCGCATGCTAGGAGAATACTTTGACAAAATCTGGATTATGCCTTGCCCTGGCGATGCTGGTAGCAGCCTCGGTGCTGCCGCTTTGGCTTTTGGGCGTAGAGTTAACTGGAGGGACAGTTATCTCGGCCATTGCATTCCAGGTGTTTATCCTGTTAATGGGTTGCTGGATAGGCTTCTTACTGAACAGATTGTGGGGGTGGCCTCAGGACGAGCCGAGTTCGGCCCCCGCGCACTGGGAAACCGTAGCCTCCTGGCAGACCCTAGAGGCAGCGAGATCAAGGAGAAAGTAAATGCAATCAAACGTCGACAACAGTTTAGGCCATTTGCCCCGGTCATATTGGCTGAGGTGGCTGATGACTATTTTGATATGCCAGCCGGTTGGCATCATAGCCCTTATATGCAGTCAGTCGCTCGCTGCCGCCAGCCTAGTCTTACTCCTGCTGTATGTCATGTTGATGGCACCAGCCGAGTACAGACTGTGGCGCGGGATGGATCAGGCATAAGAGAATTACTAGAGAAATGGTATGTGTTAACAGGATGTCCTATGCTGTTAAACACCAGTCTAAACATACGTGGAGAACCCATGGTGAATGATCGTGCAGACGCCGATCGCTTTGAACAGTTATATAGCGTAAAGGTATGTTCATGACAGCAATAAAACAAGCAAAAACAAGATACAGTGATGCATTTTACTTCTATGCCAACGATGAAATAATTGGTCAAAGTATTGATGTATATGGAGAATACAGTCAGTTTGAAGTGGATTTTTTATTAAGTTTTTTAGGAAAAGACACTGTGGTATACGACATAGGTGCCAACATAGGATATCATACTCATGCGTTTGCCAGTCGTGCTGGACGAGTCATCAGTTTTGAACCACATCCACGAACATTTCAAATGCTAACAAAAAACACCGAACATTTACCAAATGTCACAAGGTTCAATCTGGCTGTGAGTAACTTTACTGGCCGGTCAAAATGTTTAGATTACAACATTGATGTTGGTGGCAATTATGGTGCAGTATCAGTGGACAGTGAGAACGGTGTGTTAGAAATTGAATGTGTGAGCCTGGAACAAGTGAATACATCTCTACCCGACTTGATCAAAATTGATGTTGAAGGCAGTGAATTTGCAGTGATACAGGGTTGTATGGAAATAATAAAAAAGAAACATCCAGTGGTGTATTATGAAGCACACGAAACTGTTCATCTTAAAGAAATTTACCAATTACTATCTCCGTTTCCCTATAAATTTTATTGGGTGCCTGTTAGAAATTTTAATCCAGACAATTTCAACAAACAAACACAAAATATATTTGGGGACAGCACATTACACAGCATTGTGGCCTGGCCTGATTATTTGCCTGAATTAGAACTATGGCCGGTGCAAGATGCGGATGATACTCTGGAAAAACTCTATACTCGACTAGGCAAAAATTATCACAGATAAGTTTCTAATCCACCACGTCGGCGAATGTCTTGGGTGCAACAACTAATACCGCCATCCCAGAAGTAACTGTGGCGCAGTTCACTTATGATGGGTTCAATACCATGCTTGCGGCAGTAGTCAAACACTTCCCGGTTGTGGGCACTAAAGATAACATGCGATTCGTCTAACACAAGACAGTTGACATCAAATACTGTTTCAGCAACAAAGCCAGTCCACTTGCTTAGATAAGTGTCAACAAATTGTGTGAACTCCGGTGTAGGTGTTTGTCCTTGTACATACCAAGCACCTGGTGACTGTTCGTATTTGAACTTGCCTACTTCCATTGCGGCCCAGATTGAACTATCCCATATCTTGCATACGTCCCAACCGGGAAAGTCTCGGGCCAAATTCAAGTTAACATCGTGTTTGCTACTCAGCAACACGCCGGGCTTGAGAATAGCAAATACTGCATCGCCATGCCCATCTGTGATGGCTTCGTGGACGCGATATTCAGGACCTAGTACATTATCCACAATCCAGCGTGTTTGATCTGGACGCAAAAAATCTGAGTTGTCAAAAAATACGTCACGACCCACACGCACAATACAACTGGCACTGGCACCATTCAAGATACAGTTCTCATCCCAACCCGTAGGACCATGCGGATTGATTACTGTGCCACCTGCTTGGGTGTACTCATCGCATAGTGAATCTAGTTCTTGCATGGCCAACACCCTCAACAACTTATCACCTAGGGTAATTTGCCAGTCTCTTGGAGTCAATGGTGGAAGAGGAGCACCACTACCGTGGATCTGTGATTGAATAAAGCGATCACGGTTGGGCAAGTCGGGACGACGTACTCGAGCACCAAACTTTTCTATTGTTCGTTGCAAGTTAGCAAGGTCTTCTTCAGTTTCAGAAAGGATTTGTTGTAACTGATTGCGCACTTGTGCGTTCTCGATGAAGTCAAAATAGTCTGGGCTGTACGCACGGCCGACAATGACTTCTTCAAGGGGTTGCCAACTTGTATAACTGTTAATAGGATTCATTTAGTTGCTCGAGTAAGATATTTAAGCGGTCTGTCTTGTGTTGTAAAAATAAACGTTGATTGTGTTCTATATCTGCCAGTGCCTGTTCGAATCGGTAGATCAAATCCGATTGTGCCTGTTGTATACTTTGGCACAACAAGCGCCAACGTTGTGTGTTGTCAACTTCAAGATCATAACTGTTGTTCAACACATGATCAAACACACGATATCCCATGTCACGCAGTTGTTGTAGACTTCCGGCAGCACCTGCTATAAAAAACATTTGTGCGTGTTTGATGGGCTTGAATGTTTTTTCAGTCAAGAACACACCGCCTGATTGATCAGCATCAAAGTGGGTCTCTAATACAATATGGCAGTAACTGTCGGTAAAGTACTTGGACACAAGGTTGGCATGATTGTTGCGCTCGTGTTGACTGACCTCGTCAGAAAAATATGGGGCCGCATTTAAAAATTGCTGTGTGGCTGTTCTTAAATGTCCAAACGAATCAATTTCAATGGGATTATCCTCGTCTACTAACTCACCAGTTTCACAATAACTCCAATAACTGTTGTCCAACACATGATGCTGTAACAAGTCGGCCATTGCTGTGGCTCGCCAACTTTTGTGTAATCTGTTTAGTGCAGTAAATTCACGTGAACGTGGATTATTATGTATGGACAATGCTCTGACAGAACTATTGCGATGCCAGTACCAGAGTTCAAAGTCTGCAAAGTACACAAAGTCTTCAACGTCACGTGCGGCTGTGTTGCCGCTGACAAATCTATAACAATGCTGGGGCAGTTGATGCTGTACTACCAATCCATCTAATCGTTGTTTAATTTTGCTGGGATTGTCACCTTCATGATAGTAAAACAATATGCGTATGTGTTTACGTGCAAGTTCAGCAAACACCCGCCGGGGTAACAGACCAAAGTAATCTATATCAAAATTAAAAAAACCCAAGCCAATTGGATAAAAAGCGTTTACGGGCCATACATCGTTGATGTCTGCGATGTTTAGTTTTACTTCGTGGTATTCGCAATATTCTTGTAGCCTTAGCGGCACAGTACCAGGCCAGTGGCATTCAAACTCTCGCCATGACTGTGTGTAAGGTTCTGCTTGGTGACAAGCCAATGCAGGATATATTTTACCCCTGATCAATCGATCCGTTATTAGTGTCAATGCCATTCAACATCTCCTGTAATTCTCGCCAGAGAATCTGTTCAAACCCACCCCCATAGAAATGATTCCAGTTGTGTTCTATCACTTCTTGAGCCTGGTCAAACAATTGTTGTTTGGCTCCAATAGGCAGTTCATCTAGACTGCGCAACAAACTGGCTATGCGTTCAATACGCACATCATCTGATTCAAGATCATAACTCTCATCCCAGATACCTTCAAATGTACGGAACCCGTAACTGCGCAAATATTCTAAACTGCCTCGAGTACCCACAATCACAAACGGCATGCCCAGAGCAATAGGCTTGAATATTTTCTCAGTCAGGTGATGTCTACGCCCGGTGTACACCGTCTCGGTCACTAGATACAACAAACACTCGGCTGACTCATCAAACAAACTCAACCAACATGAGTGCATGGGATGATCAGTTTCACCGGCAAATTGTAGCGGTAATTTCTGTTGCTGAAACACCTGCTGAGCATCTGGATAGCGAGACATCAATTGATCTATGGCTTCGTATATGTGGGTTCCTTCTGCAGGACACACTACTGGACATGAGATATGATTGTTGATCATGTTGTTCTTAAATATATGATATAGCATTTCCAATCTGTGCTGTCGTTCGCCTGCAAAAATTCGATTGGGTGCAATGAATGTTTTTGTTATTATGCGCTGATCCCAGGGCTGGATTAAAAACGTTCGGTTATATCCACGATACCAATCAAGTGCGGCCCAACCATGAAAGAAGTAGTATAGAGATTTCCATTTATACTTCTTGCAAATGATTTCGACGTTCTCACTATTGCACTCACTGGTCACAATATACCCAGGCGTCCAGTGCCCAAACGGGTGGTTTATTCTTTTAATTGGTTTGCCTGTAGTTCGATCCATGTGCCATCCGCCATGGATATCTGTATTTAATTTAACAATTTGATCAAATGTAGGCATGTGTATGCTCAAATGAATTGGCTCTTGGTCAAAAAAGAATATATAATTGTGTTCGAGATAATCATCTCTGCCGTAGTTCATTACACTTTCTGGATCGCTACGTCCAAATGGTTCACAAAAAAATTCTCTAAATCTGGGACGGTGTTTTTTAAGCCAAGGCCAGAACGTATTGTTATAAATTTCATCTATTCTAATCATGTTTGACGTATTCTATTCAGGTATTAAACCCAACCAATTCCCCCACGAGCGTGAGGCTGATAGTATTGAGCATGCACAGAAATTATGCCGTACAAGATATTTTTGGTGGATAAATTACTTATCGGACTATTCGGGGTTTGATTTTCTTTGGGAGCCAGTGCCCTGGCAAAGGCACCAACGCCATGCCTGGCCTAGTCAATGGCAAAAAGATGCAGGTGTGTATCTTGTGCCCCAAGCAGGATACACTGATACTAATTATCACTCAACACCAGTTGTGAATCGTGTACTCAAGGAATTGGACAAATGGCAAGCACCCAATGGTATAGACACAAGTAGTTTTGACTGGACCTGGCATCCAGATCCCACAGACCCACCTTACATATACCAATTTGGTACGCAACATCAACGCACCGGCGGACCGCAGTATTGTGTCAAGGATGCAACTGACATCAAGTTCGTGGATCAAATTCGAATCAAAACCAATCGAGTAGCAACTGCCATTTACGAAATAGATCACATGGACGGCAATGCTGGAAAAATACCTAATACTACTCAACGTGTGCGCTATTTTGACAACTACCGAGACACCTTGACTCGCCTGGCCAAAAATGTACCTGCCGAGCATGAGTTCATTTGGGTATGTTCCAGTGTGTGCGACTATACCAATTTTGATTTCTCGTGGCATCCTGAACAATGGCAAGCCACAATGCTACATGTGTTTCCCAGCAACGAACAAAAGTTTGGAGACACATTTTTTATGCATGTTCCTAGTTTTCTTGACAAGATCAAATATGCAAAATTGCTAGAATGGTTTGATACTTTGCATTTTATCAGTGGCATCAGCGTTACTAGATACCAACTGCCTAAGATACAATATCACAGTGATACCTTGGTAGATGTCATAAAGAATCACGAATTTCAACAGCCGGTAGTGCAGTTTTATAGGCACACACCCTGTGATGTTGTGCCCACAATAAATCTCTGGCGCACTGTTACCAAAACAACAATTCCAATGGCAGCAGACAATTCCACAATAATTGCACCAAGAGAAATCAAAGATCATATACAACAACAAGTCTACGATTATCCCCACATTGACAAAACACACAGGTCATTGATTCGACCCCAGTTACAAGACATTGTGTTTATCAGTTATGATGAACCCGACGCTGAAAAGAACTGGCAGACATTGATCAGTTCTTTTCCTAGAGCACAACGAGTGCATGGTGTCAAAGGAATGGAAACAGCACTAGAGGCTGCCGCAAACTTGGCGCAGACGCCTTGGTACTTTGCTGTTTTTGCCAAGACTCGATTATATGAACAATTTGATTTTGCATTTGTTCCAGATTATATGCAACAGCCCAAGCACTATATTTTTAATGCTCGCAATACTGTGAATGGTCTTGAATATGGGCACATGGGTATTATCATGTACAACAGTGCAGGTATTAGAAAGATCAATCAGATCAATGACTTTGGTGTAGACTATACATTGAGTTTCCCACATGAGTCGGTTCCCTTGTTGAGTTGCTATGGAGAATTTGATCAAACACCATACCATACCTGGCGTACTGCATTTAGAGAGGCCAGCAAGTTGGCATACTTTGAACACAACCAAGCCACCGTTGATGGTGCATATAGGCTCAAAACTTGGCAAACTCAAGCACAAGGGCCTTATGCTGAATGGTGTTTGCGCGGCGCAAATGATGGTGTTGAATTCTTCAACAACAGTGATCGTGAGTTAGTCACTGTCAAGCAGGCTTTTAGATGGGAATGGTTGCGTGAATATTTTGCCGCACGATACGGCGAACTAGAGTAATTGTTTGACCTGATCAATTACCTGAGCCACTTGCTTGGCTGATTCTAGTCCGGTACTGGGTTTCTGTTTGGTAGCCACACAATCGACCCAGTGTTTTAATTCTGCTTCCAGTGGACTGAGATTGTGAGTATACACAATAGTCACAGGGTCAGAATCCATCACTGCTCGACGGTCTTGTATGGTATTTTTTGCGACTGTGATTGTGTTGGCATCTTGATCCCAAACAATTTGTCCTTGACTGCCCATGATAATGGTTTGTCTAGTACGCACAGGCCAATGCCAACTGACATCAATATCGAAAGTAACATTGTTGGCTATGCCTGAGAACCACACACGGTCTGGTTGTATATTATTGCTATAGTTCCAGGCCTGTGCTTGAATAGCAACAGGTGTACCATTTGCTATTTCTGCAACAATACTGATATCATGTGTGCCCAAACTAAGCAAGGGATCTGTTCGGGTTTGATATATGCCCCAGTTGAGTCTACGACTGGACACATGTACTAGATCACCAATGTCACCACGAGCAATAATATCTTTGATTTCTTGCATCTGCGGATGATGTACAAAGATATGTCCCACCATCAATACTTGTCCAGACCCAAGTGATTTTTCAATATCCAACACCTGTTCCAGTGTTTCGGCCATGGGCTTTTCTACATATAGATCATGACCACGTTGGAGCAATTGGCATGTTTGCTCATGATGTTGCCACAGTGGTGTAGCCAACATCACAGGATCCAAGGTATCAATGTCGTTGATGGTTTGGCCATTACGTATGTCTATTACCGTGGCCGCCACATCAAACTTTTTTAAACTGGTCAGTAGTTTGCTACCCCAGTATCCGGCACCAACCAACCACATGTTCATTGAAAAAACCTCCGAACGGTATCACTAATATATTTGCACTCTTCTTCAGTTAAACTGTAGTAACACGGCAAACTCAAAATTTCATTTACAGTACGCTCTGCTACTGGACAAGGTGAATACCACTTGCGGTAAGCCGGTTGTAAGTGTGTGGTAGTGGCATAATGTATGTTGGTTTGTATTCCATGTTGTGCTAGATACTGCTTTAATTCATCACGACGAGGAGTTTGTATAACGTATACATAATGCCCTTGGCCTACATTGGGATCAAGTCGAACAGTTTTAACTATATCCTGAAGTTGTGCATTATAATAACTGCTAATTGCACGTTTACGATTGACCCAGTGTGCTAATTTAGGTAACTTGGCCAATACAATGTTGCTTTGCATGTTGTCAATCCTGGCATTGTATCCTAGTTCCACAATGTCGTAACGACCGGTACGTCCATGATCTCTATACATACGCACACGATCCATCATTTGTTGTGATCCGGTCACACAACCAGCATCGCCCATGGCACCCAAATTCTTTACAGGATTAAAACTAAAACAAGTTAAATCAGCGATGCTTCCTATTGGTTGTCCGCGCCATTGTGTGCCAAGACTGTGTGCGGCATCTTCAATCATGACAAGATTGTGCTGTGTACAAATTGCTCGCAGTCGATCCAGATCAGGACATTGTCCATAAATGTCCACAAACAGTACCGCACGACTACGCGAAGTAATTTTGGTTTCTAATATATCTAGATCAATAAGATGTGTATCAGGATCAATATCAACAAACACTGGATCTGCACCGGTCATGACAATGGCTTCAGTTGTGGCCACAAACGTATGCGGAGTAGTCAACACTTCATCACCGGCACCAATACCTGCGGCACGTAAACTGCATAACAATGCCATGGTTCCTGATCCAGTACTGGCGCAATCTTCTGCCCCCACATACTGTGCCAGGACTTTTTCAAAACGTGTCACATCAGGCCCAGTAATAAAACTAGAGGATTTTATAGTGCCAGCAATGGCAGAATCAATTTCTGCTTGACAGTCTAGATACTGTTGATATAATTTAGTAAAGGAAATATTCATTTTTGTATTCTGTTTTGCCAGTATGTGCTGTTAGAAAGCCACTCATAATATTTTTGAAATCCTTGTTCTACATCCACTTGGGGGTCAAATCCCAGTATCACTCGAGCACGATCAATGCACAACGCACCACGGCTGGGAAAGTCTGCATCTCGGTCTTGAGTTTCAATTGTGCCCCGGCCCACAATCTTAACAATCATTTCTGCGGCGTCTAACAAACTAACTGAGCGTGATCGAGTAATATTGAATGTTTTATTGGCACTCATGATACGTGTGGCGGCTGCAACAATACCATCTGCGGCATCATCTACATAGGTAAAGTCTAGCGTCTCCCCTGCCCCATTAACATGGAGAATGCCCCCTCGCATGGCACCAAGCATGAACTTTGCAACCACTCGGTCTTCGACGTCCAAGGGCCCATACACAGCACTGGGACGAACGATGCAATAATCAAAACAATTGCGACGATGATAATCTTTAACAAGATCTTCTCCTGCGAGTTTCATAATACCATACTGACCAATAGGTTTACAGTCATGATCTTCTAACACCTGATCCGCAAAGTCACCGTATACCATGCTACTAGATATGTACACCACACGCTCTACACCGTGCTTTTTGGCACTTTCGCAAACGTTTATCAAACCCTCTATCATGACTCTAGCACCCCAGGCAGGATTAGCATTTACAACTTTCTGTCGGGGAAAACTTGCCATGTGAATGATCACATCAGGCCGGTGTTCTTCTACCACACGATCAAATGCCCAGGCATCTGAGACGTCAGTACGATATACATCCTGTGTTGCAATCTTCTTGCGTCGCTCATCCAACAAGTATTCCAGTTCGTCTTGTGGTACGATGCCATAGTTGGTCATGATGTCCACAATCACAACTTCGTGTTCTTTTGCTTCTAATCGTTGCACTACATTGTGCCCGATCAAGCCCATGCCACCAGTTACTAAAAATTTCATATCAAATCCAGTGTTGTGCTAGTACCATTAAACTTAGCCACGCCCACATAGTGTTAAATCCTACCAGTGTTGGCAATGCTTTTTTACGGCTTGCCCAAATTAGTGTAACACTGGTCAATAGTGTTAGGTAGTATAATTCCCAGATCTGAATACCAAAGATCAATCCCGGAATAATAATAATTGCCTTGGCCAACCAACTCACAAACTCTACTGTGTTGTATCCTGTCCAGTATTCCTTTGTGAACCACATCATATAACAGTCACGCATGTTCCGCCAACCACTGTGGCTATAACTGATAACCATCAGTACTAACCATACACCTACTGCTAGTAAAATTTGTTCTGTTGTCATTTAATATCTCCCCATTTAAGTTTCCAAAAAGTTTCGTTTTGTTCACTGAGCCGAGCCACAATGCGATACAGGTGTCCATACGTGTGCGGATCCATTGTCCGAGTCCAGTAAGGTTTGTCCACAGCATGTTCCATTATAAACTTACCAGCATCTGATTCTTGCCACTTCCACATGGGTTCGGCCACAAACAAGTCTGGATCTTCAACATCACCCATACGTATTTCATGCACACATACGTCACGAAAACGTACTGCCTTATTGTTGATGATTTTGACTTGTTCAGGTTGCCAATGCTCTACTTGCTCATTGTGTGTTATTGCCATACACAAGTATAGCAGAGCAGTTAGTTTTTTGCAACCAAGTCGGTGGCCATTGGGAAGATTGCGGCAATGGCTCTAGCACACTCAACTGCCACTGCTTGATGTTCCAGTTGTGTTCCATTGCCTGAACGTAATTCAATAAAGTGTATCCATGAGCGCAAGGTACCGTTCATGTACAAGCGACTTTGAATTAGTCCTTCTGGTAGCACAGCACGAGCCTGTTCCTTGGCAATACCGTTAGCAATAGCCCATTCGTATTCGCGCCGGGCCGCATAGATAACTCGCTGTTGAGCACGATACCAATCGTTCTCCAACAAGGTGTCCGCATGCTCTATGCTGTTTTGTCGATTCTTTGGGTCTTGAAGTCTTCCACTGCGGGTAACAAATTCAAGATCTTTTGTCGGGTCAGCATATCGTTGACTGAATTCTTGGAAACTGAAACTTCGGTGTCTAAGGATTTGCCGTGCAATATCTCGTGTTGTCGTAATTTCCATGCAAGCACTGACCATTTCGAGTGGACTCCAGTGTTGGTGTCGGACAAGGTATCGGATGAGTTTTTCGCTTGTGTCATTGTTGAACTGGTTGGAGGGATTGGATACTCGTGCGCAGAAAGCGATAAGTTCTTGAGCATCGTCAATGCCCTGATTTCTGAAGTCTTCTGTTGGCTGTGAATAGGAGACAAGTTTAACATTCATAGATCTTTTAAGAGTTTATCGGTTTCAGGCTGAACCATTTTGGCAACTTCTGAGACATCAACCACAAAGTCAATGTCACGAACTGTGTCGCCAAGTTCAGTTAGTGTACGGGTCAAGATCGTTTCAACTTCTTCTAAATCAAGACCTTGTTTTCTTAATGCAGACAAATTGATCGTTTTTTGTTTACGATCACTTAATCTGATTACAACTTTTTTAATGCATTCAAGTGGGACTTCGGTTTTATTGACTTCTTCAATGATGTGTTCCCACTGTTGAATAAATTCATCACTGAACGGCATCGGCAGTCGCTACCTTGGATTTAGGAGGACGACCTTTTTTGGGTGCCGTTGGGGTAACTGTTGCTGTGGCGGTTGCAGAATATTCATTTGCGTTTACATTGGGATTTAAATTCTGTGCTTCTTTTTTCATTCTAGCGGCTTCGGCAATCATGCCCTTGGCCTCAGTCTCCATGCGCTTGGCTTGTGCCAACATGTTGGACGCAAGAGTCTTGTCATCCAGTGCACCATCTGCTGATTGCAGTGGTGGTACATAAGGTGTTCTTGTGTCTTGTGCTTTGCGTTCTTCTCTACGTTTGAACTCGGCTTCTGCTTTGCGCTTCTGTGAAGGATCAACTATGCCGGCGCTGGCATCAAGTTCTTGCAATCGCTTGAGTGCTTCTCCGCCTTGTTCCATTTCACGAATAATCTTGTTCATCTCATCCAACTTTACATTGCTTTGTGGTGTGGGAGTCACAATAACTTGATTGGTTGGAATCTTCTTGATCATGCCCTCGCGGTGCAATGACTCCAGTTGTGGTCTACCATCTGGCAGTAGATTGCGATGCAACACTTCTGACAGATTAGTTGCCGCTTGACCTGGGGCACTTTCTAATGTGGCCATAATTGAATTATGGATATGTGTGGGCATGGTTTCTGGATATACCACAAGGCACATGTGCTCCTCACCGGGTACTTCTCTAAAGAGAATAGCAACCTTGCGGTCACCGTGTCGTCCTATATGTTTAAGCATTTTGATCTCCTTGAGGTTGTGCTTGTTTTGCTTCTTGGGCTTTCTGTTGGGCTACAATAGAGTCCAGGAATGCGGAAAGTTTGTCGTAGACGTCGCCAACAGATTTCATCTCTGCGGCTCGGAATGCACCGCGAGTACATGCGGCATCGATAAGTTGTTTGAGGCTTGCCAAATCGGCAATGGTAAGTTGTGCGTTTTCCATATAGATATTTAATGTCTAAATACCTAGAGAAATAATTTTAGTCGGTATTTTGGAGAAATTCGTTCAGGCGATCTACTGCTTCGTCAAAGTCTATAGCCCAAACTCGTGCTTCTAGTATGTTACCTGTTATCTGCATATCAAAAGGTATAACACCACGAAATCCAAAATCATCAGGAAGTTCGGTAGTAACTGTAAATTCCTGTAAGTGCTTTGCTCTAAATATTAGATTGGTAGCCATGTCAACTGAGTTCATCGGTACTCCTTAATGTCCTTGTGTTTGACAACAACAACATTATATATCTGACCATCGAACCGGATGGGTAAATCTAGATGTACTGTGACTTCGGGACCATTGTGATTGATAACTCGGTCGTTACCAACCGAGCCCACGAATGGAATTTTATTCCAGTGTCCAAACACACGATCACCTATGTTGTAAGTGCTCATATAGGGATCACGCATGAACCAATCAGTTAGGTTGCCCATGCTGTCCAATTTTTTTGCCCGACAGCAACAAGTTTGCCACCGAAACAAACAGGCTCAAACAACCATACGTCATGTCTCCTCGGGCAAAATAATCTGCGGCACTCATCAAAGCAATACCTGACACAAAGCCAGAAATAACGTCTTGGTGTTTTACAAACCATGCATAAAATTTCATACTAAATCCTTAAACATTTGTTTACGTCCGACTTCACCAAGGTGATAGTCGAACAATTCCCTTGTGCGTTGCAACATAGCACAAGCCATCATCAATTGATCTTCACGATCGTCACACATCATAATCTGTTGCTCAACGGGTGCCATGAGTTCTCTCATGCGTTGTTCTACCTCGCTCACATTTTTCTTTCGTGAATCATAGATTCAAATGTGTTCCACAAACGATCAAACTTGCGCTCGTAGTATTGTGCTAGAGCCGCAAACTCTTCAGATGTGGCACTCTCAGCAACATAGTGTTTGATGTCGTCAGTGATGTTCCAGCATTGCAAAATCTCTTGCTCAAGATCAAATCGATCTTTTGTTTTCTCAATCATTTCGATTTCCATTTGGGTTCCTCCATTGGTGTTTGGCCAGTTTCGCTTCTTCATAAATCCTCTTACATATAATCCATATTGGATGCCAAAAGTATCCTAGTACAAAGCCCCAGACAAAAGGCGCTAGTGCTTGCAAAAAATCATTCACGATGCAACTCCAAAATGTTCTTTAATTCTCATACCGTTTGTTTTGGTAATATATCCGCAACCAACTGAATTGGATCTCTCGGTATCGGCAATTAGCGCACATTCTCTCACAATTAACCGGGCAAACTTTTCAATATCAAAGTGCTCGTCAATCATGAACGTTTGGTTGCCATACACTTGATTCCAAGCACCGCACTCACGTGCAAATTTTTCTACAAGTTCAATCATTACTCGGCCTCGTCGTAGTAGGCATATTGCCCCCAAGGTGGCTCAATAGTTGTGGTACCATGCAAGATCCAAACAGTATCTGCATAGTTCTCATCACCCCACGAACCAAACGGGTAGCCGTCTGTAAACACAACCAGTCGCTTGGGCTCGATTTCATTGTCTTTCAAGTACTTGAAGATACAATCAAAGTCAGTACCACCACCACCTGTTACTTCGTAGTCACAGATGTCTTCCAAGTTGTCTGAGTCATATTGTGCAGGGTTGTATGCATCAGTATCAAACGTAATAACGTGAATACGATATGCAGGGAACGAATCCATAATGCCTTGGATCTCGCCCAAGAAGTCTTTCAACATCTTTTCGCTAATACTGCCCGAAGCATCCAGCGCAACAGCAATATCAATCATGGGATCCAGTTTCATTCCCGGCATCACAGCATCCATGTGCCAACCTTTACGGCTGGCCCGCATCCAAGTGTAATCTGATTTGATAGTGCTTTCTAATTGCATACGCAACAATTCGCGCCAGTTCATCTTGGGTTCGGTCATGTCTTGTATAAGACGCTTGACACCCGCTGGGATATTGCCTGCACCGTCCACTGTAGCGGCCGCCGCCAACATGGCCTCTTTGATCTCGTCTTTGATGGCTTGTCGTTCTTCGGGTGTTAGTTTGGGACGACCTTTGCCTTCTTTCTCGTCCCCGTTACCATCATTGTCACCCTCACCATCCATGTGCTCGTCAATCATTTTGTCTAGCAAATCTGACAAATTAATTTTATCTGCTTTTTCGTACAACTGGTCATAGATCTCTTCTGAACTAAGGCCGTCATACTTGCGATCAAACAAACAAGGCACTGACGTAATCATGTCACCTACCTTGTGTTTTACCAAGTCGCCGTTCACAGCAAAGTCGTTAGCAATGTTCCACAACTGTGGATCACGATCGCCTCTACGTCCAAAGTGATCATAAACACAATGCAGGACCTCGTGTCCAAACAAGAACTCAATCTCTTTGGGCTTGAGCATTTTGATAAAGCGAGTGTTGTAATAGAAGTTTCTGCCGTCTGTTGCGGCAGTGGCACACCACTCGTCAGCATTGACCAATTTCAAACGAGTAGCAAGGTTGCCAAAGAAACTGGCCTTTAACAACAGGCCCACACGAGCAGTTATTAATTGTTCACGCACAATTTTGTCAAGTTTGGTGTCCATGGGTCCAATAAGATCTTTGAACTTATCAGACTCTTTTTTGTTTACTGTACTGGTAGTCATGTGTGTCCTTTGTTGCTTATGTGTATATTATAGCAGATCATGAATTATTCGTCAAGTAGTACTCAAGTACTACCGATTCAAGTACTTGAGTTGAAACCATGATTGTGCTGATTCCGAGAAGAAATCCAAGTGTATCTGTTCCTCAGGGTATTTAAGTTGATACTCGCCTTCCGTCTTGCCACTTGAGATCCAGGTGGTATGGGATCTCCAACTGAAACCCAGTCTTTCACGCCTGGCATAACTGATGTTGATACTTTGCCCATATTCCTCTATTAGTCGTTTGCGAATAGGCATCCAATCCACAGGACTGTGAAAGATGATGAGATTCTTTTTTATGGTGATACGGGATGACATAGCAAAAACCAACTGAGTGTTTTGTCGTTGTCAACATAGATTCGATAGTCGCCGTATTTGACAGCATAGGCCCACACAAGATTGATATCATCAGGCTGAATTGCATCCGGATTGTGACGTGCATTGTGCAACATCCGGGCTCGGGTCTCAACGTCCTGGCTCCAGCCAAAGTTCTGATTGAACCAACGTCGGCAACGATCAAAGTCCAACACGCCAGTGCCTACGTTTATGCGACTAGAGAATTCTATCAAATAGTCATAACCATGTCGGCTATACCTATTGTCCATTTTGGTGACTTTGTATTTCATATAGAAAGGAGGGCAGTGCGACACAGCCCTGTGTATTTAACCACCACCCTCCTAAAACTTAGGCGCTTGCCTGCAAGATGTACTTGCCGTAACGCTGGTGGAACTCGTCAAAGTTCTTCAACTTGGTTGGGAGGAAGGGCAAGTCGTATGTGGTCAACGCAATTCTAGCACCCATCACAGTCAACTCAGTCTCAAAGTTCTTCATCATGTAACCCAGGAAGTTATCAGCCATCTCATGGAACTTCTTGTCTTCTACCTTGTTCTCAATAGCACCCTTGAGTTCATAACACATGGAGATCACCAAACTGTACATGGCACTCACCTCTTTGACTTCCAGTGTCTTGACCTTGCCCGATAAGATGTCTGCTGGGTTAGGCATGCGGCCTGCAACCTTTTTATGCGCCATGAACTTCACAGCAAGACCTTCGCCTACAGTACCTGCAATCAGGTTCATTGTGGTGTCGTCGTCATCGTTTTCGTCCAACAACTGGCTCACAAAGGTCCAAGAGCGTGGTGTAGCAAATGCACGGCTGGCACTCTTGGCGTCAAAGTCGTACAGGTCCTGCTTGGCAAAACTCAAGTAACCCACCACGTCTTTGTGAACGCGATTGTTAACTGCCCACTCTTGCCAAGATGCAAAGTCCACCTTCATTTCTTGGTGAATAAAGCGATTTGCCAAGGGAGTTGGCATGCGATATGTAACGCCTTTGTCGCTCTCACGGTTGCCAGCGGCCACCATCACAACATTGTCGGGTAACCGATACTTGCCAATACGTCGATTCAAAATCAACTGATATGCGGCACTCTGAACAGACGGTGCGGCACTGTTAAGTTCGTCCAAGAACAACACCACAATAGGGAACTGACTGGCAGTTTCTTCATCGGGCAGTTCCACTGGGGGAGCCCAATCCATCTTGCCAATGTCCTTGTTGTAAAACGGAATACCACGAATGTCTGTGGGCTCCATTTGGCCTAGTCGCAAGTCAATCATCAAGCCGCCAAGTTCGTTGGCAATGCCTTCCACAAGTTCGGATTTACCGATACCTGGAGGACCCCACAAGAACAAGGGACGTTTGACTCGGAATGCTTTGAGCAAAGATTTTTTTGCTTGAAGCGCGGTGACTGTACGGGATTCTGACATGGGCTGTGCCTTTCAAGTTAATAAGTCTATATTGTAGCAGAAGTTGATTTTGTGGTCAACTGTTTATTGTAGCAAAAGGGCTGAGAACTTCTTCAGGTTCTTCAACTGCCTTGGGCTTTTCGTAAACCCAACTAACTGGAATCTCCAGTTCTCGGGCAATCTCCATTGCAGTCCGGCCTTTCTCCAGCAGGTACCGAATGTCCAAATCAAGTTCGCTCATTCTACTCATCGGGTTCTCCTTAAATTACGCTGGTACTCGAGCATCCATCATTTCTGACAGGATGAATTTGGCAATGTTCATGTGCTTGCGAACATACTCAACTGAACTGGGGCCAGTGCCCATGGACATCATTTCTTGGCAGTCGCTCATGATGCCCATCACAACCATTTCAAGACCTGAACACTGGGCTGTAATACTTTGCATATACTGTTCACGGATCTCTTGTTCTGTGATACCGTAGCACTTGTTTTCAAATTCTGTCATTTGGGGCTCCTTTTGTGTTTGTATGTGTATATTATAGCAAATTGGGATTTATTGGTCAACCAAATGCTTTGGCTAGTCCAGATGCCCCAATGCACAAGGCCACAATGTTCACCATCAACTGTGGCCGATTTGCAACACGTATGGTCCAGGCCATAAACAAAATTGTGCCTATAAAAAAGGCAAGAATATTGTAAGGATAAGCCTCAGGGCCCACGGCGTTGAGACTGTGGCCTGCAATGATAAACACTGCTCCGGTCCACTGTAGTATTTCATTGATTTCTAATTTCATGTTATTATTATAACCGATCTTGAATATTTGGTCAAGTCAAAAAAAAGCCCTACATGTAGTAGGGCTTTGGTAGTACTCTAGTATTACTTTTTACATAGTGGGTCCGTTGCCACTTTTAAACCCCAACACACCACCTTCTGCTTCGATGCGTCGGTAAACGTCTTCCAACAAGATGGGTGCAAAGTCTGTTTGTTCCACACAAACGCAATGGTAGCGTGGATCGATTTCGGTTCCGTACAAGATTTCGCCAGTACGGGCATCTACACCACGTGCCTTCTTCACACGACTAGCGTGTAAGTGTCCGTGAATATTACACCCAAATCTACCAAGACTTGCTTCGTGTATAGGAATGTGACTCAAAATAAGTCCGTTCATCACATGGTATGCACGTAACTCACGAAAGTATTCGCGGTATTCGTCATCACGGAAGATGTCATGGTTGCCACGGATCAACACCTTGTCGCCGTTCAAGCGAGCCAATGTAGGCAATGCCTTACGATTGATCACAACGTCACCCAGGTGATACACCTTGTCGTTAGGACGCACACGGTCGTTCCAGCGCCGGATCATTTCTTCATCCATCTCGTCAGGATCCGTCCAGGGACGCAATTTCACTTCGGGATCGTCTGGGTGGGTGAAGCGACAGACACCGGCATGACCAAAGTGTGTGTCACTGACTAAAAATACTGCTGGCATCTTGTGCTCCTTTCTCTATTTTGTAATTATAACATTTTGCTGATATTTGGTCAATCAGTAGAAAGTACTACTTCTTGCCAGGTGTGATCTCCCATGTACTTGACTTGCATTATGTACTGGTAGTCCTCTGGCACTCCGGTGTTCCAGTCATCGGGCCCGGTCACAACCAATAGATTTTTCTCATGACGTTTGTGCCATACCAACCAATAGCAGTTGCCCATGACAATTTGAAAATTGTATTCGGCAGCATACACAGCATCAGTCACTTCCAGTCTGCGCCGGATGTCATCTGCTTGTTTTTGTAGTACGGTGACCAGTTCAACTATGCGATCATATTCTTGCTGGGCATACATCCTGGCATGATTGATCATGAGATCTTTTTGTTTTTCTACAGGTACTAGATCAAACTTGGGACCTAGTGTACTGGTGGCGTAAGGTGTTACATTTCTGTTGAAAAAATGTACCAAGGTGTTGCCAGTCGCAACATCAAAACTTTCACGACCCTTGGCTGAGTTTGGCTGATCAGAATCCGCCATGTTCCCGGTAGCGACGACGTGGTTCAATGTCCAACTGCTTGTACAGATACTCACGACCAATTAGTCGGTGTTCGATCTCTTTGAGAGCAGTTACTACTGCACTGTGTTTAGGACCATCAATCTTTGGTCGGTCGCCACGACCTAGTTCTCTGGCACGACGAGCACCGATCAGCACTAGGTCGTAACGATTCTCTACAGCCTCAACTGCGGCCTCATTGCTGAGTCCTAGTGTTGATTCATATGCAAGTGCGTCTTGGATGTCTTGGACTTTATTCATCATCTTCCTTTGTTGTTAAACCATTTGAATGTGTATCGCGAATCACTTCCATGTTTTGGAACAGTCGCTTTTCTTGTTGTGTTAATCTATCTTTGTGTGTCTTGCGTGGATTTCCACAGAGATAACATTGGGGGTTACCACAGTCCATGGCATGATGCTTGGCCAATCTATGGGTTTGTTTGATGTTACGCTGGTTGTATGTTGCATGGCTTTTGGCAATTTTTACTTGCCTTGAAATTGCCACATCTGTTTTGTGACGACGTTTGGAGTTTAGGTATCGGGCTAGATCGTTGCTCATACAGTTATTTAATAATGTAGGACTAGTATAACATAATCCTACATCATTGTCAACTGTTTAGAACTTTTGCAACCGAATTCATTACTGCCGCGATTCTGCCAATATCTCTTAACTGCTCGACAATATAACCCATAGTCTTCAAGCCATCGTAATGGGCTTTCACGCAGAACTCGCATTTGCCCACAATGCTTGCAGCCAAACTGAATGCTTCAAAGTTAGACTTTGTAGTTCCACCATGGCTAGCAATCGCGTTCATGCGTAACTGTGCAGGTAAACCTTTTAGAGCCGGGTCGTCGGCCATTTCAACGTAGGGGTACCAGACGTTGTTTTGGGCCATGATGCTGGCTGCTGTCATTGCTGACTCTGCGTGTACTGGAGCATCTGCCAAAATTACTGATAGTATTTTACCGTTGCCAGTCGCGGCCAGTGCGGCCACAGCACAACCCATGGCCACATCAGGATCCAATGTGCTACGCAAAAGTACAGCATCAAGATTTAACTTGGTGTCTTTTGCGTAGTCTGGCAACGCGCCTTTTACTGATTCAATAAAACTCATTTTAATATCTCCCTGATGCTAATACGATTTGACAAATATGTTCCAATCGCTCAATATGTTCAAAGGCTCGCCATGGACTTGTATCAACTGAAACAATACCATGCCCTTTAATACCTACAATATCATAGGCAATGTTACCATCAAAATCAAGTTCTAATTTGCGATGGCACTCATCTGCCAATTCTTGACTGATTGGAGGAACATCACCTACGTTAAATGCTACCTTTGTATATCTGCTGAGTTCCGGAAACTCTTTAGCAATTTCACCTAACTCAATGCCAGCATGCATTGCGGCAACACAATAGGTGGGATGGAAGTGCATTACCACACGAACATCTGTACTATGTTGACCCATCTTCTTTTGTAAACCAAAATGAAGTGGAAGTTCACCACTGGGTTTTAAATTGGCACTGATATCACTATATGGAAGTTCTATAGCATTCCAACGCTCAATGGGTTGATACATAATACCAATTTTCTTAAACTGGTCAGGTTGCATAGTCTGCTTACGAACGCCACTGGGTGTGATATAAAAGTGATCACGATCGTGATGACGAATACTTACATTGCCATCACGACTGGTAATCCAGTTGCGCCTATATGCTTCAACCATTGTGTCGCATATGGTTTCTAACATTACAAGGTCTCGCCGCCTACTGTACGGTTACATGCACACAATTCTCCAGTCTGCAATGCGTCTAATACACGCAATGTTTCTTCTGGGCTACGACCCACGTTCAAGTTGTTAACTGTGACGTGTTGGATTTCATTGTTGGGGTCAATGATGAATGTTGCACGTAGTGCGGCACCTGCTGGAGCATAGAACACACCCAGTTGTTCAATTAATGATAACTCACCACGCTGTGTGTCAGCAAACTGATGGTGGGTGATCTTCTTAAGATCTTCATGTGCTGTTTGCCATGCCACTTTGCAAAACTCATTGTCTGTTGAACCGGTTAACAAAATAGCATCACGGTCGGCAAAGTCCGTGGCCAACCGGTCATAGGCCACAATCTCAGTTGGGCACACAAATGTAAAATCTTTTGGATAGTACACAATCACTTTCCACTTGCCTTCGAATGATTCGTCAGTAATGGTATAAAATGCGTCTTGGGGTTGTCCAGGTTTCACGCCAGTGACAGCAAATGGTGTTAACTTATCGCCTACAGTTTTCATATTTTCTCCTTGATTAATGAAACTCAGTGTTTGTACTGAGTCATTATTATATAGCATAGGAGATGTCTAAGTCAAGGCATTTTGCCATTGATTTTTTCTATGTTGACAATTGATTTTGTAAATTATGTAGGATCAACTTGAGAACTGGTTATGTTACCAGGATAAGTTAAAGAGGTTGGCACGGTTTGCATTGTTTCAAGCCAGGCATTGGCAATTTCCAATGTGTCCCAGGAACGCACTACAGTTCTTGTACCAGTATCATAATCTATGGTTTCACTAACAAGATTGTCTGTATCTGTTGGTATTCCTTGCGATTGAAAAAATTCAAGTAATGGTGGTTTTGATTTCAATGTAAATTCTCTCACCGTTTCGGCCATGACTTCTTGAGAATCTTGATAGGTAAATCTAAAAACTACGGTAGTTGTTGGCATATTAGCCTCCTTAAGTTGATCATGTATTTATACTGGCCGGCCCTGAGGGACTCGAACCCCCAACCTCCAGTTTCGAAGACTGGCACTCTAATCCATTGAGTTAAGGACCGTTTTGTTGGTGCTCCTAACTGGTAACGATCCAGTGTTTCTACATTACCAATGCCGTGTAATGCTATTATACTATGAGAGCAATTGGAGCGGGATAGGAGAATCGAACTCCTACGATAACCTTGGCAAGGTCACAGGCAACCATTACATCAATCCCGCCTAAACTTACGCTGCCAAACTCTTGAATCTATCTGCGGCGTAACTGGCTGCAAATGCTTGGGGTTTGACAAAAGGTATCACATTACATGTACCTTTGATGTATCCAATGGCTTGTGAAATTACACAACTTGATCCGTGCATTTCGTTGGGATTGATGTCCAGGTGAACCTCAACTTCTCGCCCTTCTAGTACCTCTGCCAGTTTAAGGTACAATTCGCTCACTTTGTATACTTCGGTCATCAAACGTAAACTAGGGCGACTGGCCTTCTGGTCCCAGTCGCGTTCACGTTGTACTTCGCCAAACAGTTTGCAACCGTTGTTGCCATTGATATGGACCACAATAGCCAGCACATAATCGGCATGCCAGGCACCTTCTACTTTGACACGTTCACTATCGCAACCAAGATAGATTTTTGTTTCAGGTGTTTGGGCCCGGATAAATTCTGCCACTTGGTCAATGTCTAGTTTTTTCATCATTTGCCTTTTATTTAACTCTATAAACATTACGGTTTTATTATGGTGCCCCAAGAGAGACTCGAACTCTCAAAATTTGGCTTTTAAGACCAACACGTATACCAATTCCGTCATCGGGGCAAAAATACTGGCACGGGAACTAGGGCTCGAACCTAGAATGACAGAGTCAAAGTCTGTAGTGTTACCATTACACCATTCCCGAACAAAAATCTTGGTGGATGAGAGTAGAGTCGAACTACCACCGGACTCCGTATGAAGGAGGGGCACTACCATTATGCTACTCATCCTTGGTACCCCTGCCCCGACTCGAACGGGGATATCATACTCCTCTGTTTGAGAGAGGCGACTTTACCAATTTGTCCACAGGGGCCGACTTGGGGTGCATGATGGGATTCGAACCCACGAGTATCGGAATCACAATCCGAGGTCTTGACCGCTTGACGACACGCACCATACAAAAACACACTGCCTCTCTTTATGGTCGGAGCCCATGGTAAAGACGTCGCTCCTCGGCAGTGTGTTTTTGTATGGTAGGGGCACAGAGAATCGAACTCTACTTCTCTAACAATCTTTTTGCTCTGGAATAGTTGTTACCCTTTGCCGCAATTCCTGCTTTGAGCAAACCTTGTCTTATACTACTGGTTTCTTTAAGACATTGTAGTAAAAATTCATCGGTTACTACATTTACGCCGTTTTTAGAAGGTTTGTTTCGTCCCCTCCATGTATCAGTGATACTATGGCAGTTTGGGCACAGTCCTTCTAAATTTTCTCTAGTATTGTTTTGATTGTTGCCATCTTTGTGCTCAAGTTCAAGTGGAATTTTGAACCCCTGCCACTCACTTACGCCACATTTATTACAGCAATGATTTTGTTCTTCAAATACTCTGCGTCGTCTGTTTTCCATACCTAATTCAGAAAATGGAGTAGCATTATATTTGTCTAGCCACGCCTGTTTGATATTTGCTCTCCATTGATCTACATCAGAGATAAGTCCACGTGTACTAGGCTTTCCCTTTAATGCAATACTTTTTTTACGTTTACTTTCATCGGAAAACTCCCGACTATTAGCACATGTTCTAGAACAAAATGTTCCAGATTTGCTATGTTCTGTTTTACACTTAGGACATTGTTTCATATCGAACCCTATTAAATTATAGAAGTATTTAGTAGAGTTCCATATAAAACAACTCATAAATGGTGAGACCGGAAGGTACTGCCCCTTCTTAGTCGGATTAAAAGTCCGATACTTTACTTTTAAGTTACGATCCCACTAATCTTATCACTCTTGTCACTAGTCATGACACTTCTCCTTAGAAAAAATTGGTGCCGCCGGGTGGGAACGATCCACCGACCCTTGCCTTATCAAGACAATGCTCTACCACTGAGCTACGGAGGCTATAAATATGCGTATGATTACCGCTGACAATGCCATGATATTCTTGTACCAGGCGGCACAAGGCACTTATCAACAACGATTTTATTCTACTACCACACGCAGGTTCACTCTTGATACCATGCTGATCAATCCACGGAAAGAGTTTAAAATTGATACTACGTTTGTGGTGCCTCCTCCAGGTTCCGACCCTGGTTCCCCGGATTTTCAGTCCGGTGCTATGACCACATCAGCTAAAGAGGCATAATTGGTACATCCTGACGGGCTCGAACCGCCGACAGCCTCGGTGTAAGCGAGGAACTCTACCAACTGAGTTAAGGATGCATGTTTGGCGGAAGACGGAGGAGTCGAACCCCATCCCATTTTGTGAGAACCTGGTTTTCAAGGCCAGTCGCGGCACCAACGCCACTGCATCATCTTCCTGAATTTGGAGCAACGGGCTGGATTCGAACCAGCGGCTTTTGGGATTTGCAATCCCATGCATTGGGCCACTCTGCCACCGTTGCATATTGGTCGGAATGGTGGGATTCGAACTCACGACCCTCTGCTCCCAAAGCAGATGCGCTAACCAGACTGCGCTACACTCCGAATTTTTTCTTGATCCACATACCAAACAGTGTGCCACAGTAGGCACCTGCTAGAGCAGGTATCAAGGCCCAATGGTCTTCTGTGTAGTTGATTACTGCTACACTGGCTGTGAAGGTCACTGCCATGCTCCACCACGCGGCCATTAAGGGACGATTGTCTTGAATTGATTTCACAAAGTAAACGTAAATCAAGTCAGTTGCAAATACTGCAAAAAAAGTTATGATATAAGCCCACATATTATTTCTTCTTGTCTAGTGTGGGTTCTTGCGGGTTGTCTAATTCATGCGGTTCAGCGAATCTTGCGTTGCCACCGATGCCTTTCCAACTGTCTTCTGTGAAGATTCTGATGGGTCGCCAGTATCGAGCAATGATATTGTTGATCACCACAAGTGCAATTACCACGGCTATAAAGCCCAGTGCTGTCAAAATGCTACCGGCTAAAAATACTGCCGCTTGATCCATGTCCATATGTTTTTCCTTTGAGTGGAGCGGGATAGCGGAATCGAACCGCTGACACTAACTTGGAAGGATAGGGTAATACCATTTTACGAATCCCGCTCTTATACATTACAATGTATGCTTGGTGCCCCCACCATGATTCGAACACGGCACCTACTGATTACAAATCAGTTGCTCTACCGAATGAGCTATAGGGGCAAATTTTGGCTCTCTAGCGTGGGCACGATCCACGGACCTAACGGTTAACAGCCGTTTGCTCTACCAACTGAGCTACTAGAGAATAATTTCAACTGACTTGGCGTCTTGATCACGTATGGCCCACTCAGTGCTACCCACACGTATGTGTAGACAACAGGCCCCGCGTCGTAACACAGTCACAGTTCGTGTGGCAACAATGCCCATTTGCTGTAGTCGTTCGTTAGTGACGCCGGCTATCACAGCCTGGTCATGCGTTTTTAAGTCGTTCAATGTCATATGCTTTGGCGGAGCGTTAGGGAGTCGAACCCTATCAACCACTTTCATGATTGTACGGATTAGCAATCCGCTGCCTTACCATCCGGCCCACGCTCCTCTATAGTATTATATAGTCAACGTGTGACCATGTCAACAACAATTTGGTGGAGATGACTTGAGTCGAACAAGTAGTGCCAGGGGCGGCTGATTTACAGTCAGCTGGGGTTACCAATTTTCCTACATCTCCAATTTGGTGGACCGTCCCGGGTTCGAACCGGGGACTGAGGCTTGCAAAGCCACTGTGTTCCCAACTATACCAACAGCCCAAATTTTTGGCGACCCCGAAAGGATTTGAACCTCTGACATTTGGTTTTGGAGACCAACGTTCTGCCGGACTGAACTACGGAGCCATAACGCACTCTTGCGAATGCGTGTATCGAAGCACACCAAGGTCACAAACCCCGACCGTTCATGGCCGCACGAACCTTTTCGGTACTGGTATGCTTCGATACACTCGGATTTTTTTATGTACAAGAACATAAGCCATCCCCGAGGCCGCCCATTTGCAGTTTTGAGTGTTGCAGGCTCGCGTTGCCTTGCACTAAATGAAAAACCCTGGAGTTTTAATTCCAGGGTCCTTGGTGTGAATACGGTTGTATACTATGTTAGGACCCTGTGTCTCCTGGAATGCTTGCTGTCAAGCGACCATAGACATGTGACCAGGCGGATGTCTGATTAAACATTGTCTTGGGTAGCGATAAACAGAGTTGCGTTTTCATAGTATCAATTATAGTTTATTTATCATCTCGTGTCAACCACGACATGCTCTTTCTGTGTTATTTATACAACACAGTTGAATTGGATGCGGGTGACAGATTCGAACTGCCGATGCACCTGGCTTATGAGACCGGTGTGGTGGCCACCCTACCCGCGATAATATTATTTATAAATTATAAAACAAATAAAATTATTTGTCAACCAGGATACAAATTTTCTTCACTGTCAAATTTGTAGTCGTCTGGCAATACCACCTTGGTTGAGTGGTCAATCAACTCGGCTAACTGGGCGGTGGGTACTCCGGTGACTCTAATTTGTCTTCTCCTAGAGGTGCAAATTGGAACACCATGCAAAAAATAATCACTATGCAAGTATACCGGATCGTTTGTGGTAAACACTTTTTTGTTGTCATCTCCATCCAGTGCCCACCATAGCGGAACACCGCCATCACTGATGTTTAATGCAACGATCACATGACCTTGCTGATATAATCCATTTTCGGCACCAGCATTTTTAGCGAAAGGCAAACCAGCATCAGCAGAATATCTTGCATCACGATGTATGTTACTGAAACTTCCTGGTGCCAAACTCACACAGTGTATGTTCACAATTCGTTTAAATGGCAATTGCTTCAAAATAAATTCTACAATTTTTAAATGTTTAAATTCGGGTTTTATTTTATAAAGTCTGTTCAAATGATGATTGCGCATGCAAGACCCACCTTCTCCAGCATTACGTTTTACAAAATCGCTATCTGATTCAATAGTGATAAGTTCTAGCAGTTGATTCATTTCAAAGCCAGAAATCCCACGAATTTCTTCAGTGTATTGTCCAGAATTACCAATTTCTATCGACACGTTCATTTTATCATACAAGATTGGATCTATCATTCCCCATGCCCGATTGAGATTACGAGTACCATCTAAAGTTTGCCGGCGTGTACATATAGAGTGCGAAGTTGGTAAAATATATTGGTCATACTCTTCGACAAAGAGTTTGTGGTCAAAGTCGAGATTGAGTTTTGCGTAAGCAAGATTTGCAAATTGGTGCATGTTTTTAGTAGTAGATATTTTGAAATCCAACAAGTGGAGTTTCTATTGAAAGTACTATATTTAGTTCAATTGATAATTCATTGATCATGTTTTTCTAATTCGGGCACAAAATCTTTAAGTTTTACTCCACGACTATTATCAAGTACACGATTAAATTCAAAAAATTTTTTTAAACTTTCAGTATCGGGTAGTGAATTTTTTACTTGAATTTCAATTCTATCAATTGTGGTTTTAAAATACTGATCTTGCTGATATCTCTTTAGTTGTTTGATCAACTGTAAATTGTCAAGAATTGTTTGTGGCTCGGGATGATTCCAAGGCGATTGATCAGGTTCTACGCCAGCAACAAGATTCATGGAACAATGAACTTTTAAATATTTGTCATCTAAGAAATTATAAAGATCAAACAGGTGTGCAATATTATAGATACTGATCACAGTATTGAAGTTTGCAACACGACCCATATCATAAAGTGTAGCAACATTGCGACACCAGTTGTCCCATTTGATAGGCCATCTAATGTAGCGATTTAATTGATCAAATCCGTCTACACTCACACTAAATTCTAGATTAGGAAATTTGTTACAGTAGTCTAACATCTGAGTTGATAAGACTGATGCATTGGTGCTGACTTCAAATGCAATATCATTGCGTTGCTTTTCAATGCATTGGTCAAGGAATTGAAAAAATTCCTTGTTTATAGTGGGCTCTCCTCCGGCTATTTGTAGACATCGCACATGGTCAATGTCAACGTGATCAAAAATACCTTGTTTTTTGTGATTAGTATAGTTTGATAGACCAATTGCTCTATATTCTCTAGCAATGAGATGCGAATTGCCAGGAACACACATTCGACACATTGCATTACAACGATTGTCTAATACCGCATATACATACAATGGTGAAGGTACAGTTGTTACATCTTGTTGCGTTTTAATATTAAACTTGCTACTCCAAGTTTGAGTAAAATTTTGTCTTTGACTGGTCATTCCTAGATCTTCTTTTTGCCAACAATGACTGCATTCATCAACACGTTTTCCCTGCAACATACTCTGTTTTACGGACTGGCTCCATGATGCATCAAATTTATCAGATGGTCTTGATTGCATGTGACAGCAATGACTTTTTTGCTTTTGTGTTTGGTATAGCCCAACGAATGGTACAATGCAAAAGGCTGGATTAGTATGTAATTCTTTTAGAATCCATGGTACCAAGTCGGGATTTTGATATTCCACTACAAAAGATTTTTGTAAGTCAAATATCATGCTGATTGTTATTGCAAAATCTTCAGCATTATTGTAAGATTCTTGATCTTGATCTAACAATATAATTTTGCATGATTTACCATACAACAGGGTCTGCAACTCAGCCGGTGTTATATCGTATATACTGGTATGATAGACACCAGAAGATAAGTTTGTATTTCGATCCAATACTAATTTATATTCAAGATCGTGTTGTTGTGCAATTTTTTGTGTAATTTTGTGTGCTATTTTATTGCCTGTGCCCACACATACAATTAGATTCATTATAAATTTTGCTCGGTTAAATGCTCTGACATCCCTCGGCGGTAATTATAGAGCATTGAGTGATAGTCTTTCCACTACACACCGCAACTTGTACTCCTTCCACCCGCTTCCCGACAGGGACCGTTCTCGTATTGCTAACGCCGGTTAGGTTAGACCGCATCTTTCGATGTGAGACTTATATTCCAAATCTCAGAACCACCCGTGCTTGTCACAGCACTTCTCATCGTCTGGGTCAGACTATCCAGTGACGCTGGAACGTTAGGGAAGGGCTGGCCCCATAACGGGATACCACTTAGCCTTACTTATCTGTCGCGTTGGAGTAAGGCACCCTAATTAGGAGAGAAGCCACGGTTGCAGGACCTAGTGCCTTTTGCAAGGGAAGTATCCAGGCGGTGTGGCTTCAAAAACTTGGCGGTCCGAACGGGAATCGAACCCGTCTCCTCGCAGTGACAGTGCGAAATACTAACCGATATACTATCGAACCAAATGTTATAGTCAAGCACCGAGAATGCCAATTTATGCGTCCTCCGCTAAGAGTGCAAAAGCCGAATGCAGTTATATTAGGATCAGTCGCCGGCCGCTGTGACCCGAATAGTGTTGGCGTCCCATACACGATACCTTATCGATGCTTGACTATAACATTTACCATATAGAAGCACTCTCGCCAGCAGGCCTAGGAGGGGACTTGCACCACTGAAACTTTCGCATCTGCAGATACTAGGCTTCTTCTCCTGCTTTGACTTATGCCAAGAATACTTCTATATGGTACTCCGTGGGGGAATCGAACCCCTCCTTACCCGCGTGAAAGGCGAGTGTCCTAACCGATAGACGAACGGAGCATGTAGTTTTACATTGAGGAATCATTGTGGATCTTGTTCTGCTTGGCTTGCGAGGCCAAGTCACCACGATCATTACATCCAGACGATCCGCCGCTTTTCCGGATCACTTCGCAAGGAAGGAGAGCCTATTTCATGACTGATAGCAGATGGGCACCCGCCGATGCCGGATTCATCTCTACCAATGCCACTAACGGGTCTGGTAACCTCTTTGTATATTTTAAAGATCTGTTGCAACCAGTATCGATCTACTTTGTTGCTTTGTTAAGTTCTATTGTAGCAGAGTTCCATTTATTGGTCTAGCACTAAATGAAAAACCCTCCAAATTGGAGGGCCTTTAGTGATGTAGTACAAAATACTTACATCCAAAGACCCTGCAGGCAATCGCGCTCGTGTTCTGAACGGAAAGTGTTAGCGATTGCGTTTATTGTCATCATAGTGTTATTGTATACGATTATTTATACTTTGTCAACGAAAATAATTTTGGATTTTGCCAGATCTGCTGATGTCGTTTGTGACACAATGAATGCCGCAATCCCAGAAATATTTGTGACGGAACGGCACCACATGCACTTCGATGCCATGTCGTGCGCAGGCCTTCTCTACCTGGTCGTTGTGTGTGCTGACCACAATGTTCTTGGGATCCACTATCAGGATGTTGACGTCGAACACAGTTTCACTAACCTGTCCCACCCACTCGTCAAAGTAGTGATCCACCATGTGAACCAAGTTGTTGTCCTGTTCAAACCCGGGCATGAACCAACGTCCCTTGTTGCGTTTCATGGAGTACTCAAACTCGCGCATGTGTGCGTAGTTGCTGGGTGGCAGGTACACCACTTCCCAGTCTGGGAAGGTGTCAGCATAGGTGGGAACATCATTGAGGCTGATGATCAGACCCGGCGTCACTGGGCAATACACCGCATCACCGTGCCCACCTGAATTGACCACTCTATTTTGAGTTGTAGGAAACAACTGATTCACTTGATCTAGTATGCCTTGTTTGTCATCATGATAGGTTTGTGTGGCAAAGTACAAGTCCTCACCTATGCGACTCACAAAACAGCCGTTGATGAAATCAAGATCAGTTGACACAATCTCATTGCCCTGCGCCTTGATGTCCGCAAACACATGAGAATAAAACCCCAACTTGGCGTCTAGATGCGCTTGATCAGTCTGATTGAATCTAGCAAACTTGGCCTGTACCTCTTCGGCAAACTCAGGATAGTCTGCATAAAAATCCGCAGGACGTATGTGGTCGTTCCACCAAGGCTGTTTGTTCTGTCGGTAAAACACTGACCATGCATGACTGGCATTGGGAATTCGGGGAACCCAAAATCTGTCCTGAATCATCAAAAAGTAATCTCTTGGTGCTGTGGGCGGTTGCACCCACTTGTTATCTATGTACAGTTGGGACAAGTCCGTGGGAAACTCCGGACGCATCACACGCACACCAAATCGATCTGTCAACAGTCGTATGAGTCGTTGATAGTCTTCTTCGGTCTCTTGTGCAAGAGTTTCAAAGCGTTCTCGGGTGGCAGAGTTCTTGATCCAACTGTAGAACTCTGGGGGATAAGTGCGACCCACTAATGAGACTTGTAGTGGATCCCAGTGTTGATATACTGAATACATAGATAGACTTTTTGATAGTCTACTATATATTGATATCGCTTTGGGTCAAGGCTTTTTGACTCGATTGCAAGCAGGATCTTTACAAGCAGTGATTCGTTTGCGATCACAGTCGGGGCAGTCTCGGATTCGGACCCAGTTGGCGGGCATGAATCTTATGACCTCATTTTTTCCGGGTTTGTCCTGACTGTCACATTTGGTAGCATGTATCATCAATGTCTCCTTGACATACATATACAACGTGTTAGCCCGCAAAAGGGTTGACAAGAGAAACCCGCCGAAGCGGGTTCTGGTGATTTCTGTTACGAGGTATTTCCTACCCTAGGCCGCTCACGCTGCCAAAGAATAAACGCTATCGTTTGCATTTACTAGTTTTGCTTGATTTACGGTCATCGCCTACCGAGCGCCATTACCCCTACTCTTTGCCCTGTCGAAACTATGCAGGCCCATCATAAAGAAACTTGTTTGAGGTATTGCTCACCTTCGCCAGTAACATACCAATACTCATTGTCATTGACAATGTATCCTAAATCTGCCAAACTATCCATAGCATTGTCAAAGGCTTGGGTGCGTGACTCATCTTCTACATAGTCTAATCCTGACATGATGGCAGTATAGATTCCTTTTAGTATTAGAATTTTACCTAATCCTTTGCTTTGAAAGGTTGGATCTAACTCTACTAAACTTCTTCCACTATCTGCATCGTATTGAAACGTTCCTGCATACTGCCCGTCAACATTCATTTCAACACCAATAGTATTACTACCTTTTGTTGTGTTAAAACTTAGTTTTGAACCGGCAATATCAGTAATACGCATCAAACTTCCTTATGGTGGACCTGGGGGGATTCGCACCCCCGTCCAGAACACTTTTCTTGATAACAGTTTACGCTGTTCAAGTATTTATTATACTATCAAATTGATTTGATGTCGACCTATTTGGTACTCTGATTGCACGTGGCCACAATCTGTTTGTTTTGGGCCCGGAACTCTTCACGTTTCTGAACTCGGGCCTGCTCGCATTCCGCTTGGGTTTTGAACTTGGCTTGTTCGCCATACTCAGGCACTGGTCCCAAGACACTAAAACTCAACACCCAGATCAGAGTCCGGCTCATAAACAATTCCCAAAACGGATTCAAGTCCGTGGGTAATATTTATTGATTTTTAGGTTTTGTGTTGGCTATGCGTTCAAAGATTCGGATTTCTCGGTTGGCATACTCAGCGGCTTTCTTTGGGCCATGATTCAGCACAGTAAGGCCTGGCAAATCTCGAAATTCAGAATTTACTGTGGCTTGTACCAAACGTGACATGGTCATCACAGCCTCTTGACCAGTATCTTGCCTGGCCCAAATAGCATACCAATTGTTGGTGTATGCGCCGGTGAATCCCAGTTCACCGGCAGTGGGCACAGCGGGCAATTGTGGCAGGCGTTGGTCTGCAAACACCAGCATCGGCCGAACTTGATTGTCTTTGACATATGGGGCAATGCCAGTGTGTGCCAAGACTCCGTATTCGGTATGTCCGGGTATGACATCATTCAGCATGGGTGCCAGGCCCTTGTACGGGATCAAGTTGAGCGGTGTAGGTGACTTTAGATCATTCAGCCAAACCTCACCTTGATTGGCAATGCCTACATTGATGGTGTCCCGGTTTCGAATCTGTTGTCGAATTCGATTATCTGTGCTGGCAGTGAACAAGATGTAAGGACTTTCGCCAATCACCATGGCCGGCAAAAACTTTTGATATGTCGCAGTTCCCAACATAGCCGGGCCCACAACAAATCCAGCGTCAGCAATGATAAATGTGTGATTGTCGTTGGCACGACCCAGTACATGTGTGGTGGCAACTGCAATGGCCGCACCCGGCATGTACTGAACCTCAACTGGAAACGACACCCGGTCTTGAAAGTCTTTTTGTATGGCTCTGGCAAACTTGTCAACCAAGCCACCTGGCGGATATGGCACAATAAGTGTGATGGGTCGTGTGGGCCATGCCCACACACTCAGTGACATTAACATAGCCACAATAAAAGTCAAAAGTTTTTTCATGTTTACATTCCTAGTATTTGTTTTGTTTCAGCAGGAGTTGCTAGTTCGCCGCCAAGATCGTCTATAAGCCTTGCCGCCTTTTGCACTAGTTGTGCATTGGTTTTTGCCAGTTCACCGTGACGAATATAAATGTTGTCTTCCAAGCCCACTCTTGCATGTCCGCCATTGAGATATGACAGCGCCACAAATGGCATCTGCATCTGGCCTATGCCAAAGGCTGACCATGTTGCGGGGTTGGGCATGATTTGTTTGGCGTACTCTAGAGTGGCTGTGGTTGAATCCCAGCCCCATCGAATACCTGTGGCCAATTGTATGAATGGTATGTTATTTATAGTACCATCTTCAATCAACATAGAAACAATGCGTAAATCACCACTGTCAAAACATTCCAACTCGGGCTTGACTCCGGCTGATTTCATTATGGCTGCCATCTCTCTTATGATCTTGATAGAATTTACAGTGATCTTTTTAGGGCCTCGGTTCATGGTGTTGAGATCAAGACTGCAAATTTCTGGCCGCAGTTCAACCACATGACGAGTGCGCTGTTCTGCTGTGCAGAAACCTGGGTCCAACTCTCCAAACACCACATCACTTGATCCACTGGCACCCGGTCCACAAGTCAAATTGATCAGCACACTATCATTCTGATCTCTGATGCGATCCACTACTTCTTTGTACAGTTCAAATCGCATGCTGGGTAATCCTTTTACAGGATCACGTACATGCAGATGCACTATAGCGGCACCTGCGTCTGCGGCCTCCAATGCACTCTGCGCGATTTGTTCAGGAGTGATGGGCAAGTATGGTGTTTGCTTGGGCAAAGTTCCACTGCCAGTAACAGCACAAGTCAATATAGTTTTCATAATATGCGACCCCCGTCCACTACAAAACAATCTCCTGTGGCATAACGCATGGTCAAGGCCACTGACTCTACTACTGCTGCCACATCCTCTGGAACAGCAATACGCTTTAGTGGAGTAGCCTCACTGGCTCGATCATAAAATTCTTGACCATGTGTTAAAAATCCTGTGTTGACAGAACTAGGGCAAATAGATACAACTCGAACAACAGGTGCCAACGCTAGTGCCAAGTTCTTGGTCATTGATTCTACACCTGCCTTGGCAGCCACATAGGCAATGTTACTACCATGCCCAGGTTTTAATGCAGAAGCAGAACTGATGTTGACAATCAAGGCATGTTTACTTTGGGTCAATAAAGATTCAAATACTCGCACTGTAGAAAATACTGCTCTGCAATTCATAATCAACATCTCATCAAAAAATTCATCACTCAACGTATCTAAATTTTTGTGTGGAATGGATTTGGAAAAGCCAGCTGAGTTGACCAATATATCGCAACGAGTCAAGTCACTGGCCAATGCTGTTAGTTCATCACTGTTTCTTACATCTGCTAACTTGACTTGATGTCCAGTTCCGGGCAGGGTGCTCATGAACTCAGCCAAGTCATCTAAATTGCGCCATGTAACTCCCACCACTTGAGCACCGCGTCGGGCAAGTGTGTGAGCAATGGCCCTACCGATGCCACCATTGGCTCCTGTTACCACAGCAAGTTGTCCATTTAAATTTTCTAAAGATTCAAAAGTCATGTTCACTCCAATTGATATGTATTGATACAACCCTTGATACCGCGGGTCAAGTCAGTTGTGCTGTTTACCCAGTAATCACCTACTCTTGACAGCAATTCTTTGACACCGCCTTGGGCGTTGCGCACCGCTTCGGATGTGGTTTGATTCCAGAACCAGTTGTCTCTTTCAGACAACAACAAATTTTGTGGCTTGGGTGCCACAATGGTCGTTGGATCCCATCCAGGATAAATCACAGTGTGATATATGTCATTACGTAGATATCGGCCACTAAGTCGATGTTGGGGCAAATGTGCTCCACTCACATCTGAAAACCAGGGACTGTCTGCAGATTCTTGATTTAGTATTTTCATCAATACATGACTTTGTTTGGCCACAATAGGTGCTGTGTCTGGAGCCCAGTAAAACCATTCGTCAAAGTAACCATTGTTGGCCATGGACTGTAAACGCAAGTTGGTTTCAGAGAACACATCAAGAAAACATGTATGCCATTTTCCGTCGAATACTTTTAGTCTGGGTTTTTCTGTGCCCCATAGGAAACACATCTTTTTGCCGCTGTCAATGATCTGTCGGTATTCATTCACATATTCTCTAATGTAAGACCGAGCCAAACTATTGGCAGACATAATGCCCTTGATGTTGTAGATGTAATCATACTTGACATCTGGCCGCAAATAAATGTCGCTGATAATTTCACTAATGTCTACCACACGATGTTCGATGCCCGGATGTTGTTCAAGTATCTGTTGTGTCTTTGGTATGGCAGTGTAGAACACTTCTTCATTGATCACACTGTGTCGGTCTTTGTCTGCATCGTAACTCACAAACTGTGCAATTTCATCCACCTTGATATTGTTCTTGAGAAACGCATTTAACATGCACCAGCCGTCAGGGCCACCACCGTACCATACTACAACATAGTCGTAGTTGTCTCGTATCTGTTGAGCCCGCTGTCGGTACAACTCGTCCAATGACTCTACAGGTTCTTTTGTCCAGTCAAACTTGCTGTAGGTTTCTTTATTGAAGTGCCAATCTAAGTGAACTCCTGTTCGCTTCATTTCTTCAATGGCCAGTAATTTACTGTAGGTTTTGAAGTTTTCTCCAACTGTATAATAACCAAATTGGTCACCAGAGTAAGTGTTAGTAAAAATGTTGACTCCTTAAAATTGAGTGCTCAAGTAACTTCTTGAAACTTTTCCCGAAGGTGCCAATGGAATAGAGTCAACTGCTTGCACAAATTTGGGTCGGCAATAATTTCCCAAACTATATAAGAAATCGTCAATAGCGGTTGAATCGCAAGTGCCAACATACAGGCAACGCACATCATGTTCACCAAAAATAACACACTCTGCCAAGCCCGACACATTTGCCAACAGTTGATTTTCTAAACTTACTGGATTGAGTTTAATTCCTCGCACGTTGATTTGATCTCGGCTTCGTCCTAGTATTCTATAGTACCCGGCGTCATCTTGATCAGCAAGGTCTCCAGTGTCGTACCATCCATCAGTTGAAACTGTGGCACCTTTGATCAGCAAGTGTCCTTGTTCTATCTTGGCGTCAATTCCATCAGGAAGGCCAACAGTGCCCACACGTTGTTCACCATGCAATGGATTGGTAAAACAATGACTCAAGGCCTCGGTCATACCAAATGCTTCTACCACAGGTACATTAAATTTTTCTACTAATGCACTATACAAAGCAGGAGACAACGGGGCACTGGCTGATCTTATGAATCTCAAATGATCAAAATCAAACTGTCCTGCAACCTTTAACACATCTGGAATAGCAGTGATAAACGTAGGATCAAACGCCGACATACTCTTGATATTTTTTATAGACAAGTAATTAGTTTCACACCGGGCTCGTTGTGCGGCCCAGTAAAACCCTTGTCCATGCGCATGCCATAATCCCATGATGCTAACATATCTATCATTGGCCGATAACTCATATGTATTACATATTTTTTCTGCCAACAAGTCTACTTGTGCCTGTGAAAAACTACAGAACTTGCTGTCGCCTGTGGTTCCGCTGGTATACCACAGCACTTTTTCATTGCTGTAAGACCCACCATCTCTCCAGTGTTCCCCTTGCTCATCAATCAACAAACTCCAGTCAGCACGATCCAACAAGTATTGTTTTCTTGCTGGTGTGCTGGCAGGGTTTATGATCATGATGCTGTAATCCGGCAACTGCGGAATCCACTGCTCAGGATTGCTGGTGCAGATTACCGCTCGCTTCATGCTGTTTGTAGTTCGGGATTGGTGATTTCTTTACCGGCGTCGATCCTGTTCCATGCACGTTCGTGAAAATAATACAGGACGCTGTTGACCACAAGAGCAAATGATACCACTCCCAGACCCACTTGCCACGAACCACTGGCCAACCAACCACCAACAAAGTTGGTGATGGTAACAAGAATTCGCCAGGTTACGACTTTACCAAGGCTGCGGACGGCCTTCTCTACAAATTTTGTTTGAAACATTTGGATTCCTCTTAAATTAAATTATAACTTAAAAGCTGGCAGATTGTCAAGCGATATCTGCTACGGTTGGCGTTCTGAGTGTAACACATCAGTAAAGGAGTTTCACTACTCCGGGCGTCAATTTTGGTCCGACGTCGGTCCTTACCGGCGTTGCAAAATTATTTATAAGAAAGCGGCCGAAGCCGCTTGTTTTTAGTGTCTAGTTTGTCTAATGCGTTTTATCAAATCAGGTGTGAAGAAATATTTAGTTTTAACATAAGTCATTTGAGATTTGTGTTTTAATGTTTGTGTGTCTTCTTCTGAGATGTCAGTAATCGTAACACCATTGGTTTTGGCATTTTGTTCAAACTGTTCGGCATCTTGAATGCTCCATTCACGCTCTTTACGTGATGCAACAAGTGCAGATTGCTGGAATGCTTTCTGTTGCTGTTCAGTTAACGAATCCCAAAACTTGTTGCTAACAACAATGGTTGTCATAAACATTGAATGATTAGTTTTCAGAACATGTTTACCGTTGAATCGTAGATATGTGGTTTCTACTGCATCGGCTTCGCCTTTGCCCAATAAATCATATTTGTTCCAAAGATTGGGAGGAACTGGAACTGCTGTCCCGCCCATGCTTTCAATCGTAGTACCCAGTGTGATTGGATTTTGAACAACGATGCGTTTATCTTTTAATTCATCCAAAGTTAAAATAGGTTCATCGCTGCCAATAACACGGTAACCACCGGAGTAGGTAAATGCCAAGCCAGTTACTCCTGACTTCTGTCCTAAGTTATAACATAATTCTTGTCCGATTGGTCCTTCCAACGTTTCACTCACATGATCATGATCGTCAAATATAAATGGCAAGTCAAGAGCATGGAAATCTGAATATAATTCTCCAACTTGACCCACTTGTATCTGGCTCATTTCTATTTCACTATCAAATAGTGCTTGCCAAAAACTTTTAATAGCATTATCAGTATCAACGTCTGCTTGATCTAACGTTTCCAAATTGGGAATTGCACGATATTTTTCTTTATATTCTGGATAAGTTAAAATTTCAACTTCTAGTTCACCAGCACAATGTTTGTTGAGTTCTTTGCTAAAGGCTCGAGCAGTACGCACAAATAACTCTTGCGGTTGATGTGCAATAAGCCATCTGATTTTACGGGGGTTTGACATGTGTATCTCCTGGGGGTTTGTATAATTATTTATCAATCATCGTTACATTCTTTTGGAATCCAGCCCAGTTTAAACAAATCCTCGCGTATTTGATCCGTTACTGTACCTTCTGGTACATGCCCTAGATCTACCCAGGCCTCATCAGGCTCGCCTTGTATGCCCGAACAGTACCAGTTGATGTAGTCACCCGATTCACACATGTCTGCTACAATACCTCCAGCATAGCGCCACGAACATGACCAAGTCTCACCTTTCAGCAAGGGCCAAACCGCATTGCGTTGCCAGTCTTGATTACACATGGCCGCATACAAGTTTTGAGCATAGGTTTTATTACTTTTGGCTCGGTCACAGATCCACTTGGTACTACGTAAGTCATACTCTAGATTGTCTTTTTGCCACTCAGGATCCTGCATCCGTTCTTGATCTTGTTGCCGCAGGGTTCGGAACAATTCCATGCGATCCTCGCTTGGCGCATGTCCTTCTATTTTGCACTGATCCAGGTAGTTATTTTCTATGAATTTGCCACGGTCAGGACTGGAATTTATTTTCGACAAGTTAGCCTCCTCGGCCAGTGACCTTTCGCATGGGTCGTCCAGCCGCGCTTGGAGTGCCTCGCTTGGCGGCCTTTTGTTGAGTTTTACTGAGTTTGGTGTCAGGGTGAGCAGTTTGTTGTTTTTTGGCCAGTGCCTCTTTCACAGCATCTGCAAGTTTTACGGGTTTAGTGGGTTCCATAGTTGCCTCCAAAAATATTTAGCGGCGTTGCATGTTCTGCCAAGTTAACCAGCCTTGGAATGCGTTATATACTGTTTCGGCTTCTTGGTCATCTATTGGAACCGGCTTGCCACGCACATAAAAGCCATCGGGGGATATTTTCAGTATTTCGTCGTTGCCTGCAATGTAAAAACTGATGGTGTTTTCTTTAGCAGGTGTATGGATTTGAAGTGCGTCATTAAGTTCGGTCATAGTATTCCTTTGGTCCGGCGTAGTGGAATCGAACCACTATTATCTCTTTAGAAGAAAGATGTCCTATCCGTTGAACGAACGCCAGTGAATGGTGCCTTGGGAGGGACTTGAACCCCCACTCGGTCGATTATGAGTCGACTGTTTCACCTTTAAACTACCAAGGCACACTGTACTATAACAGGAAACCTATTTAGTGTCAAGCCCGGTACCAAACAATGTCGTCTTTTAATCTAAGAGTTTCTGCACCGTCGTATTCGTTTATGATAAATTCGGTGCCCACAGGCAACCACTCGATTTCCAAGTCGCGCATGCCGCCAAGATAGATGTTGGGATATTTCAGTTTGACGTAGACTTCAAGTTCTTCCCATTTGTTGTGTTCTACAAATTCCACTATGGCAGGGTCAAACAAGATTTCTTCGTTTTCGGAATTCCAAGTTGACCAGCCAGCGCCATTCCCTGGTGATATCAGTACTGCCACCTGGCCATTGCGAATCAGTTTGTTCACTTCAAGTCGCCCCGGAGGGTGTGCCACACCACAGGATCGCATCCAAGATAGATGCGGTATTTCACATTGTTACGCCAACGAGTGAACTGATTGATTTGGCGCTCAACAAAATTAAACATACTATCACGAAACCAAAACGGATTCAGTATGGCCGCAATCATGGCAATGGCCAGGGGTGGCATGACAACTGCCACAGTGACCCAATGGAAACTCATGGCACGATAGAATCGGCCACCCTCGGGAGTGAGTGTAATCTCTTTGTTCATCGCTGTACCTTTCTGCATTCAAAAACGCCGGGAAACATCTTGTTCTCCCGCACTAACCGATCCATGTATACAATCATGGAGGTTCGGGTCTTTTCGCAGTCCTCTAGTTCTCTAAACTGACTCATGCGCTCTATGTGAAAACCCGGAATGCCGGCCTGCGTGGTAACCAAAAATGTAAATATTAATTCGTACATGGTTCATATCCTAAGTTTGTTGCATATTCTCGAATGGTAGGTGCCCCGTTCAACCCATCTTCATCAGTGAATACGGGTTTGCTGGCAATGGTATAACCATCGTAAAATGATATAGACCAAGCAGGTCGACCATAACTTTGACAAGGCCTGGCCTGCCCCACTCGCCGACCATTTACATAGGGTGGCCGATCAATGCTGACGAGATACTGACTGACTTGATTCATAGTACACTTAGTCCATCAAACTGTAAAGTTTTTCTTCCCAGTAAAATTCATAACTTTGGCACTGTTCAGCAACCTTGCCCACAAGGCTTGCACGTTGTAGATATGTACGACTGGTCTTTGCCGCCTCCAGTTTGGCAATCAGCGCATCGATGTCTGCATTCATACGCTCGTCAAGTGGTGATAGTCTCATACAATTTCCTTAGTCTAAACGGCTACCAGCGTAGGCAGTAAAGCCGTATTGCTTGAAAACATCAGCCGCCGCTTGGGCACCTGCCTCTAGTGTGTCTACGTTCTGTACATACATGTCTGCTGGATTCCAAATTTGGAAAGCACCTGTGTGACTTTTCTTGACGCCGGCTTCTTTGAGGGCCCGGCCAAGTTTTGTATTACCTCGAACACCAAAAATGTCAACCCAAGCAAAGCCACAAGCATACTGATCTCGTCCTTGCAATTTATCTTGAAAGAACTGTTCAGCGGCCGCTCTGGCGGCTGACTTGGCTTCGGCTACGATTGTGTCTACTGATACACCATTAACTGTAACTGTCATATTAGACTCCTTAAAATTAAATTTCGACTTCGTCTGCTTCGCGGATGACTACTTCGCCATCAGCATCCAACTCTACACACGGATGACTAAATCCGTCATAAGTCTCGTAACTGCCACGCAAGATCACACCAGCATCTTGTGGCATGGCTTGCAATTGGCGTATCAAATCTGCTACTGTTGTTCTCATATTTGGCTCCTTTTTAGTTTCTATACAAGTATTATAGCAAATCGGTAATTATTGGTCAACCGTTTTAGCACGTACATCTGTGTTCAAATTAGGTGCGTACTTTCGTATTAATTCGCGCTCGAATGTGTGTGCTTGAGTTTTACCGCGCAAGACTGCTAGTACGCCAACAGAGAAACTGCCTACGCCGCGCTCGCGCATGGTCTCGTAAAGCAACCACGACTTGTCTTCGCTTCGTGCTCGGTACAAGTGCTTCCGGCATCGTGTCATCACGCTCTTTTTTATTGTGCCTGCAGTCTTAGCAGTAACGCCAATATAAAAGTCTTCACCGCTAGTGAGCATGTACACGATGTGTGTACGATCTGTGCGTTTTTTACGTGATTGCTTTTTAAGTTCCATACAAGTATTATAGCAAAAGAGCATTATTTGGTCAACCAAAATTGTGTGTTGTATTTCTGCAACAAAAAAGTAGTACTTTTTGTTGCATTTTTTGAGTTTCTAAAAACTAGTACTTTTCTGCTATAAGTATTACAATGACAACAGATGAACCGGGTGTGATACACAGTGGAGAAATTTGGCTCAAGAGCCAGTGCTTAACAAAAGAAGAACAATTGATCGAATCTATTTCAGCATGCCTGCAACAGCACAATTATCAAAAAATCACAATTGTCACTTATACCAAATCAGTTTGGCAACGCAAAGACCAGAAGATTGTGATCAGTTTGGTTGATGATCTCTGGGACTGTGCTGCCGATCGATCTCTTGATACACCATACCTGTTTGATTCAAATACCACAGTCATAACCGACAATCATTTGAATTGTCCCAGCGTGTATCGTATGCGACCAACACCACTTAGTTTTTATGGGATTTATTCTTACGTGCCCAGCAATCAAAGTTGGTGTCCTGATCGTGATTATACTTTTGCTGTAAATCGTTTAGATTACAAACGCATGGATATGTTGTTGCAATTGCATCGAACTTTGGGACTTGACACAGGCTACGTCAATTTCAATTGCAATATTGGCGGAAAACATGTTGCATCCGAACAGGCGCGACGCCAAGCATTTTTGGATCAGGCACTAACTCACGCTGGCACCGCAGCCGAACAAGATGCGTTTGTTAATCTGGCCCACTTGGTTCCTATAAAAAATCACACACTCGAACATGATCAAATGTACACACTTGGTTGGTTGAATATCATAGTTGAAACTTACAGCAGTGACAATGTGATTAGTTTTAGCGAGAAAATATTTAGATGTTTGGTAACTCCAGTACCTTGGGTCATGTATGCCGGAAGATATGCCATTGCTAAACTGCGCGAATTGGGATTTGATGTCATGGACGACTTGGTGGATCACAGTTATGATTGTTTGATGGAAGCCCAACACAAAATGTCATATTTTGCAACGTCGGCACAAAAAACTATTGCAACTTTAAAAACACAGGATTGGGAACAGATAAAATCACGTGCTCAAGTGGCAGCATTTCACAATCAAACATTATTATCTGACCTCTCTCGTATATGGTACGAAAATCAGTCAGCATGGTTGCAACAATTGAGTCGGGACATCAGGTAATGTGCGGCATACTGTTTGTTGAGAGTCGTAACAATATACCACTTGAAAAGCATTTAGAGGCATTGGAGATATTAAAAAGTCGTGGACCCGACTTCACACGTTACAAGCATCGTGGTGGATTATTCGTGGCACAAACAGTACTACACATTACAGGCAAAGCAGACTTTTACAACAGAACCAGCACAGATTTCTTTGCTTACAATGGTGAGATATATGACTTTCGTTGGCACGGAGGTTATAGTAATGATGTCGAACTAGTGTACCAAGCCGCCAGGCGAGACCATAGATTATTCCGATACTTTGAAGGTCCTTGGGCTTGGGTGTATACTGACTTTACGACCACTACATATGCTAGCGATCCGCAAGGTGAACATTACCTGTATCGCTATCAAGATGATGATATTGTAATTGTGTGCAGTGAAGTGGCACCTATACTGTGTTATATTGATGCAGTCAAAATACCGGTGCCTTACCTCAACAAGTGTTGGACCTTGCAACACGAAACACCCTGGGCAGGCATTGAACGCCTTGAGCCTGGTAGATTGTATAGTAATCACGTGGCCGCCAATAGTCTAGACAACATTTGGAGTTGGGTCAATCCCAGGAGCAATTTGACATTTGACGAAGCCTATCAAGAGTTTGATGCGGTGTGGGATCGAGCCATGCGTATCACTCGACCTGATTGTGCTACTGCTCTCAGTTATTCAGGCGGACTAGACAGCAGTATTATCTTGCGTGATCTAAATCCCTCACAATTAATAGTTACCAACATGACCGGTAAAGATCCCATAGTCGATCGTATTGGAGAATTTTTGTCGCCGGCACAGTTACAACGACTAACTGAAATTGATGTGGACTATGAACAGTATGCTCAAGAATATCTAGCACTCATGCGGCGTACTAGAATGCCTGTTCAAAGTTGGAGTTACGTGGGTAAATGGATTGTGGCCCAGGCCTGTCGCGCACGAGTTCTGTTTTCTGGCCAGGCTGCTGACGAGTTGTTTGGTGGCTATGATGTGTATCGAACTATAGACTATACTACTGAACATTCTACTAGCCCATACAGTTTAAATATTGATCCTGCGGTATGGCAACAATGTTTGGAAGTGTATAACCGCGATCCACGTCAGGCCACATTGTTGGCCGACTACTGGTGTCAGATAGTTGGATCAGATGGCCCGGGCAGTGACCGCATAGGTGGAGCACATGGCATAGAAACACGCAATCCATTCCAACTCAAAAGTGTTATGACATTTGCTCTAAACCTGCCTTGGGAGTTTAAAGTCAATACTGTAGGCAAACCTTTGATAAGAAAAAAGTTTCTAGAAAAATGGCCCGAACACATGATATTGCCCAAGATGGGCTTTGCTGGACATGCTAATGACTCACTGCCTTGGTTGGATGTGAGTATTGATGCAACTGGTGACCGTCATCGTGATTGGCAACAGATAGCACAAAAAACTTTTTACAAACACGGTTGATATTGTGTCCAATCAATCACTTGATCAAACCACTCGGGAGTGAATTCAACTTCTGGATGTGCAGCCAGGTACTGGGTCATCATACCAACTGCTTCATCTTCATCTGGTGTAACTGATCGTGTGCGTGAACTGTTATATTCATACCAATCTATGCCGTACGGTGAATCAGGTCCAGTTAACCTAAATAAAAATTCTTGTCCCAGTTCAGCGTTGCACAAGGCAGCAAATTGATCAAACGACTCCACCAGTTCGAGATCATGGTATAAGTGCGCACGACTTGAGTGAGTTGAAATAAACGCTGGCACTGTGCGTATCTCAGGTATGCGTTCGAGACAGCGCAATCTTGAATCACCATTGCTGGCCTGGAAAGAACCATTACCTAGATCTTGTATCAACCAAGGCTTTACTATGCCCTGTCTGCGTATATCGTGTATCCACATATTGAGTTTGACCAAGTTGGCAATGTCATAAAAACATTCAGGACTGGTTAAAAATGCATGGGCACCTTGTACTAGTAGACCGTAATTGGCCCAGGCACATAAGTCTGCTAGACGTTGCGTGGTTGATAAGTGGTCAAATTTGGATTGAGGATTCCAAAATAAACAATGCTGACCACCATGTGTGGCCTTAAATATTATATCGCTTGCGGCAGGATATTGAACTTGTTCTAAGGGATTATTCCAATACATACCATACTTATATGATAGAAATACTAGGCCCAACATATCGCTATCGTGGTGAAATTCTAGATCAACCAGAAATAATTTTGATCAGAGATCATCATTATGATGATATTGATCATTGTTTTCATGTAAAAAAACTACTAGACCACAGTACTTGTGACCCCAGGCAACATCTCTTAGTGTCAGATTCTGTACTCCACAGTGACGAAATACATCCTTATAAACTTCTATGCCTGCCTATATACATGGCACAACAATCTGATCAATTCGTACTAAAAAATATCCAACCCAACTGGGACAATAAAGTTGTCGCTTTTAATTTCATGATCAATAAACCAAGACCCAATCGAGAATTTTTGTTGTTGCTAATAAAACACTTTGGGTTGAATGACTATACCTATTCTCTTTGTTGGAAAAATACAAAAATCAAAAAAGCACATTTATTGTCCAATGTTCAGTCTGATTTTTATAAGAAAATTATAGAAAATACTCAGACTGATATTCCTGAAAAAACGTATACATTTGGACATGAAGTTTTTTTAGATCAAGGACTACACTCCGGACATATTACTAACTCTGAAAATTACACTAAACTATTGCAAACTACAGTATTTGAACCCAGTTGTATTAGTCTAATAACCGAGCCAACTTTTTACGAACGCGAAACATTTATAACTGAAAAAACCATCATGGCCATGTATGGTGGTACCCTGCCAATTTGGGCAGGAGGATGGGGTATACCTGATAGCATGCGTCAATTGGGATTTGATGTATTTGATGACATAGTGGACCACAGTTATGAATACATGGAGGATCCTTGGGACCGCGTATATCATGCTGTGGAGAAAAATTTACACTTACTTAAAAACATCAATATTACACAAGAATTTATAAAAACCAATCATGATAGGCTTCAACACAATGTGGATCTAATCAACAACAATGTTTTTCAAAAACATATAACTAATAAAATTGCAAAATATAATCCTGTTACTCAAAAACTTCTTGAGTCAATAATGCAAGGGCAAGGTTTCCAAAATCAACTGCCCAGCAACTATAAATTATGGTGAACACATGATAGAAATATCAGGCCCGACATATCGTTACAGTGGTGAAATTTTAGACCGCCCAGAAATTATTTTTGTAAGTGATCATCATTATGATGATGATAACAATTGTTTTCATGTAAAAACTTTATTGGATAATAGCACCTGTGACCCCCAACAACATTTTTTGGTATTCAGTCACATGGCACATGAAGATCAACTGCAAGATTTCAATCATGTGAGTTTACCTATAGGACTAGTTGCACAAGTTGAACAATTTAAACAGCAAAATATTCAATCCAATTGGAATAATAAGACTGCCGCATTTAACTTCATGATCAATAAGCCAAGGCCCAACCGAGAGTTTTTATTGCTGTTGATCAAGCACTTTGGATTAGATAACTATACCTATTCTCTTTGTTGGAAAACTACCAATCTCAAAAGAGATCACATGATTAGAAATACTGTGTCTGATGTTTATCAAAAAATTATACATGACACTCCAATCGACATTCCTGAAAAAACCTACACATTCGGTCATGAAGTTTTTATGGAGCACGGTCTCAAATCTGGACACGTAAACAATGCCAAAAACTATGTGGGTTTGTTACAAACCACTGTGTTTGAACCCAGTTATGTTAGTTTGATTACTGAACCCAGTTTTTATGAACGCGAAACTTTTATGACTGAAAAAACTATCATGGCCCTATATGGCGGTACCCTGCCAATCTGGATAGGAGGATGGGGCATACCTGATAGCATGCGTCAATTGGGATTTGATGTATTTGATGACATCGTTGATCATGGTTATCAACACCTGGCAGATCCTTGGGATAGAGCATATTGGGCTATAGAGAAAAATTTGCATTTGCTCAAAGACACCAAGATCACACAAGAATTTATAAAAAACAATTATGCCAGACTACAGCGCAATGTGGATCTAATCAACAACAATGTTTTTCAAAAACATATGATTGAAAAAATCAATCAATATCGCGGATCTTTATATAACCTACTAAACACATTAACACAAGGGCTCAAGTATCGACAATCCGGTGATTATAAATTATGGTGAACATATGATTGATATTTTTGGCCCAACATATCGTTACCGTGGCGAAACTTTAACCAAACCAGAAATTATTTTCGTAAACGATCATCACTACGACGTTGACCTCAGTACTTTTCATATAAAAAATTTGCTGGAACACAGCACCTGTGACCACCAGCAACATCTCTTGGTATTTGACCACATGGCACATGAAGATCAACTGCAACATTTCAATCATGTGAGTTTGCCTGTATTTTTGGCCGCATCTGCAGAAGAATTTGCACAACAAAATATCCAACCCAATTGGAACAACAAAACCACTCGTTTCAACTTCATGATCAACAAACCACGGCACAACCGAGAGTTTTTGTTGCTGTTGATCAAGCACTTTGAACTTGTTGATTATTCTTATTCGTTATGTTGGAAAACTACCAATCTCAAAAGAAACCACATGATTGGAAACACACAATCTGAACGGTACAAAAAGATCATACGTGACACTCCAATAGACATACCTGAAAAAATATACACATTTGGGCACGAAGTCTTTATGGATCATGGTCTACGTTATGGTCATGTTAAAAACTCTGAAAACTATGCTGGATTACTTCAGTCCACGGTATTTGAACCCAGTTGTGTTAGTTTGATTACTGAACCCAGTTTTTATGAACGCGAAACTTTACAAACAGAAAAAACTATCATGGCCATGTATGGTGGTACTTTGCCCATCTGGATTGGTGGCTGGCGCATACCCCAAAGCCTAAGACAATTAGGCTTCGATGTATTTGATGACATAGTGGACCACAGTTACGAAACGCTTGCAGATCCCTGGGATCGTGCCTACTATGCTGTGGAGAAGAATTTAAATCTCTTACGCGACCCTGATCTAGCAAAAGATTTTATAGCCACCAACCATGCTAGACTACAACATAATATTGATCTGCTAGAACAAAATGTATTTTTGAAATATTGCATTCAAAAGATTAACACGTATGATTCAAACACAAGATTAGTATTGATTAAAATCATGCAAGAATACAATAGTCACAGTATTCATCATGTGAGTTTGCCTCAGATTGATTTAGGTTCGATCCAGGTAACCCAAAAACTTTTCTAAGTCTCCATACATGGCATACATGGTTGCTTCTCGGCTGTCAAAAAAACACAGCATTGGTTTCTTTCCTAGTTTGATATAGTAAGGAGAGGTGAGTTTGCGATCTAATGCCAGCAGGATCCTGGCTATAGCCTGTATGGCTGTTGGGGTTTCATAGTCCCAATGTTCAATTTTGCATTGTTTAAATGCATCAAAGCCCACATGAGTTAATCTCCAACCGCCATTGGGATTTTGCCACCAATCTCGCATGGCACCTTCCACAGTCCACAAATCAAACTGCGAGACTAATTTTTGTGTGAGTTGTAGTTTACTTGGCATTGGGGTATACTTGCGCCCCCTGCGTCAAGAGCACGACTGTAAACTTGTCGGTCTTGAATTGTATGTTGAGTTTTTTGGCCAAGTTCTTGGCATGCCCAGGATTGGAGAATGAAACTTTTTTGTATTTGGGCCCTGGATATTGTGTGAGCATGTTAGATGTTTTGAGATTGATGGGTTTGGTGTCGTAGAATACTGCCCACACTCCTTCAGAGGCCAATACTTGTTCGGTCTTGTAAGTTGCTTTATCAGTATGCTCGATTAGCACATTTGGCTTGGGTCTTGACATCGTTATCTCCGTAGTTTATTTATCACAAAAACTACGTGGTTTTGAAACTGCCGCCACTCATTTCTACTGAGATTGTTTCTTCTCGGGGTTGAGCATTTCGGGTATGCAAGGTTTCTAGTGTCAGCAACAATTTTGTAATGTCACTATGCAGGTCCTTGGCTTCACGCATGGTCATGACAAAATCACGCTGACCGCGTGATTCGTGTGCCTTGATACTGTCAACAAAACGATTGATGTGTAGACTCATGACACAAAAGGTTCTAGGTTGGGCGGCACCCATCCGGCCGGCTTGAGTACCTTGCCATCTTCACGTTTGCGAACCCGACCTGTTTGTTTGTCGATCTTGGCAAAGTTAGTGCTCATGACTTCTTTCCAAGCACCTTCAGCATCAGCACCTAGGCTATGTATGGCACCAATAGTCACAACAAGGATATCAATTAGTGCATCAAGATCATCCACTTTGGTCTTGCTGGCCACCAATTCATCAAATTCTTCACTTATGAGATTACAATACAGTTGATATTGTGCTTCGTTGAACTCGCCCACTGTTTGTTCGCAGGCTCGCATGAATTTTTCTTGATCACGAAACGGATTTGTCATTTGCTTCTTCTTTGCTGTTAAAAGGACCTTGGTAAGCATAACGCTCCAAGGTGATGAGTTTGGGGTGTTGTACCACTCGCCACTTACGATGTTGCTTGACTCGGTACCAGCCGGCGGCAAACCACGACTTGGATTTGTCTTCTCTAGTGAATAGAGGTAACCGGTGTTTCACGTCCCATAGTGGGTTGAACACATCACCTTCAACTTCATGTCCATATACCACGTTTGGTGGTAGTGGAGTTGCAGTTTCAGCCGGCTCAAATTGGATATCAACTGCCTCTCGAGCCATCTTGATTGTTTTGTAACTTATTACACTATCAAGAATTTTTATAGTGCAGTTGCCGTTCTCTTTTAATTCGAGTTGGCCGATCTTGCGATCATCCTTCTTGAGAATCCAATATTGATTCTCTACTACCGGTTTGGCTAATATCATTCAGCACTCCTTTATATGTTTCATTGAGCCAGCGACCAAACTGTTCAGCCGCATCGCTACACTTGTTCAATTCATACTTGCCGCAGAATTGCATAAATCTCACACCCACTTGCCCCACATCCTTATGCGAAATCTGTTCGCATATGGCCGAGTCCACAGTGGCCTTGATGTCCGCAGGTTGAGCAGTCAAGTCAATCAAGGTACAATTACGTTCATAATCATCTAACACACGATGTTCGACTCCATCCGGGTCGGTCCAACGTTGCAACATCATGTTGTTCCAATTGTATCCGCGCTTGTCTCTGTCTCCAAAGGCCTCACGGAGACCAACTTTATTCTTTGTGCCTTTCTCACGTACTCCAGGATACGCACTGAATACGTTGTCTGAGGTGTCGCCACGCATACACTTCTCAAATAGCAACCAGGCTGGATCCGGGATGGTTTTTGGCTGTTTAGTTTTCTTATCATTGACACGGTTACCTTTGGCATCAAATATACCCTCAACAGTTAGTAGTTCGTCAGCAATGCCATTGTATTGCGTGACATTGGGTGCGAGCAGTTGTACAAAATCAGAATCTGAACTAATAATAACGTGTTGGTCTTGGGGGTGTAAAGCAATCCAACGTGCTATGATATCATCTGCTTCGGCAGTGGCACATCGGATAACGCTACAATTGGTTTTCGTAGCCAAGTATTTAGTCAGTTCGTCATACGTCTCCCAAAACAGTTTATCTTCTTCTGCTTCTGCCTCGGTCATTTTTCCCCGGGCCACAGCACGATTTGCTTTGTAGGGTTTGTAATAGTCCTTGCGCCACGAGCGCCCTTCCAGTGCGAATACCACATGATCTGCCTCAAATCGCTTGGCCATCTTGTTCACAGCCATTAGTGTAACATGCAGAGCAAAGCCTAGTTTGGTCCAAGAGTCTGCGGCTCTAAATGCCCCGTGCCTAGCACGAAAGAACATGTTGGCAGTGTCAATCAGTACGTATTTCATTGTGTGCAATCAAGTTGTTATCGTTGATGTATTGTAGCACATGTTCGGCCCAAAAGCAATGAGCCGCTTCACCAAAATGCCAAGATTTTGGATTAACCGTTTTAAAACCGTTGTTTTTGAGCACATTATTATAGGTTCGGTCTGGGTCATATGGTGCCATGTAGTTTGTACCCCAGTCGTGGCGATTTGGTACACCTGAGAAATCCGAATTGCCGTTAAAAAACACATGCCGAACATGATTGAGGTGCAGTTCTCTATGAAACTGCCAAATTTGGCTGTGCGCATGTTGTCTTGCTTCGGCCCAGTCAACATCAGCAATGAATCTTCGATATCGATCTTGTAATGATTCGGGCACATCATCTACACCACTGGCATTGACTTGGTACCAAGTGCTATCATGCAACCATTCTTGCCGTTCCCAAGTGGACCATTGTATAACGATCAAGGTATCTTCAAGACTGTGTTGCTGTTGCAACCAGGCCCGTGTGGTGCGCATGATACGGGCATTGCTGGAGGCACTTTCTGCATCACAATATAAAATGGCTTTGAGATGATTGGCCAGTTCACAACCCCAACTCACACGCTCGTTGTCGGGGTGCGGCCTACGCCCAAGTCCATAATACAAGTTATCATCTTCGGCAAATGCATAAGGATTCACTGCTTCTGCGGCCGCGGTGTGGCTATCACCGTTTACATACAGTATCATTTTTGCATTAGCACTTTTTCAGTCTCTGCGGCCACCACACGTTTGCGCAGACTTGAACTGGAGAACGAATGATCCCTACCATTGAACACTAATTCGATGCCGCGCATTCCACACTCCTCATAGCCAGAGAAGTTTTTGTGTTGATATTCCACGCCCAGGATGCGAACATCCACAGGCAAGATCAACAGCAAGTCAACAAGATCTTGTTCAGTTTGATACACAACAACTTCATCAACGTAACGGCATGCGGCCAACTGTATTTGTCGCTCCACAATACTTTGTATAGGGTGATTTTTAGTTTCAGGTCTATCGATAGTTGGGTCTGTTTGGAGCCCGCAGATCAGGTAGTCACAGTGATTTTTGGCTTCCGACAGCATGGCAATGTGCCCTGCGTGGAGCATGTCGAAGGTTGAGAAAGTGATGCCAATTTTCTTGCCATCCTGTTTGAGTTGTTTAATATGATTGAATATCATTCTTGATATGCTGGGTTAGGTACTTCAAGTTCAAACACGTGAAACTTGGGTTTAGGTACAGTGGTTTCTTTGAGTAGTTCAAATGTACGAGCCTGCTCGGCTTCGTGTCTGGTGCCGTAAAACCAGCCCCATAGTTTACACTACTAGCCATGCTGACATACACATAACTCATGCTCATGCCTGTCTGCTTGATCACTGTGTAAACTTTGTGTGTGGCTGGAGGGCTCAGTGGTTCCATTAACTTACCTCACTACGTCCGCCGCCTATGTCTCTAGAGTTTACATATTGACTGCTGTACTTGTTTATGGCCTGCTCTTGTTCCCATGTTTCCATAACCACGTGTCGGCAAATATTTTGGAACCAACGATCCACTATATCTGCATCCGCATCATCGGGTTTCATCATGTAGCCGGCCTTGACCAAGCGAGCCACAAAGATTTCGTTCCAGTCTAGTTCAAATGCACCTTGATGCAAATTGTTGGGATCTATGTCCATGCGCACAATGCTCACATAAGGTTCATTTTTTTCTGTGGCAAGTTCTTTTTCGGTTTTCTCTGGTGCCTTGGGCTTGGGCTCGGCCCGAACTTTTGCTGGTGCAGGCTTCTTGCGAAACCGATCAAATATTCCCATCAGGTTCCCCATTCGTTTTTAAATAGTGGCACTTGTAGTCGATCACTGTACCGCCAGCCTTTTCGCATTGCCATTTCTGCCACTGCACGATTGTTAAGGGTATACACCCGCTCAACACCACCAACAGGCATAACATACACAGGGCCTGTAAAACCTGCTGTGCGATACTCCAAGACTGCTTGTTCTGCATCTGCTAGATCCTGTTCTGTGGCAATTACCAGTTTCAAATAGGTGTAACCATATTCCTCATACTCGCATACTACGTCTGGACAGATAGCATCCGACCATGACTCACCTGACCCGGGTAGTTTAGCACTCACACTAAATGTTACTTCTCTATAGAAGTCTTGGCCATGATGGAAAGTCCATGTATGCAAGTGTTGTTTGAATTGATCATCTAATTGCTGAGTGCCATTAGTTTCAAATGTGATTTCTCGAAGTCTGCCCATGCTTGGATGATTCAACAAGTCTGGATAAGCACGTTGCCAACCTAACAAAGGTTCACCACCTGTGATAACAAGATGTTCATCTTCCCAACGCTTGTGCGGAAGTATTTCCATGATACGATGCACAATAGCATCAGTTTCTAGCATGGGACTTAGATCTTTGAATCGTGGATCCCACGATGCATAACTGTCACAGCCAGTTGACACCAAGGGCAGTTCGTTGTAGTCTTTGAATTCAATCATGCGTTCAGCGATAGCATCACGCTCCGCGCTCATCTCACCACGCGGCATACCGAATCCACCGCAAGTAAAGTTGCACCCAAATGTTCTCAAGAACACACTAGGTACACCCATGTATCGACCTTCACCCTGAACTGAATAAAATAGTTCTGCTATTTTAAGTTTACTCATCTGTATCCTTTGTTATACATTGTACATTATACACGAGATCGCGGGCGTTTTGCAAGTGGCTAGATTGCCAGTTTATCCAATTGATTTTTGCACACCCGATTCAAAACTCATGGGCACATAGTCGGGCATGATGCTTCGTAGTCGGGTGATATCAGGTCTGCGACTGGCTGTACTTCCGGGCTTGCCTGGTGTGGTGGTCCATGTAGGATTGTCATGACCTAGTGCTGATGCAATGATTTGAGCCGCATCCATGATGGTAATTTCTCGATCGTTACCAATGTTGATCAGTTCACGAGTCTGTGTTTCGGCGCAGTAGATACTGGCTCGTATGGCATCTTCCACATGACAGAAACTTCTAGTTTCGTTGGCACCAAAGCACTCAAATCTGCCTTCTTTAATCTTGGCAATCTGATCAGCCAAAAAGTGTCCAGCCTTGCTATTCTCACCGTAAACGTTGAAGTAACGTAACATCACATAAGGCAGTCGGCTGTTGGCCAAATAGTTCTCACTACATACTTTGGCCAATCTATAACTCCAACGAGCATTGTGAATGTCCCGGATTGTAATGTCTGCATGTTCTGGCACCGGGCTAACAGGATCATCACTAACAATTTCGCTACTGCTGGCATACACAATTTTTTTAAGGTTTGTAATTTCTCCAGCGTACTCAAACATATTTAGATCACAGATGAAATTGTTTGCCAACACATGATTGGGACGTTCATAAAAATTCTTGGTACCGTTGATGGCACCATAGTGATAGATGTAATCAAACACTCGGGGCAACTTATCAATTGATGTTTGATCAGTTAGATCAATTTCCAAGAAGTGATCACATGGTGGAATAGTTGAACTACGACTATGATTGTCAATTGCCCAGACTTCGTTTTGTGGATTGGCTTTTAGTTGTCGGCAAATTTCTGTACCCAATAACCCACTGGCACCTGTTACTAATATTTTCATTTGCTTACTTTCTGATTATCATCAATTACACTTTGGATCAAGGTGTAAGGCAGATCAAGATTCTTGATCAAGTTATTCCACGCACTAGTATCTTTAGGCAAACAATGCCCACCGTAGCCACGCATGTTGTCATTGGCCATTAGGTAGTGTGGATTGATGCATTCTCTACGAGTGATTGCATCATACACATTCTTGTAGTCAGCACCTAATTTTTTACATACGTCGTATGTGATGTTGGCAAAGGTCACGCTCATAGCATGGTGTACATTGTTAAAGTACTTGACTACTTCGGCTTCAGTGGGGCTCACACAGGCCACAGTCTTTGGAAAATGCCCGTGTATTTTTTTGATTAATTCAAAGTCTTCCTCGCGGTCGCTACCAATAATCAATAAGTCATGATTGTAAACAAAATCTGCTAGAGCAGTCTTGGCCCGCAAAAATTCGGGAACACTACAGATTTTTAAATTAGGATACGCTGTACTGAGTCGTTTGCTAGTTCCAGGCACCACCGTACTTTTGATTGCTACTAGGCCTGGGTACTGGTGTTGATTTAACTCCTCAACCACTCGTTCCACAATGCTGGTATCACAATCACCATTATCGGCTTGATTGGTGGGTACACTTAAGAACACACATTCAGCATCCAACACATCGGCCAATTTACTGCCTTCATAGGCTGGATCAAAGAAACACATGTTGTGTCCAAGATACTCCAACCCTTCATACACAGCCTTGCCCACTGTGCCCTTGCCAATAATTCCTATTTTCATATTACATCCTTAAAAGTCATATCCACACACATACTAGTTGACCCTGATTCAACTAGTCGAAAAATTTCTCCAGCAACTTGATCCGGTTCCAAATAATCCAACGCGGGATCGATTGCTTTGCCTGCTGTGGCCATCTTGGTTCTTGTTCGCACAGGATTGACCAGATCAACCACAATGTCTGAATCTCGAAAGTAATCTCTTGCTGATTCCCACAAGTTGTACAAGGCTGCCTTGCTGGCACTGTATAACGGATACAATTTTCGTCCGCCAGTATAACTACTACTGCCAATCATGATGATTCTTGTGGGCTTGGCCAATCCCTTGAGAGCCATGTAATAACTCACAATCGACCAATTGCTACCAAAATTTACGTTCATAGTGGCATAATGGGTATCAGCGAATCCATTGACGAACACACCAGCACAATTAACAACCACATCAGCCTGTACTTGGTTCAACAACTTGGCAACATCCGAATGACTTTGTTCGCTGTCAAAATTCAAATAATCCCGACCGATTGGCACAACATGATATCCTTGATCTGCAAATAATTCAGCAGTTGCGGCACCAATCCCGCCCAGAGCACCAAAAATCACTACAGTTTTTGTCATTGAGTAATATCGTCTACTCGGTAAGTGTCAGTCTCATAGTCCTCACCACCTCTTGGACCTTCGGCAAACGCAATAAAGGTACAGCCATCAGCACCTGCCCGCATGGCATGGATCTCAAGTGGCTCACTAATGATCATGTCTCCGGCCACAGCGTTAAAAACGTCAGTAGGTTTATCGCCACCAATGCTTCGACTGTAATAGGTCAGTGTACCGGACAATATGTAAGTGTATTGTGTGGTAAATTTATGATAGTGATTGCCACGCACAGCGCCCGGTTGATTGGTAATGATACAGCCATGATTCATGTTGGCTGTGTAAAATATGTCAGTAATACTACCGCGACTGTCTTCAAAACTACCAAGTCCGGTCTGACCATGATCAGCGTAAATGTTGTATGTTTTCATTGTGATATAAACCTTGTGTTGGGATTGATATTTAAAATAGCACGGCGCAATCCTTCGCCAATGTTCCAACTCAATATCAGTGCATATGGCTGTCGGTGTTGGGCAAACTCTTGATCTGCCACAACAGGAATTCTGGTTAACGGAGTATACTTGCCTTGCTTGTGTTCACTTGCATCAGTAATACAACGAATAACAGTGCTGTCAAGTCCGTGCCACTTTAACCATGTGTTGGCCTTGGCTGCGGCACCGACTCCTATCACAACAGCATCTGGATCCTCGTTGAGCAATTGATAAAAAGCGGCCAGCCAATCAATCTTGGCCTTCTCAAACTTCAGTTGTAAGTTTTGATAAAATGCAGGATCAAACAAACCCATGTTTGTTTCTTTGATAATAGCGTCTTGAATTTTAACAGGCATGTCGGCACCAGTATCTAGTCTAGCAAACACACGCAGACTACCACCATGATAGTCAACTACGTCAAAATCAGTAATTTCTAGTCCTGCTGACTTCAGCAGATTCCAGGCCATCTTTACTGTGAAGTAAGTAGGGTGTTCATGATACACCATGTCAGTAAACCTGCCTGACTCGATCATGCTCAGCCAGTAAGGCACTTCAAACACAAACTCTCCTGTGTTTGATAACAATCGTGCCACACTCTTTGCAAAAGCTTTAGGATCGTTGGCATGATTAAAAACATTATTGGCAATGATTGCAGAAGCCATTCCGTGTGTGGTTTTTATTGCGTCAGCAGTGGCATCATCAAATAAGGCATTGATAGTTGTGATGCCTTTTGCTTGAGCAATCACACACATTTCTGCACTGGAGTCAACACCTACACCTTGCGCAAATTGTCCCACTAGGTACCCATCGTTGCTACCAATTTCTACTACCAATCCCACATGACCACGACTTTGAATTGTTTCAGCATATTCATCCCAGTGGCTTCTGGCTGTTTGACTGTTGCTAGAAGTATAACTGTAACTGTAGAGGTTGTAGCGATCTTCAGCCGAACTAACATATCCCAGTTGTATACTGCCTGAATCACTATTGAGATATACTTGTAAAGGAAATACAGGTTCACTGAGATGCAATTGATCTGACCGTATAAATGTATCAGCATAGGCATGCTGACCAAAGTCAAGTATCTTTGTAACTGGTGCTGTTGAAACAACACAGTCAGTAATCAGGCCACTGACTGTTATATTATTTTGTTGCAAGCGTCCTCCGGACATCTTCACTCTTTTGATCTTTGCCGTAGGACATGACCTGTCCACGCTCGTCAAGTTCCATTACAAATTGACTCATTTGTTTGTTGACATCCAAGGCAATTAATTTTTCCCAGGGATAACTTTTTCCAGTTTTGACGCCTTCCCACCAAGAAGTATCCAGGTCAATTAAGCGCATGTATTCAGCAATAGTATCACAATCCTGATAGCGTCGAGCACTAGTTTGAGGATTATGGAAATCATGCGGATTAGCAGGGTTACCTTCAAATCTTACCTTGGGTTTGAGAGGATCAGTTGCATCTTTGGTCAACTCAACTTGGTTGTGTATGACATCAACTTCAATCACTTGCATGATATCCAGCAAGAAAGCCAGTTGACTTAGTTCAGCATCGATCATTTGATGTCTACTGAGATGATTCATTAGGTCATACCATGCTCTTGGCATTATGGGAAAAATACTGTAAGGGTGATCGTTATGAGTGTGAACTTTTAACAGTTTGAATTGGCCAGTGTATTGTTCAATAACTGAGTCCCAGCCCTGTGTCTCCATTACAGCGTCATCGTTCCACACAAACAACCAGTCGGCTGAAGTTGACTTGGCTAGATGATTGTAGTAGCGATTGAGTCCAGCATAGCCCATGCTTTTAAATGCTTGGGCCTCGTAAGACACCCCACGTTTGTCCAAAAATGGTTGAATCACCGTTTTAAAATGATTCAAACCTATTTCATCATCGTCGTCAAATCCAAAGATTAGTTGTATGCGAGAAACATTGTTGGCCAAATCTATAATACTAGTTACACTTGAAGTAAGTGCATCAGTGCGGCTACGTGTGGGCAGTAAGACTGCTATGCTGTATTCGTTTGTCATTGGAAAAATATTTATATGCGTATATTATCAAGCAAATAAATCTTCATTCCATTCACGATGACCTTCACGGAAAGCCATATTGGCCTGTGTTTCGCGAACTTCCACACGATAGCACCATAAACGTGCGGCTTCACCTGGTCCCCACATTTCGGGAATGTAAACACCATTCACATATTTGTATAGCATGTCAGATAAACCTTCACAACCTAACCGTGGTAACACTACAACCTTGGCCATGTTCTTTTCTTGCAGTAACTTGAATGTCTCCATTTCTGGATCATCCTGTGCCACAATAAGTGTGTGATCAAATTGATCTTCTAATGTTTTCTTGAGTTCTTTGAGTCCACCATAGTCAGCGGCCCAGTTACGCACATCCAGTTCATTGGTTCCAAAATAGAACTTCATTGAGAATGAATATCCATGGATTAAGTTACAATGGCTATCGCTCCTCCACTGTCTATACGCACATGGAAATGCGTCGTGGTACTCTTTGGTTGAAGTATATTTGTAAACTACGGGATTTAATGTTGTCATGCTGTTTTTCTCCTATGTTAAAGTATAGCATAGGCGGCGGAGTTTGTAAAGCGGGACGATGCCGATAGGCCGCTGTAAAAGAATATTTATTAACTATTCGGGTTGTTGATATGTATCTGTTTTGTAGTTGGCTTGACCAGGTATGACTCCACGAACACCACCAACTGGATCAGGAGTGTCACCATGTCGTCTTGGTATCAAGTGTACGTGTGGATACATCACTGTTTGTCCGGCAGCGACTCCTGCATTCAATCCAACGTTGAACGCATCACATTGATTGTTTTGTATCATTTGCCGACCAGTCAACAAGGCTAGGCCCAGGGCCACCACAATTGATTCATCAGTGTTGGCACGTGGTACAAACAACAGGTGCCCCTCTGCAACAGGATATGCATCGCGGAACACAGCAATATGAGCATTGCTGAGTTCGGGTACGGTGTTGGTCCAAGGTGCCACTTTGCCGTCCTGTGCGGCCTTTAGAGTTGCATAACTAATCATCGTGGTGCAAAGTCCTGTTGTAGTTTGATGTTGTCAAAGAATTCCTTCTTCACGCTTTGATCTGCTTTGAAGGCTCCGTGGAGCACAGTAGTTTGGGTGAGACTACTGTGAGCCATAATACCACGATTCTCGCAACATCCGTGGGTAGCCTGAATATAAACGGCCACATCCGGTGATCCAGTTGCTGTCCCGATCTCACGAGCGATATCCATGCAGAGTTCTTCTTGAAGGGTTCCACGACGGGCACACCACTGTGCGATACGGGTGTACTTCGAAAGACCAATGAGTTTGGGGCCAGCAATGATTCCAATATAAGCAACACCCGCAACAGGTTGATGATGGTGGCTACACATACTCTTAAGTTCGCTACGCACCACCAGCATGCCTTCGTATGCTCCGTCTGTGTCATTTGGAAAAGCCGTTGCATTTGGCGATTCCTCATATCTACCAGCCATAATTTCATTGTAGTACATTTTTGCCAACCGGCGAGCCGTACCTTGGGAGTTTGGGTCATTTTCTCTGTCAATCAATAATGTGTCTAATACTCGTTCAAATGCTATAGTGGCTTCATCAATCAATTGTGCTTTTGTTGTTTCATCTACGTATTCACTGATATTGTCCCCGGCCCAAAAACGTTTATTGTCACGTTTCATTTTAAAACGAATAGCATCTGCTAGATATGCAGACTCATAGCCTTTGTCATCAATGTTATTTACTGATATTGATTCTGTCATCTTAGTCCTTGATTGTGATAGTTCTTAAGTCTGGATAATCTACGTGTTGTGGTTCAGGGCAATGTTCTTTAAGACCTTCCAACAACGCCAAGCCTTGCACAGCGTCTTCGATACTGGGCCTGTAATGGTATC